CAACAGCCTTCTAAGCTGTGGGTCTTGGGTTCGAACCCCAACGGAATCACTATAAAAATAAACAAGAAATGGTGAAATAATCGTATAGGTTGTTTCACCATTTTTCTTTATAAATGTCTGTGAAATAGGCGTTTATGGACGTATGATGAACTTTTGCTTATGAAACAGAAACGATTTATTAGAAGATTTTAAAATTCCACAAGTAGGCTCTGAGCACTACAAGTAAAGTGTAAAATTGCCGCAAAATTGCCGCATTTTCCGCAAAATTGCCGCAAAATATTGTAAATTTAAAGGAAAAATATTATGGCTACAATAACATACGAGCTTGGAAAACCAAAGCAAGACAAGACAAGAAAGGTGTCTATTGTCCTTTCTCATAAGGGACAGAGAAAAAGATTTCCTACCAATATAGTTGTTTCTGACTCAGACTTGTCTAGAGCCGGAAAGATTTCTTCACGTAAGATATTGAAGACGATTGAAGATAAAATGAATGTTATGAAGGATGCACTCTATGACTTAGAGGTAGACTTGCTAGGTAAAGATGTGGATATTGATTGGATATGTGAACATTTGATTGATATAGGCAAAAAGACAGAGGATTTAGACTTCTTTTCCTTTACCGAAGAGTGGGTTGAGAAATCCGATAATAAGGGAAAGAAGAATTATCTGATTATGCTCAATTCCCTTGCACGCTATAATGGTTGCCGTAAGCTGCCGTTTTCTCTCATAGACTACAGATTCCTTAACGGATATAAGAAATTCCTAGATGGTCATCCTAGGGCGCAATCCTTATACTTGGGCAATATGCGGCATATCTTCAATGAAGCTATCAAAGAATATAATACGAATGGAAATGATATTATCCAAAGTAATCCTTTTGATAAATTCTCCGTTCCGAGGGATATTCCGCAGACAAAAGATAGGGTAATCAGTGAAGAGAACCTTGTAAGAGTATTTAATTTCAAGGGGACTAGACGTGTAGGTATGGCAAGGGATTGTTATGTACTCTCGTTCTTTCTGATGGGAATGAACTCTGTTGACATATATGAATGTGTCAGCTATAATAAGGGCGTACTCGCCTACGATAGAGCTAAAACTAGAGATAGAAGAAACGATAATGCCCACATAGAAATTGTTGTACCTGACATCATCAAACCTTTGTTCCGGAAATATAAGGGAACAACAAGGGTCTTTGATTTCTATCAGAAATATAGCAATGCAGCCAATTTCAATAAGCATATAAATAAGGGATTGCATTTCATAGCTGACGAACTGGGTATTCCTCGTTTCGATTTCTATTCTGCCCGTCATACTTGGGCATCAATAGCGAGAAATAAATTAGGCATTGACAAGTACACCATTCACGAAGCTCTCAATCACGTTTCGCAGTTAGATGTTACTGATATTTATATTCAAAAGGACTTTACGAATATCAATAAAGCAAACGAAAAGGTTGTTAAATATGTAACGGAAATGATAAAAAAGACGAAGAACGATGCTTGAATCTTTAGAGAGAGGGGAAATTCTAATCTTCCCCCTCTTTCTTGTCGTTTTCCTTATCCTTTTTGTCCATTTTGGCACCTGTAGCTTTCATAATAGCCTTCAGAGCATCTTCGAAGTTCAAGGAATCCTTACCGCCATTAGGGTGTTTCTCCCACCAATCAGGGTCAACCCAACGCATAGCCTTGTCATACCAAGTTTGGTCGATGGATGTTTTCTTGCCATCTTGACTGATTAACAGATACCCACCTTGCCCATCGCTAGCAATTCGCTGAACTTGTTCAAGGTTGACCCACGTCTTTTGTTTTTCGCTATATACCCACATAATTATATGATTTAAATTATTTTTATTCCTATTGTGCAAAAGTACAGCGAAGTCTTAAAAATACCAAATAAAACCTATTTGCATGTTTCAAGTTTGACCAAATGTGAGTTATTTTGTGTACCTTTGCAGAAAATTCTTAAAATATGATACAAAGATTTACGGAAATGTACTACGATGATGCGGTGCGCTTCGCTCAGTACATACAGGCTACCGAGGGTGGCGAAATAGAACTTGTAAAAGAGGATGCCGATGGCTTTCCTCTTCCCCCTAAGCATAAGATATTTGGTAACATGGTTAATTGTCTGAAGGTAAGGAACTTTGAAATTGCTTATTTAGAGCAAAGAAGAAACCCCGATGATGACAAGAAACATCGTAATCGAAATCTCTATCGCTATATAATGGGGCAGAAGATTAAAGAGGTTAGAGAACTTAGTGGTATAACATTGGAGGAGCTGGCAGAAAAGTCCGGTTATAAGCCTAACAACATTCGTAATATTGAGATGGGGCGTTTTAATGCCGATATTGATACGTTATGTAATATTGTTGAGGCTATGGATGCCCATTTTGAGGTGATGAAGGATTAAAAGTCCTTTCGATATATAAAATATATTTAAATACAGAAACAAAAGCATTAAAAAACTTGCAAAATTAAGGTGTTATTCTTATCTTTGCATCGTAATATAAAAAGGTGAGACACACCGAAACAACTGTATCGGATTATGAATAAAGCATATTTGATTTTCAGCAAGAACACAAGTATTCAAGAATGTTGTACTTGGTTTCGTTATCGTGACGAAGCTTTAAGATACAACAAAGAACATTTTGAGAATGTATTTAAAGTTCTGCCACATGAGTTCGATTCTCTGAAAGAAGTAGACCCTTGCGAGCCAACAGAATTTATGGATTCTTCAAGATGCGAACATTGCTGGAGAAAGATAAAGAGTGATTATTTAAAACATATAGGAGATATGAATATGAAGAAAGAAGAAAATTTTGACCCACATGTTATTGATGACAGTGAGTTTGAAGAAGTCAGAAAGTCGTTTGAAGAGAAGTTTGGTGAAAAGAAGTAGTATTTCACAATTAGCTAAAAGTGAGTTTAATAACCAGAACGCATTTGCTTGGATGAGAGAATATTGCTATCTTTGCATTGCGTTCCTTGAAATAATTAATTATGAGTAATAATAAAGAAGATTTTGATGCGCAGGTAAGTGCATTTAAAGAGAAGTATCCCGATTTCAAGACAGCCAAACCTATTGAGGTTCTTAACTTGATTATGACAAGAAAGAATGCCAAGGAGATTCTTGAAGGCAGGAAGAAGGTTGAGTACAGAGCCTATACAGACCATTATATTGGTCGTTTGTTTGACAAGGATGTTTTGGAGTTTCTTAAAAAGCATGGTGAAGAAGAGGATGTAATTAAAGCGCAAGAGGAGGGTATTGTTGACCCATTGCGAGTAGTGAAGACAATCCACTTCCATGATTATAACAATTCGTGGTATCTCGATTGTGATGTATTGGTAAATGATACTTGTATCGTTATGAAAGAAGATATTGATTTTCTTCACGAAAAGTATGATAGCCATGATTTGGATGAAATGTACGAAGCGTTGGAGCTTAAAAAGGAAAAAGAGCGTCCTTTGTTTTTCTTCTTTGTTATTGACAAGGTAACAGAAACGACTCTAAAGTAGGTGGGCGTAAGTCCACCGAGCCTAGATAATTCCCCAAGGGGAGTAGTTTATGATTCGTGGACTTAAAACGTTACAACTATGTCAGAGGCATCAAAAGGTTATCGTTATTCTCAATGGAGAGCGGTAACAAATCGTACAACTGGTCTTAGGGCTGGTGAAAGACGTGAACGTGGCAGAAATGTTGAGTACCGAAACACTGGCGCACAAGGAACTACTTATGGTGGTGCTATGCGTACATTGGCAGCTCGTACAGCAGCTAATAATGTCACAGAACGTGTAAACCGCAGACTTAGAAGAGGTTAAAAGTCAAGAGGGGTAGAATGAATTAACTTTCATTCACCCCTTGTTTTTAAGGAGAATAATGTATGCAAGAACTAAAAAGAGCAAGAGAAATCATTGATGATGTTTCCAAGGAGACAGATAGTATATTACTTTTCCATTCTCTGAGTGGAAAGGATTCTATCGTATTGCTTGACTTATGCTACAAGAAGTTCAAGAGAGTTGTGGTAGTATTCATGTATATAGTAAAAGACTTGGAACATATTATGCGTTACTATAATTACGCTAAAGCCAAGTACCCGAACATTGAGTTTGTTCAAGTTCCTCATTATGCTTTATTTTATGATATAAAAACCGGATATATGGGAATAAAACAAGACCCTAAGCAAAGACAATGGACTTTAGCTGATATAACCGAAAAACTCAGGAAGAGACTTGGTGTAGAGTGGGCTTGTTATGGATTTAAACAATCCGATTCTTTGAACAGACGGCTTATGCTTAGAAGTTATACGGATGGAAAGGAAGCTATCAATTGGAAGACGAAGAAATTCTATCCTTTATCTACATATAAAAACCAGGAAATAATGGATTATATTCTTGACCATCGTTTAAAGAACCCAGAAGCAAATGGAACGAATAAACAAAGTTCAGGAGTTGATGTTGAGGATATTGAGTATCAGAAATTTCTCAAAGAGTTTTATCCGGCAGATTTAGAGAAAATATACAAGGTATTCCCAATGGCAAGGATAATTCTGTTGAAAGCTGATAAAAACAAGGAGGAACTGAAATGAAAAAAGGAAGTGAAACAAAGATAATCAAGAGGTCTCAAATAAACTTGAACCCTTGCAACCCGAAGGTACATACCGATGCGGACATTAAACAGCAAAAAGCCAATATTAAGAAAGTTGGTCTCATTGGGGGGATTCAATGGAATGAGACAACTGGAAATCTTATAGATGGGCATAAACGAGTGATGAGCGTTGACCTTATCCAAGGTTATGATGGTACTCCCGAAACTGATTATGACATCAAGGTAGAAGCCGTTGATTTTGACGAAAAGACCGAGAAAGAGCAATTGTTGTTTATGGCGAAGTCGCAAGACCCGATAGATTACAACTTGGTTGCCAAGAACTTTAGCATAGATGAAATAGACTTCAAGGCTGCTGGCTTCACGGAACAAGATACTGAACAAATCAAGATGTTACAAGATGATTTGGAAGCAACATTGAAGGATTCTGGCATGGATGACTTTAGTGAGGATTTCTTGAATGAACCAATAGCCTCAGTTACTACTCCAACGCCAATGACCGAATTACCCAACATTGAAAAAACATCTGAAGAGATTGTAGCCGAGCACGCAGCTAAGCCAAAAATGACAAAGGAAGAGGTCAAGGGTCAGAAACAGCATTGTACTGATGTCGGAAAGAAAAGAAAGGAAGATATTGATAACTTCATTTTCATTGATTTCGAAAGTCTTGAACAAAAGCAGATTTTCTGTGATATGTTGCACATGGAAGCCGCTAACTCTATGCGTATTTCCGGAAGTCAGATTTTAGGTTTGTTGTAATATGGGACGCAAGCGAATAAAGCCTCTAGTTGTTAGGAAGAACCCTATAGATGTTGCCAATATGGTAATTGATATGGCTAGGGAACAGAGTCCGGATTGCATTGTTATGATGTCACTTGGCAAGGACTCCATTGTTACATTGGACTTATTATATGATAAGTTTGAGCGGATAGTATGTGTATTTATGTATCTTGTAAAAGACTTAGAGCATATACAACGATGGATAAACTGGCTGAAGGCTAGATACCCGAAGATAGAGTTCGAGCAGATACCACATTGGAATACAACATACAATCTTCATTATGGAGTTTATTGCGTTCCGAATCCAAAAGTAAAGGTTCTTAATCTTTCTATGGTAGTAAAAGCCTTAAAAAAGCGTTTCGGAATAGAATACGTATTCTTTGGTATGAAGAAAGCAGACTCGATGAACCGAAGCCTTATGTTGAAGTCGTATGAGGATGAAAATTACATTCATGGTGGAAATTGTTATCCTCTTGCTGATTTTACTCAAAAGCAAATCTTGCAATATATGAAACATCGGCATCTGCCTAAGCCGATAATGTACTCCAGAGCATTGCGCTCGGAGAATGCAGAGGTTGGGAATGCGTCAGGCGGTTTGTCTTTGGACTTGGATTGTTTTGCATGGCTAAGGGATAATGCACCCGAAGACTTAGAACGTATATATAAGGTATTTCCACAAAGTAGGGTAATACTCTACAGGTATGACAACAGATAATGTTCTTTTTAATTTATATATAATAATGTATTATCTTCTTTATATGTATTGGCAGGCTTGTGAAAGTCTGCCTTTATTGTTAATGCATGTAATATAGAAATATTATAGGTAAATAAAGGTTAAATAAATAAAGAAAAACCATAAAATATTTGCATGTTGGGAAATTATTTTGTATCTTTGCAATGTCTTTAAGAGATACTTGAAGATTTGTCGCAAGACAAGTTTCTTGCAAGATAGTGCAGAGCGAGCACGTTAAAAACTAGCACAATTGTTATGAAGATGATTACCGAAAAGCAGAAGAAGTTCATCAATGATATTAAAGGTGTTATTACAGAAAATGGTATTAATGCTATTGATGCATTGGACTTGAATAAGTTTACTTGCTATGATGCATCTAAGCTTATTGGTGGTTTGCTTGGTCTTAGAGATTGTTACAAGGCGATTTCTAGAGGCGCATGTGTAACTAGTACGGCATATTGCGAAGAGGCTTTAGATAATGTCTTTAATACAATTGAAAAGTACAAATAATAAAAATGGTGAGACACACCATAAAAACTGTCTAAGAGGATGAATAGCAAAGAATTAGTAAGAAATATGATAGCTTTCTTAAACGAACGTCACGATATGGATTGCGCAACGTTACGTCAGCGTTTTTCAGTATGCTATGGTATGAGTGAGGACGAGGCGAAGAAAGTTATTTTGGAGTTGACTATGCTTCAGATTTTTGCAGAAAATTTTGGTGTTGAAATTTAAGACTTAGAATTATGGATAAGAATACAGCGTATCAAGTAATAAGCCAATTTAGGGCAAATAATTGCAAAAATGGAGTTTTGGCTAACGCTTTGGATGAAGCATTGAAGGCTTTGAAACCAGTGGCTACAAATAACGTTTATGTCGTTACGTTGGATATTTTGGAAAAATCGTCTCTTTGTCCTTCTAGGTATGTGTCAACTGATTTATGGTTAGAAGTAACTAACGATAAGAAAAAGATGCAAGCGCATATTGCAGAATGGAGAAGTAAGATAGTAGAGCGATGCAAAGATGATAATAGCTCTTTCGAGTTTGATTTTCATCATGGGAGTCCTTATAATTTTACGGCAAACAAAAAGAATTGCAATGAGTTGCCTTTTTACTTTGAAGGTAAACACTATTGTTTTAGACTATTTGAGACCTATAAAAGTCTTAAAAGTACATATGAGCAGCGTGTCGAGCACGATATGGATGCCGTTCAAGAAATAATGTCTTATTTAAATTTATAGAGCATGAAGTTATACGAGGTAGGCTGCATCGTCAAAGAGGTGCAGCCAAAGAATGGAGTAAAGATTACTCTAGAGGAGACTCAGGCTTTAGTTGGTGGTTATGTTGAGTTGGTTCATCTTGATGATAATAACATATTATTGTGCGATGAAGAAGGACTTCTCAAACATAAACCTATAAATACTTTGGCTACAATACAAGCGAAGGGGCTTGGCTGGAAAGGTAGTTATTTGGTTGGGAGCGTTTTATTTTTAAAGGACAAGGAGTTTTAAATATGAGTAAGGCTAGAAAAAATGAAATGAATAAGGATATACCCGAAGAGCGAATAACTCTTAGGGTATTGGAGAATTATTCCAAAATGCAAGAAGAATTGTGTCGTCTACGTAAGAAAACACGTGAACAAGGCTACAGACTTAATGAACTCAACAATCAGCTACAGAGGCTTAGCTCGAAAGAAGTTAGATGTGAGTTGGAGAAGTACAGAAAGTTACTCTTAGAGCGTGATGAGTTACGTGAAAAGAATAAGGCTTTGGAGCAGGTGGTAAAGCAATACGAAGGATTAAAAAAGTTTTTTACCAATGAGTTGAATGAAAAAGTGGAGGGCAAAGAATGATTATAGGGTCAATGACAGGGCGTGAACTCTTTGAGATATTCAAGAAAGATAAGCCTATGCTAGAAAAGTTTGCTATCGAAAAAGCAAAGAAGCTCATCCGTGAACTTCGAAAGGGAATGGGACAATGCACTACTCAGTGTTATGATTTCAAGACGAAAGACGCTACCGAGTACAAAGTATGCGTGTATGTAAATAGAGGGAACATCAGACAATTCTATTTCGATATGTTTATCTATTGCAAGGAGACGAATGATTATGTATGTGCTACTTCCTTGTTGGACGAGGAGAATAGCGCAGAGCAGTTCAGTTATACGCCACATTTCTTACGAAGATATGCCGAGCGAGCATTGGGAATAGAGAATATGCCAATTAATAGGGTATTAGCCCATATTGAGAGAGAAGTGGCTTACACGGTGCTTATTTATAAAAATGACACAAGCAAGGTTGTAGCTACAAGTATAGGGCTTTATCTGCAAAAGATTGACTATAAGCGAGGTATTAATATCTGCAAGACTTTTGTTAGCGTAGATATGCTTAAATCTTCCCAAATTAAAGCATATATAGTAGTTGCCGACTTAATTAAAGAATATTCTGAACGATACACTAAAGTTCAAAGGAATGATAATGTACAGATCGATTTCGCTAATGATTGTTTGAGTAGAGGTATTACTGAAAAAGATTTGGTTAATGCCTATGGTGAATATTTCAAGAACAAAAAAATAAAAGAAAGGGGTTCGTATGGAGAGAATGACAAGAAATGATGCCGCTGCTTATTTAGGTGTTGACCCTCAAACGATAACGAATTGGGTTAACAAGGGTTTGCTTGGAGGCTACAATGATAAGAGCAGTAAACGCTTTTGGGTGAATGCAGATGATGTTAAGAAGTATTCCGAGAAGTACAAGATGTTGTCAGTTACAGAAGACTTGCTTGATAGAGAACAGAAAGAGTTGTTGGCAAGTGAGCGCAAGGTAAATGCGAAGATACAAATGTTAATGCATGATGCCTTGAACGTTTCTTCTTTCAGCTATGACAAGATAGGCGGTTCACTTTGTACGTTATTGGAATTAACGTCACAATGTGGAATGCGAGAGAAGAAGATTATGCAAGCATTTTTTAATGGCGACAGAATTAGTAATATAGCCTACGAGTTTGGACTTTCAAGGGAGAGGGTGCGCCAGATTGTCATTAAGGCTATCCGGAAGTTCAATTATGCGATTGAAGAACTTGCTGATTTGAAGCAGGAGAACAATTCCTTGAAAGAAGAAATTAAGAATGTAAAAATGCAGTTGATAATGCAAGAGGGTGAAAAAGAAGAAGAACTTTCAGAAGATGTTCCTCCTTCAGTGTTCTCTATCCGCTTGGTAAATTGTAATTTACCAGTACGTGTTCTTAATGTGACAAAGGCAGCCGACATAGATACTATTGGAGATTTGGTACAATATTCCAAGTTCGAAATGGTAAAATTCAGAAACTTCGGAAAGAAAAGCCTTATGCAATTGGATGAATTCATACACGAAATGGGCTTGGAATGGGGAATGGATAAGGCAAAGATATACGCAAGAGGTGTTCAGCGAATGAAGGATGACACTTACATTGAAGAGCTGTTTAGGATACATCTTGCGGACATAACAAGCGATATTGAGAAAAAGTATAATCTTTCTCCGGCTGAGGCTATGAAGAGAGCTTATAGTGAAATGAAGAGATATGTAGGATTTAAAGAGAAGAGCAATGAATGAAGTATATAACGATGTTTTAGGTAAGGTATTAAACATTAAATCAAACAATAATATTTCCGTTAAAGTTGAACAAGGAGCATTAGAAGTTAATCTGAAACAATGCAGTGTAAAGCGCATTATGTGGTTCTCTGTCTTCTTGATTGATGGGTTTACTATGCGACCATGTAGCTATACTTTCTATTCCTCTATGAGTGATGACGAGTTGGATGATACATTTACACAAGTAGAAGACAGATTGAAATTTCTGAAAAACTTAAATTCTAAATGATATGACGGAACAAGAAAGAAGAGTTGTAAACCATGCAATGAAGATACTAGAGCAGAGCCAAGATGATGAGGCTAGGGCGTTGGCTGTCAAGTTGTTGGAACAAGGTACAAAAGTTCCTCTTCAGAAAGTGCAGTTTTATGCCGCATATTGCAAAGGCTTGCGTGATGGGTATTCAAGAATATTCGACCTAATACAAGGTGGTGGGTGGCTTGCGAAAGTGAGCAAGAAGGAAATGCCATATTTCGAAGCAGAGAAGAAGCTTGTAGAGAGCTGTATTGATGCTTGCTACGATTATCATATGGGAAAGTATGATATTAGGTACAAGGATAAAGAATTATCCAAAAGTGGTAAGCTATTGGCTTGCAAGGCTGTTTTTGTGAAACAAACGATGATTGGTGTTGAGGTTAAATACAACAAAGATAAAGAATGATTGCACAATATAGATAAGTGAAGTTGTAAACCATTGATATTTAGGTACTCCCTTGCAATTTTTGTATCTTTGCAAATAAAAAAGGAAATTTATATATGGCAGATAGAGGATATAGAGGCAGACCTCAACGAGGCGAAAGAGCGGATAGGCAAATCAATGCCGGACATAGCCGTGGGTTGGATATGGCTTTGTCCGACACAGAAGCTAAGATTAGAAAGTTAAAGACAGAACGTATTTATGCTTTCGACCAAAATGGAAAAGAGATAAGCCATTCCACAAGAGGTACTTCTACAAGTACGAAATTGCCAAGTGGTTACAATTACAAAGATGCGATATTGACGCATAACCACCCAGGAGAAGGGTTGGATAGCAATATTGCAGGTAGGATAGGAAGAAGCTTTAGTAGTGCAGATATTGCTACTACGGTCATAAATAACGCATCAGAGATAAGAGCTATCACAGGCTCTTATACATACTCTATGAAAAGACCGAAGAATGGTTGGGGAATAAGTACGCAACGTCAAGCCGTGAATGTTGCAAGAAAGATAAAGGATAGGCGTATGAAATATTTTAATTCATATGTCGCTAAACCAAGTTCCGATTACACTCACGGAAGAATAAGTAGAGAGCAGTTGTCAATTGCTTGGGACAGAGCTGATGTAGTTAGTACTAACAAGGCTCTTCGTGAAGTCGCAAAGGAATTAGGTTGGAATTATACTCGCAAGCGTACTAGTTAAGGCATATATTCAAAGGATGGGTAGTATTGCCCCTCCTCATGTGGAAAGAACTTTCCCATCATCGCAAGCGCAGTAGTACATTTTTCAAATTGTTTTTGGAATCCGTACTTCTTGGCTCTCGATTGGTTGTGATGCAGGTCATTGATTTTGACTTGGATTGCAACCATATCTTTTGAGTCGATGATAGATTGTACGTAGTCGAAATACGGAACACCTTCCTTGTGGGTTAGAATGCATACACTATCGGCAATGTCTTTTCTTACTCCTAGTGATAACAGCTTGTCGTAGGTCATATCCGTATCTTCTATCGTATCATGGAGAAATCCGACACAAATCTCTTCGGTGCTATTACCCATTTCTCCTACATGGATAGGGTGCAATATAACAGGCAATCCAACTTTATCAATCTGTCCTTTGTGCGCCTTGCAAGCGATACCAAGGCACAATTCTATCATATCAGAATCTTTCATATTCTTCTTTCGTTATTAACTCACCTAATTCAAGAGCATCTTGTGCATAGGTGTTCTCATTAAACTTAAACTCTTTTGGCTTACGTCCTTTACCTTTAGGGTAACACATAAGTTCTTTATCTACATATTGATAACGGACAACGATGTCATCCTCCCAATAGTAAACATAAACCGACTCTCCGTTTTTAAGGAGGTGGCTGATTTTGTTTTTATCTTTATTGTTCATAGTCTTTATCTCCTTATTACAATGCAAAGATATAAAAAATATATTAAACTTGCAAACAAATTAATGTTTATTACTTGAAATTTAAATATATTAATTATTGAAATGTTGCATAGTAAGCTTGTTGCATAGATACCGACCTTTGCTTCTTACCTCCGTTACTCTTGGCGGTTCTACTTTGCTCATATAATGCATGTCCCCAACCGGATGGTTTCTTGGTCTCTTTATAGATTTCTCGCATGGTCTTCCCACCCAACAGCTTGTAGGCTATCGAGTAATTCTCTTTGGCGTAAATCATCTTGGCGGTGTTAACTTGTATCTCACCAATAAGTCCGGTTTTCTTGTTCCGGATATTGATGATGTTTCCAGAATAGCCAGTATCCAGTTTCTGTTCCTTGAGTCTAACGAACTCAAAGCCCTTGTATTTGCCTTTAAGGTCTTTTATTATTTTCGGTATTGACCCTTTATCTGCGATGATGGTTGTTCTGTACGAGTCCTTAATGTCTTTGATACCATTAGCCTCGCCCTTAGCCTTGCGTACAATGGAGTCAACACTCTTGTAATTGATAGGAGTGACCCTTGCTCCATACTTCTTAGCTATACCTTCAGCTATAGCTTGTAGCTTGTTACCAACCAACTCGGCTTTTCTCCGCATAGAGGTAGCTTGTGCTCTCAGCCTAGCATATGCCCCATTATTACCAACGTCTCCCATATCTTTTTTGTGCAAAATTAACCAAAATGCAAGCCAATTAATATATTACTTCGATATGTTATTTCACTTAAAAGACAAAGTGAAAAGACACGCAAGTAAACATTTCTTTTAAACAATTATTATTCATACCTTTGCAAGAAACAATGAGTTGATAAGATGACGAAACCAAGAGATTATTTCACAGGCAAGCAAGAAGAGTTCAGACGCTCCGAAGTGCAGATAGCACCATATAATCCAAGGAAGATTTCACCGCAGCAGAAAGCTACATTGAAACGTTCCATAAGAAAATTTGGCGTTGTTGGTGGTATAACCGTCAATAAGCCAACAATGACCATCGTAGGCGGCAACCAAAAAGTAACCATCATGGATGAGATTATGGGCTATCCCGAAAAGGATTATACTCTTTTGGCTGAGGCTGTAAATGTGGATTACAAGACCGAAGTTGAACTGAACTTCATGCTTAATTCCGAGAATGCTCATGGAGAATGGGATGACATGAAAGTTCGTGAATTACTGCCGGACATAAACTATATGGATGCCGGATTAACGGAAGAAGACCTGTCCTTGTTCGGCTATGATGCAATGGTAAAGACTGAAGGCGAAGACGAATTAGGCAAAGAACTCAATTCCTTACTAGACCCATTTGCCCAAGAAAGCGAAAGCAGAAAAGAACCTGTATCAAAGGATGAGCAAGAAGAGCAGAGACGACAGATAGAACAAAATCAAATTATAGCCAATCAGCAGCAAGAGGCTCAATACCAAGCGAATAAGGAACGTATGCAGCAGGTGAAGAAAGAAGTAAACACCAAGGCAGCGGAAAAGGCATTAGAAGCCGAGTCTTACGTCATGCTATCCTTTGATAACATCGAGAACAAGGAACGCTTTATGAGCACCTTTGGCTTTATCGAAACCGATAAGGTAATAAAGGGAGAAATGCTTATGAAAGTAGCAAAACGAATATAAACGAATAAGCAATGAAAAAGATTATAAGAATATTACTAGGGTACATAATAGCGGCAATAACAATGCTTATGATTATTCCCTTTATGTTTGTTTCTCTGTTTCTTGGAAAAAGGAGAAAGAAAGCGTTTGGTATATGGGTGTCGTGTCTTTTTATCCCTTTGATAAACAAGGTAGGGCAATTGGTTAACTCATAAATATCGAAAGACTATGAAGGCAAACGGAAAAAGATTAATGAAGATTGCGAACTTGGCTATAACTATGGTATTGGCAATACCGATGTTCTTACTAGCCGTTCCTTTCTATATGTATAACAAAATTAGAGGCAAGGTATAAATCCCATCTGCCCAATATATAGCGAAACAATAATAAATACAAGAAAATGGCAAAACCGAAATTTGATTACAATGGCGATGCTTTCTACGATGAGATAGAACAGCTTGCAAAGCAAGGTCAGAAGGATTCTGAAATTGCCTACGCCCTTGGTTTGAAGTTTGGGGTTGACCTAAATCCACAGGTCTTCAACCGAATGAAAAACGGAAAATACGAGAATTGGAATGAAGACGAAAATGCGGAAAGAGGCGAAAGGATAACTCAATCCCTCGTGCGTGGCAGAGAGTTTATCAATGCAATCGTGCGTGGAAGATTCCTTAAATGCGCCCTTGGAGGTGTCAAGGTAAAAGGCAAGACAACCACCAAAAGACATATGGTTGTAGATGGAGTTATGACAGATGATATAGTAGTGGAAACTAGAGAAACCGAGCAGGAGACCCCACCTAACGTACAAGCCCTTTCTACTTGGTTATTCCATTACGATATGACTTGGAGAGAGATACAGAGAGGTAAGAAGGATGAAGAGGAAAAGGGCATTCCTTTTGACCCTAAGAAAGGTATATCCGTCAACAAGTGGATAGAAAGAGAGATTGAGCAGGAAGCAGAAGAGCAAGGGGAGGGTGAATAATGGCAAAAACACATTCCGTTTATTATCCGTTATATAATGACAAGACGCATTTCATTTATCTTATAACAGGAAGCCGCGCGTCAGGAAAAAGTTTCTCTGCTTCTCAGTTTATCGAAAGACTTACTTTTGAATACAATGCAGAAAGAAAGATAGCGCATAAGATTCTTTATACACGTTATACGATGGTAAGTGCCGCTATTTCCGTAATTCCAGAGGTTAAAGAGAAGATAGAGATTGATGGTACACAGGATTACTTTAAGAATACTAAGACAGATATAGTCAACAAAATGACAGGAGCTGAAATCATGTTCCGTGGTATTCATACGGCTAGTGGTAATCAGACGGCGAAGTTAAAGTCAATCCATGGTGTAACTACGTTTGTCGTTGATGAGGCTGAGGAATGGACGAGTGAGGAGGATTTTGAGCGCATCATGCTTTCAATCCGTCAGAAAGGCTTGCACAACCGAGTAATAATCATTATGAACCCTTGTGATTCAAATCATTGGGTATATAAGCGTTTCATTGAAAAGACACATAAAGAGGTGTACTTTGATGGAGTTCCCGTCCAAATAAGTACTGACCCTAGAGTGCTTCATATACATACGACCTATCTTGATAATATAAAGCATCTATCACCGGAGTTCCTTAACGAGGTGTTAGAGATGAAGGAGAATGAGCCGGAGAAATATGCGCATATAATGATTGGTAGATGGTCGGATGTATCAGAGGGCGCAATATTCAAGCATGTAGGCATCGTTGACAAGTTCCCTAGCAACGCAAGGAAAGTAGCCATCGGTGTAGACTGGGGATATTCAAAAGATTATACGGCAATTGTAAAGTGCGGTATCGTAGACAATCGCCTATACATAGAGGAACTTTGCTATAGAACGGAAATGTTATCTAGCGACATCATAAGATTCTTGCGCCCTTATGCGGACGAAGGCTTGTTTGTGTATGCGGATAGTGCTGACCCTAGACTTATAGATGAGGTAGCTCTTGGTGGAATAATTATATATGGAGCACAAAAGGGTGCTGGCTCTATATTGGCTGGTATTGACAAGATGCAGACATTCGAAATCTTCACAACTAAGCAATCAGTCCATTTACAGAGCGAGTTCCGTAAATATGTGTGGTCAAAGGATAAGGATGGTAATTACATCAATGTTCCTGAAGACCATGATAACCATTTGATAGATGCTGCTAGGTATTATATTCTTGCTGTATTGCTCGGTAAAGTGATGAAGCCAAGAAAAGCATCTAAATCAGACTTAGGAGTGTACTAAATGACAAATATAATTACTTTTGTAATAAAAATACAAGTGTTTAATTATTAGATTGTTAGTGTAAGTATACTATAAGGGTAGATAAAAGTCATGTGTAAATAAAAAAGATTGTTTACTAAATAAAGATAGATTCTTTAGTAAATAGTCTTTTTTATTCACTTAAAAACTAAGTGAAAGGCGTTTGTTCTATATGATAGGTAGAAACCATGTTTATTATTACCTTTGCTTCAAAAAGTTATAAGGATGTTTGTAGATTCAATTATTCAGATAAAGACATATTTTCGAAACCTCACGCTCAATGCATTGGGTGTGGAGAGAAGCATCTTCGAACGTTTGGAAGATAATGATGTTGATTCTGTCGTAAATATGATGGAACAACATGATTTCGATGTGGATAATGCCATTTCGGAATATAATCCACAAACCCATAAGGTGATGAGCCGTGAAGATAAATGGGTAAAGGGAGAGAAGCCATACAGGACGGAGAAGTTGGCAAGAACAAGACAAAGATACATAAATGAGGTAGAATTGTTCTTCTTGTTAGGCAATCCGATTATGTGGAAGAAGACTGAAGGTGACGATGAAGCCTTTGAACTATATAAAAAATACTTGAAGGATATATACTTCAATACCAAGCTACGTCAATGCAAGCGACTTGCCGGAGCAGAAACCGAAAGCGGTTTTGTTTTTAATTTTTCGCAAAAAAACGGAAAGATGCATGTTGATGTGTATGTTGCAGCTCGCTCAAAGGGACATAAGATGAGAGAATTGTTTGACCAATACGGAAACATGCTTGCTTTTGCTGTAGGCTATTCCTTAAAGCGAGAGTCAAAGACTATCGAATGTTGGGATATATTGACATCCGTTTTTAACTATCATTGTGAACGTGGTGGCTTTGGGTGGAAAGTGTATAAGTATCCTAATCCGACAGGAAAGATTAACGGCATCTACTTTCGCCAACCTAAAGCATGGGATGGTGCAGAGCCAAGAATGGAACGTGAAGAGATGCTTGATTCCAAGATTGGAGATACTAACAACTACTTTGCTGACCCTATTGCCGCTGCTACTGCTGACGTGATACAATCAATCCCTAAGCGGAACAAGCCAGGTAAACTCATACAACTTACAGGCAAGAACTCTAGGTTTGAATATATCAACCCACCTCAGAATTCCGAAATCCGCAAGGCAGAGAAAGAAGACTTGGCTCAGTCTATATTGTTTGATACGTTTACACCGGATATGTCACCGGAACTAATGAAAGCTATGAGTACGCTTACTAGTGTCGGCATAAAACGAGCGTTGGTATTGGGTTACATCAAGCGAGCGAACCGAATGGAAATCTATGAAGAACTTGTCGGTAGATTATCGCATGTGATTATAGCCGTAATGAAGGAACTATATCCTGAGATGAGAAGCAAGTTGGATAAGTTGGAGGTCGAATTCGATTTTGCCGAACCTTTCGAGGATGACAAAAAGGATAAGTGGAAAGTAATAGCGGAACTATATAATCAAGGCGTACTTTCTTTAGAGACTGCTGTACAAATGCTGGCTCTAACTGACGCTCCTGCTGAAGAAATTGAAAAGATACGCAAGGATGCAGAAGATAAAGTAGCGTTAGCCGCAAAAGTAAAGGGAAACGAAAACACAACTTCATAATTTTAAATGCTTATTGTTTTTGGGCGCATTTCCTATTTGGATTTGCGCCCTTTTTGCACTTAAATTTTAAGTGAAAGCATTGTGATAAAAACATAATATTATTCCTCATTTTGTCTTTAACTTTGTTGGCATGAACACGAATGAACTTATCATAAACGGAAAAGATGCTTGGACTACCTATCGGGTCAAGATGGGGTATGGCTTTTTGGATGCGTTGGAAGCTGACGCAGACAATAAAAGTTATATAACCAATGAAGTAAGGACAGAGCATGGAACTAGAGTTGTTCCTATCCGTCCAAAAAAAGCAGAAAGAAGCATAACCTTGGAGTTTGTTATTGTCGGCATAGACCATAGCGACTATAATAAAAGGGTAAAAGCTTTTGATACGCTTATGGATAATGGTTTTGTCACGATACAGGTTCCGAAATCGAAAGATGATGTATACCGTTTGTATTGTGCGAGAAAATCTTCTACTTATTCAAGGGGAAAAGGTGGTGCTATCGGCAAGAAAAGCTTGAAGTTTATAGAATATAATCCAACGAACAGGGGAGTGCTGACGGATTCTGATATAAATATGTTCACGTTGAAAGAATTTAAAGATATTGAACAATTATGAAAACTTATAATGAAATTGATATTAAGTATTACGATAATGACGGAAACATACATGTAAGATGTTCTGTTCCCGTCACGCAGGACGCACTGGTTCATTATGAACTGATGCAGTCTCATTATTGTAAGCTTTCCTTTAAGCTTTCTAAGCCGATATATTTCTTGCTTGGTGATTTTATTGATACACCATATGGTCGATTTGAGCTGATAGATTTAACTAAGGTCAAAGATAATGATACTATAGGATATTCCTATGAAATACAATTTGATGCATATTATCGTAAGTTCAAGAACAAAATATTGAAGTATCGCCCGAATACAGGTTCACAAGAAGCGACTTTCTCTCTTACTTCAAAAATAAGTACCCATGTAGAGGTGATTATGAAAAGTCTAGCTTATTATGCGAAGTTAGACAAGTCTTATCTTTACGACCCTAAATTTGAAGGCGAAGGAACGGACTATACTTATGTTATTGATGCGAGCGTAGATGCAAATGCTGCAAAGCTTATAACCTACTCAAACACAAGTGTGTTGGATGCTATTGCAAATATTGCTCAGACGTTTGAATGTGAATGGTGGTTTGAAGGCAATATTCTACATTTTGGTACTTGCGAGAATACAAATGCGATTGTTGATTTCAGACTAAACGACAACATCGTTTCTATGTCAAGTTCACAAAGCCAGTCCACTTATGCAAACAGGGTATATGCTTTTGGAGCTGCAAGGAACTTGCCTAGTGGATATAAGAATGATGCCGATGCGGACATAACAAAAGATGGTGTCGTAGAAAAACGTCTTATGCTTCCTACTTCAGCAGAATGCTCTGACAAAAACAAGCAATTGTTAGCAGAGAATGGCTTTGAGCTGAAAAACGGATATATACAAGTCGGTGGACTCCATGAAGACCAGTACGTAGAGGGAGTAACAACAAATGATGATATTTATCCAAGAAATCTTATCAAAACGTCTAATGTGACATCATACGAAAAAGATGTAGAGGATGAAAGTACACCCGAAGAGGGTGATTACATCAAACGGACTTTCTATCGTGTAAATTCGCTTACTATTGTCAATGATGATGGCGAAAAAACAGGTGATATGGCTTTCCGAAAGGCGTATATTCTTAGTGGCAAGAACTTACATATAGTATTTCAAAGCGGTTCTCTTAATGGTATGGACTTCGAATGTGAGTTTAATCCAGATGGAGTTTCTGAAATACTTAAGGACGATGATGGTAATCCGATATTGAAAGATGGAAAAGAACAGATAAATCCTAAGTCGCAGGTATTTGAGATTGTTGCTAATGAGGATTATGGTCGTTTTTTGCCGGACACAACTTTGCATCCAAAGGACGGAGATACTTTTGTTCTCTATAATTGGGATTCTACCAAATTGGGCGATGCTTTGGTATCTGCTGCTTCCAATGAGTTGCTGACGGATTCTATTAAGAATTTGAAGAAGTCAATAATAGACCCTACGACATATACATGTACCGCTGAGGCTAATTATTCATTCAATCAAGGTCGTGGCAACTTGCATGGGGTAGGAGACAGGGTTAACCTTTACAATAAAGGTTATGATGACAGTTATAGGTCTTCAAGAGTTATTGGATATGAATTCAGCCTTGATATTCCTTTTGATGGTGCGAAGTATTATGTTGGAGAAAAGCCTTCGTATTCCCGCCTCAATGCAATGGAGTCAAAGATAGAGGAACTTGTCTATAATGGACAGAGTTATCTTAATGGTAATGGCGGAAGCGGAAGGTCGATTTACATCATTAAGAGTTATGATAGCATAACTCCTACGGATTATAATGTATTTTCAGCAAAAGCTGTTGATGAACAAAGATTAAACAAGACAAAGGACGACACCGTAAAGGGCACAATCACTTGGGAAAAGCTCCAGAAGTTCTTGAAGGGAATGAAGGTCGGGGCGAACGGGGATTGGACTCTTGACGAACTAGATAACACCCATCTAACCACAGATTATCTACAAGTCAGAATGAAAGCAATCTTCGAGACCTTGGAAATATTGCATACAGACACATTGGGTGGTGAATTGTTCATCACCCCAGTAGGCAGTAACCGAATATTGAAGGTTGAGGAGGTGAATATTACCTATGATGGTGTTAGTCAGAAGGCTTACAGATGCTACTTCCTTGGTGAGCAAGATGGCTCAAAGGTGGAGAATAAATGGAAGGTTGGAGACCAAGCAAGGAGCAAGAGCTTCAATCTTACGGCAGGAAAGTATCATAACGTAGGCAACCATTACTATTGGAGGCTAGTCATCGGTGTGTCTTCCGAGGCAGTGGAGATAGATGGCAAGAAATATCATTATGTGGATTTATCGGACATCGACAAGGACGCAGCCAGCGATGAGCCTATGGTTGATGACATTCTGAATCAGTGCGGTAATAGAACGGACATCACAAGGCAAAGTTGCTTGGTATTCTCTGCCGTTGACACCTATTCCCCTTGCATAACGCTCTATCACGGAGTTGACGGCTACACCTTTAATAACAAGGAGTATGTGAACTATGGCGTGAACCATTCCACGAACAAGGCTTTCTTCCACGTCTACGGAGATATGTACTTCGGAGACCGACCTACTAGTGCCAATAATTACGAGGGTGATTCCTACGTCAAGTATGATAGCGACAAGAAGAAAGTAACCATCAAGGGAGACTTGGATATTAAGTCCACCTACGATGGAAAGACCTTGGATAAGTACATCACCGAGAAGAGCTTGGATAAGAATGCCGTTGAGACCATTATCAAGAAATCGGAGACGATTACCGACCTTCAAAACCAGATAGACGGAGCTATTGAGACTTGGTTCTATGACGGTGTTCCTACCCTATCCAACGCACCTGCCATTGGGTGGACTACCGACAAGGATAAGAAAACCCACTTGGGAGACCTCTACTATGACAACAAGACGGGCAAGGCATACCGCTTTGCCAAGGATGACTCTACCTATAAGTGGATTATCATCAAAGATACGGAGCTGACCAAGGCACTCGAAGATTCAAGACAAGCACTCAAAGATGCAAAATCAAAGAGACGTATCTTCGGCTCTCAGCCAGTTCCACCATACGATGTGAACGATATGTGGGTCAATGCCACCTATCCTAGCGATGGAAGTACCTACAAGAATGAAATCTTGAAGTGTTCCACCTCCAAGGCAGAAGGTGAAGAGTTTGATATTGCCGATTGGAAATTGGCTAGCAAGTATACCGATGACACGAAGGCAGAGGAAGCAAAGAAAGCTGCTGAGAAGGCGCAAGCAGAGATTAAGAACACGCAAACTAATTTGATTGCCCTCGGAACGACCGTATCTAACAATAAGAAGGCTTTCGATGTTTTTACCTCTGATGGCTACTTGGATAGTTCTGAGATTGCGGCTATCGCACAGGATAGCAAGCGACTGGAGGACGATTATAATGCAGCCGTTGAGTCGTATAATAATGTTGTTGGCTCTAAGTTCTTGTTGGATAAGGATGGTAAAGACACGACCTATAAAACGGATTTGGTTTCAGCTAAGGCTAAACTCGATAGCGCAAAAAATGAACTCATTACCTATCTTTCTGACATCGTAAGCAGATACAACGCTTCTGATTCAAATGGAAAGGCTACCATCAAGGCGGCTGCGGCTCAGAAGTATACCAACTTCACGAATGCTTATAAGGCTTTCTACGACAAGCTGGGTGTGGCGAACAACTATATCACGTCTAATCTGTTTGATGGTCTCAATACTAAGCTCATCACCAATATGGCAGGTCTTGAATACATCAAGGCTGCTCTTGTTGATGGAGACACAGTAGTCAAGGGTGGTCTTATCCTCTCTACATTGATAGCCTTACGTAACGATAAGGGAAATGTTACCGCAGGTATCAATGGAGCGGACACGAAGGAGAATGGCATCGCCCTTTGGTTAGGTGGAAAGGCTATCGACAAGCAAGCCTCCACGACAACAGAGGAAGAGAAGAAAATTGCTGCCAAGTCCCTCCTACGCTTTGACGGAACTGGCTATTTCGCAAATGGAAACCTTTGGTGGGACGCAGACGGTACTTTGCACGCAGACCCGACATCTTTCATTATCAACAAGAATAATGTTGGTGTACAGCTTGCTCTCTTCGCACCTGTATGGAAGAGCGGAACGACCGACACAACAAAGCTGGCAAACGTATTATCTATCGACCCACAGAAGCCTTTCACTCATCTTGACGTATCGGGTAACGTGACAACCGAAGGCAGCTTGAAAATTGGTGGAATCTATCTATCGTATGATAGTGCCAACAATGCCCTTCGACTATCAAAGGACGCTGCCGGAAAGGAAGCGGCTAACTTCTATGCCACAGGCGGTATCACGGCATACGGAGCAGGAGCATCTACCACGGGCGGTGGTGGCGGCTTGAACGGCAGTGTGAAGAGTTATTCAAGTGCCTTGAAGCTTACATCAGAATCGCTGAGTGAGATTGCCTCTGCCTACTCCATCAAGGCTCTTGATTCTCGTATCTCCAGCTTGGAAGGTGGTAGTGCTACTGCTATTTCTGTCAGCGGTAGCGGTAATGCGGTTACGTCTGTCACCAAGAATGGTACTACTATCAGCGTAGTTAAAGGTAGTACGTTCTTAACTAGTCATCAGTCACTTGATGGTTACGTTAATGCAATATCTGTAAGTGGAAGTGGGAATGCTATCACGTCTGTATCTAAAAGCGGAAAGGGTATTACATTTACTAAAGGTGCTACATTCTTGACTAGTCATCAAAGTCTTGCTAACTATTATACCAAAAGTAGTGTAGATTCACTTCTTAGTGGTAAGTCGGCAACTAGTCATACACATAGTGTTAAGATTAACGGTGTTACTAAAACTATTGCAGCTACTGGTGGAACTGCTGTAGATTTAGGAACGTATCTTACTTCTCATCAAAGTCTTGCAGATTATGCTAAGAAGAGTGAAATACCTACAAAAGTAAGTCAACTTACTAATGATACTGGTTATATTACTTCTAGTGGAAGTTGTGCTTATGCTACAAGTGCAGGCAATGCTGACAAGGTTGATGGTATTCATGCTAACGGACTTCTTACTGCTCTATCTAATTCTGATAAGGGAATTAGTATAACAGTTGGTGGAACTACCAAAAGCATATCGAACATTAGTGTTAATTATGCTAGTAGTGCTGGAAATGCAGATACTGTTGATGGTGAACATGCATCTGCTTTTACTAGAATAGTAGGTAGACATGGAATTTACACATCAGGAACTGCCCCTTATAAGTATATTCATTTGTTTAGAATAGCAAATTCAACTGGTTATTCTACACTTGATTGTGAAATAGATTTTAGGACGAGGTATCATAGTGCTAAAATAGAAATTAGAATTTCTACAGCGGAACATCCTTATAATAATGGAGGAAGTTCAATTTCAATAGTAAAGAAAGTTGTAAGTGGTAGAACTTGTAATCTTTGGGTTTTACCTACAGTACAATCATCTAACTATAATTATTATGATGTGTATTATGAATCAGGAGCTTGGAACTCAGGTTCTTATGGAATAATATCAAAAGGTAGTAATGGTACTCTTGTTTTCGAACATAAAGGCACAAATCTTACAAGTTTACCAGATAAAGTTATTTCTGTTAGTAATAACGTTGCTACTTCTGCAACTAAACTTCAAACTCCTAGAACTATTTGGGGTCAAAGTTTTGATGGAACTGGTAATGTAAGTGGTTCTTTATCAGAAGTTGGTAATATACATTTTAAGGTAGATGATAGTTATGACATAGGCTCTGATGCTGCTGCTAGTAGATATATTTACACTCATTGGTTAGGGGCTAGGTCTGGACGAAAATTAGAATTAGGAGCAAATAATAGTGGATTTGGACAGGGATTATGTATAGATACTAATTTAAATGTAGGTATTAGTACTAATACTCCTGCTTATAAACTTCATGTTGCAGGTGATATTTATTCATCTGCTACTATTAGAACTGCTGCTCAAAATCAAGCTATAATGTTAACTAACGATGCCAATCCTGCTTGGATTAGTGCTTTGGAAGGTCAAGTAATATTCAATACTGGTAAGGCTATTCGTTTTGGTGAAACAGCTTGGGACTGGAATCAATGGGCTGGACTTAGATATAATCATTCTGATAAAACTATTTATCTTGGTATAGCTAATGGTTCTATATTTAATGCTAATAGTCCACAAAGTGATGGTACACTTAGACTTGCAGGTATTAAAACTGTAACTCCTGATAGTGGAGCTAGAATTGGAGGTAGTGGTAGTTTATATATAGGTAACGCTAATAATTCTGGTTGGGTATATGTACAAGATATGTGTAGTCAAGTAAATAGTAGTTATTGGAACATAACACAAAATGGTAGTGCTACATTTAAAAGTCTTACTGTTACTGATGTTATTAGTTGTAATAGTATTAGTGTTAGTAACAATGCTGTTATTGCTGGTAATTTATCAGTTAACGGTTTAATAAATAATAAAGGTATATTACCCACAAATTATGAAGTTAATAATAAAGGAATGGGTTGTTATGTTTCAGCTGATGAGTTATGTTCTGGAATTACTGCTATTACTGATAGTATACCTGTTACAAATGTAGATATACAATACTCTAACGATAATGGTACTAATTGGACTAATTATAATATATCAAATGATACTAAATTTAAGGCGTATGCGAATGTTGCAGGTATTGATAGTTTATTCTTAGGTGGCAATGTTATTACTGGTAATACTGATGCTGAGAAATTAGCTCAAATAAAAAAGAACCAATTAATGCTTACATTTAACGTTCCTAATGATTGCTATTCTCAAATTTATTTTGCTAGTGTTGATATGTCAAACGGTGTTGGTGTTACTTGTACTGTAGAATTTATAAATAGTAATGGTGTTATAACTAATACTTTTACTAAACTTATGACTGGATGGAATCAACTTAATTATATAAATCTATCTAATGGTAACGAAGGTTTTCCTGTAGGAAACAATAATAGAAGATATATTAGATTTAAGTTTAAACACGACCAAAATACTACTGCATTACGTAATGCTCAAATATATAGAATACGAATATTTGCTTTTACTAAATATTCATTTCCTACTGACAGATTTATGGGTCATACTGGTCATATATATAATTTCGATTATAATATGAATACTTACTTCCCTAATAGTATTCTTGCTAAAGGTGGAGTTACAGCTTATCAATCTTCTGACATCCGTTTGAAGAAGGATTTGCGGAAGCTGGACTACTTGGGTATCATCAAGGCAATGGGTGGCACGTTCGGCTTTGCTTGGAAGAAGGACAATACAAGGTCTATCGGTTGGATTGCCCAGCACGTCTTGTGCAACCCTCACTTAAAGGACATCGTGGAGACGGACGAGAAGGGCTACTACAAGATTAACTACTGGTCTCCGAAGCTGATTGCAACGGCATTCGGTGCTATCGAGCAGGTGGGCGATGAGGTCAGCAGGTTAAAGGCTCGGGTGGTCTTCCTCGAATCAGAGGTTCAGCGATTGAGTGGAGATAAGGACGGCAATAACAAGAAGAGATTAGATAACAAGAATATTAATTCATTAAATTAGATTAGAAAATGGAGAATTTAAAGATTAACAAGAAAAGTGAACAGACAGCTGCCACTTACACAAAGGGTGGCTATCGAGTAGAAATCACCTACAATGTTGACAAGACTGGTGGCAACATCGAGAGCATCAATATGAGTATCTATGGTGACCCAAATGGTAATTATCTCGGCAATGCCAACGCAAGCTCCAACGGCAGCGAGCTGACCTACAACATCAGCGGTGTTCCGCAGAGCAAGCTCAGTGAGGTATCAGCATTGATTAAGGAGGTCAATTCCGCTATCGCCGCTAATATGGCAAGCGAGGCAGCAGAGTAAGTATCGTGAGTATTAACGCAGGGTGGCTCTTATAGAGCTGCCTTGCCTAGTGTTCAATGTAACAGTAGAGCGAGTTGTTACTAAAGAAGTTGTAACAGAATTAGAAACTAAAGTTGAATATTAAAAAAAATAAAGATTATGTCTTACAATAGTGAAAACGGAATTATTAGTGCTCCTGTTAGCATTGATGATGTTAAACGAGCTCTTGGAGAGAGTAGCAATGACCTTGCTACTCTTTGTAAGAGTGTGAATTTAAATCCATATTCTAAATATAAACCTGTCAATCTTTATAATAAACCTTTTGTTACAGATACTTTAAATTCAGATAAACAAAGTTGGAGTTCTTCAAGTAGAGGTTGGTGGTTAGGTAATAATAGTTTAAGTGACCAAGTATACACTATTAATACAGTAAGTTCATTTGAAGAATTAAGTATTAAAGGTGCATGGAATTATAATATGCCTTTTGGAACTAGTCAATCTCCCTATAGACTTAGTGATTTTATTGGTTATAATACCGAAGATTATAGTTATCAAGACCCTATACGTTTTTCTACTGGTATACGAGATACTATATATTTAGACCAAACTTATTATTTAAGATTTTATTTTGGATATGAACCTATAAATTCAAAGAATACTATATCTTTTGAAGATATACTAGCTTTATTATCTGCTTTTAATAAAGAATGGTATCCTGCTGTATGTATATATAATAAAACCAAAAAACGTATGAAATATCTTTCAGGTACTGTTCCTATAAATAATGCTTCTGTTAGTTATAATGATGAAATACCTGATAGTGAGTTTATTGTTAATTTTAAAAATCAATCCATTAATAGTAACAATGGTAGTAATAGTTTAGGTTTTAAAAGTGAAGTTAATGATGAAATTTATATAGCAGGACTATTATGTCCTGTTGGTGGAGTTGATGATAATTATTTTTATACATCTGTAACACCTTGTCCTATAAATAATGATGTTACTGGACAAACTATAGATATTTCTGGCTATCTATTTAATAAAGTTACTATAAGTACTAAAGGAAAACCTACATATTATACTATAGTAGAAGTAAAAGTTACTAATTTTACTGTTAATACGTATTATGGAGGACATTATTATATAGATGGTAATAATGGATATATTGTATCAGCAGATAAATATATAGAATTTAGTTTTACGTTAGATTTTGGTACTACTTCGTTAGTAAATTTACGAGCTAATATAAGTTCATTTGGTCAAACTGAATTAGATAATCTGTCAATACCTGTAGCAACTGATATAAATGTTTATGCTCCAAAACGTTATTTAAAAGTAAGTACAGAAAATGTAATATTAACTGCTTATGCTACAAAAGAAGATGCAGAAAATGAATATGGTGGTTTTACTACAACACAGATACCTATTGTAAATAAGATAGAAGACTATCCTCAATATAAAATTAATAATTGGAATATAGCTTTAACTTTAGATTCTGATAGAAGAGACCATGATACTTATTATGAAGCATTTGATTTTAAATTTGTTGGAGAAGTTAGTGGAATGCATACTTTACCAATATATAAATCATAATATTAATATTATAATTAAAATTTAAACACAATGGAAATTAAAGTAACTAAAATTGTAAGTATGACTTCTAATGTAGAAGCTACTGTAAATGAACTTAGTATTAATGCTAATGTTCGAGTTCGTAACAATGACACTATCGAAGGTGTAGATAGTGGTAGTGTGAATGATAGTACTGGTAATCAACTAGCTAGTTTCAGTTATTACGGAAGTAATAATCTTAATATTAACTATAATAGTATTGAGAATGGTAATGTTGCTTCTGTTAGTACTGCTGTTAATGATTTCATTAAAGAACTAGAGAAAAATCCTACTCTTGTAAGTATTGCAAATACTAATGAAATCTAAGTGATTACCCAACGTGGGGGAAGCTGATTTTTAAATTCGTAAATTTTGCTCCTCCTGCATTGCTATTCGGAATTATTTTCTTAACTTTGCTCTGTTAATAGGAAAGGTATTCTGCTATGGCAATCTGGCGAAGAATATTGTATAACATAAAAATAAAGAAACAATTATGAAAAAGATTAAGACAATCGAGGCTGTTGCAGCCTACAGAACATTGAAGGCATTGAAGACATCATCAATGAGTGATGATGCCGCTATGCGAGTTTGGAAGAATATGAAGGCTCTGCGCCACGTAGCCGATACCTACGACAAGGATGTGGAGGAAGCACAGGAGAGCATGAAGGACGATAAGTTCGAGGAGATGCAGCGCAAGCTTCAGGAGTGCCAGCAGCTAGAGCAGAAGCACGCCAATGAGGGCTACGAATACACCAAGGACGATTCAGCCAAGTTCGCTGAGGTCAATGAGTACTTCTTCAATCAGAAGCAGAAGACAGAGAAGTACTTCTCAGACCTTGCCAATGCCGAGGTAGAGGTAGCCATCGAGGACGTTGACGAGAAGGAGCTGTTCAAGGCAGCGAAAGATTGCGGCTTGAAGTTCGCTGATATGGAGAGCCTTGAGGTTGTGATAGGATAAACACTAATAGCGTTAGAATTTGGTAAGGAAGCCGTTCTAACGCTATTTTTGCAGCCATCTACTTTCAGATTGTTACTTTTTATAAAGTTTAACACAAAAATATTCTCATTTTCGCTGGTTTTGTGCAAAAGAGTGTATCTTTGCACCATCATTTAATTAAAATCAACGCTTATGAATAAAGAAGACGAAGACAACCTGTTAAAGTGGTTGAAAGACAAAGATGTCAGTGAGGTTATGGACTTACTGATGCGACACGGTAATCGGTATAGCAGAAGGATTCTGAAATTTTTCAGATGGTTTTGTAAGTACGTTCCTATTACACTTATGTGCTTTCACGCATACGGCATTTATGAATTCTCTCAGCATCCTCGTGAAATGTTCATCCCTTATGCGGAGAATGCAACTTGCTATCTCTACATATATTTTATGGTGTACGTCCTGCCAATGGTTTTGATATTAGCAAGCCGATTTTTCTTCTTGTGTTGGAGATACCGCATTCCCTTCTTCTACTTTGCAAGCATCAATGCGGCTCACATTGTGGAATGGAGCTGGTATACCACCAAAGATATGGTAGATTCTTGTTTTACAGTCATGGTAGTAACGGCAATATTCTATCTGTACTCTTTTACTGATTTGTTTATCAGCAGGTCAAAGTTAGGACGTAAAATCTGTGCATAATGGGAAAGATATTGAATTATAAGATGCTCGGAACGGCTTTTAAGTTGCTAAGTGACGCTTGCTTTAAAGCTGACGAGCAACAGCGAAATGGTGAGGTCATCACCGCTTGCGGAATGAGCGATGATGACCTAGATAGATTGTGCGACATCATCCCCGATATGCTTAACCCGATGCTATCTACCGAGGAAGTCAAGGAGAAACTGCATGTTTCTGATGCTACGTTGAACAGGATGGTCGCTAGGGGTGACATCCCGAACGGAAAATGCAAGAAGCGTGGGCACACCCGATATTGGAAGAAGTGGGATATACTGCACTTCATTAAGAGTAAGAGAAAATCATAACTGATAAGCCCTATCGCAGCACGGATAAGCGAGAACGTATGAGTATTATTATGGATTATATGTTTTGTACTTTGATTATAGTAGCGATACTGGTAATCATCAACAGCACGTTCATTGCTTATTTGTATCTTTCCTATAAATATAAGAAGGTCGATAAATACTTCTTGACTTGGGTAACGATGTCAACTATGATATTGATAATGTGGTTCGTGGAAGGATTGTATCTGTATCTAACAAATTAATGATGAAAAATTTGGTGGTTTCGGAATTATTGCTTATCTTTGCAATACTTTATCGAGCTTCACTTTTCCGAGTAGGAATGTGATATTTCCCCTATACTATTGGCGTGGTATAGGGGAATTTTTTTTCTACTTCTATCCTAATAGTTGAACATGTAAGTGTTCCTTACAAGTTGAGTAAGAGAGGTAAGTGATTGCCTCTCTTTTTTATGTTTTCACATTTTCAAGAAGTCTTCTATATCTATGTACTCAATACCGAAATTCTCCGCACATTGTTTGTCGGAGTCCGAGAAGTCACCTTCTTTTCCGCTAGCATCACCTATCATTATCAGTTCACTTTTCTTCCAAGAAGAATACGACTCAAGCATTCCTGTATTTGGCTTTCTCATTCCTATCTCTGCATGCGATGGGCAATACATAGAGTTGACGAAGATATTTCGTCCGGTATGATTGCGAAGATATTTTTGCATAAAGCTTTCAATAGCCTTAATCTTGCCGATGAAATCCTGTTCATCAACGAATTGAGGGATGCCTCCTTGGTTTGAGATTATTTCAACATAGTAAAGAGTAGGGAAAGCATCTACAATCTTATCCAAAACCTCTTTACGGATTTTGAAATCTGTTACATCTGTAGGAAAGGTGTTTCCTGATATAGTTGTAATAATCGTGTCGTCTAAATCAATGAATAATACTTTTTTCTTGATTAAATATCCTTTTTCTGTCATAATTTTGCTTTTTTCTATATTGATATATTAATATCTTTATCTACGAAAATTAAGTTTGAAAAACACAGTTGTTCCGGTGTGTCTCACCATTTTTATTACAATGCAAAGATACGACAAAAAAGATGGCTTTGCAAATAAATTAATGCAAATTTTAAAACGTTATCTGTTTTTAATGAAATCATTAACAATTCTCTCTATGGTGTCTTGCTTGATAGCTATAGGGGCATCACCTTGATATTCTATCACTTGGTTGCCGCATTCCTTCCAAAATAGGTTGCTATTGATGCGTTCGCCATCTACCAAGATCCAATCCGGATGATGTTCAAACGAATGCATATTAGTTAGCGGAACGAGAATGAATAATTTATTCTCCATCTTGTTTACGAGTACCGACAAGTCATTATCATCAAATGTAATGATAACTCGATTTTCATTCTCAGATAGAACGTTAAAATCCTCATTAAAACGTTCATAAAGGTAATTTTTGATTTTCGAACAACTCATATTCTTGTAATTTTATAGGAGGGCAGATGGAAAAATCCAAGGTCTGCCCACCAAGTTAAACTTATAAGGAAATCTTCTATAATATCGACTGACAGAGCCATCCCATAAGATAGCATGGTTCTTCGCCTTGCATATCTATTCCCAGATGGTTGCATATATGTGCTACTACATGAAACATTTCATGTGTGAGACTATTTATATACTCACCTTCAGAAGTAGATTTGCAAATGAGCACAACACTTGTTTTCTTTGAAACATTTGTGTATGTCAATCCTTTGTTTGAAGAATCGGTTGAAATGTGGTCGTATGCATTCAATAATGGTTGCCCCTTACAATCAATGGAACTTAGTAAGTCCATAGCTTCGTCAACATCTTCTTGATTAGCTACATGACATACAATCACATTCCAATCGTATTTCTCCAAGTAAATTTCTTGTTTAATCATAATACATCATCCCATGGAATGCCGATACCATTATGGTTGCAATCGGCATAAAATCTATTGAAAATAAATCCGTCCGCTTGGTCTGGGTCATCCACCATATCCTTAATGAATTGAGCCAAAGCAGCTTCGTCTTTTAAAGAAGACTTAAAGAAATCGGCTCTAGCCATGTTTGCGACATAAACGAAATCGTAATTGTCGGCATTCTCCAACTTTACGTTGTTGACTTTAAGAAGTTCCTCGACTGTATCTTTTTCTGTCGGTTCAACTTTTTCGAGCTTACCAGTTGTTGCGTTTGTCTTGCGCATTAAGGTAATAGCCCAATCGCACATCTTTTTATTGAAGTGCCAGCCATTGTAGCGAAGGTATGCAATCATCCCTTCCGGCTTCATATCGTATGCGTCAAGTGGTATTTTGTATCTTCCCATAATAAAAGCTTTTAAAGGAGGTGGAGATTTCTCCCCACCTCAAAGTGTAATACTAATAGCGATAACCGCCACCTCTGCGACCACCATGTCTTTCACCATAGCGGTCATCATCGTCATCCCAATTGTCTCGGTAATCCGGCATTGGGTTTCTGTGACCCATTCGTCCATACTTGTCATCCCCCATTTCATCAATGCAGTGCATGAGTTTACCACCATACTTAAGCATCTTCTCTACAAGTTCTGACATTTCATTTACCTTGTTTTCGGTAATTTCTATCATGTATCCCATAATGATTTACTTTTTTGTATTAACTTTTTCCAAAGCCACTGACAACATAGACTTAATATCGGTCAAAGTTCCCTTCATTCCGCTAACCTCGCTTTTGAGGTTATTGATGTCTTCTTCCTGTTGTCTGTCTTTGGCTATTTGTGGATTCAAGACGGCACGCATCTTTGCGCACTCTTCCATAACCTTTTTGTGGTATGGCTCGCTTTCCACAATCTCCTTAGAATGCCGATACATAGCCTCAACTTCCGCATCCATAGCTTCACGGCTTTCAGAAACCACGAGGTTTTCCGAATTTGCGATTTGCATATTGGATGGGAGTTGTTTGAACTCCATTTGTTCATTAGGCAATTTTACGACAACATCAACGGTAGTCTCCATTGGTTGTGGGTTGAATTGCCCAGGAGTATATGTCGGGAACTTAGGTTGTGGGTTACTGACCGACACAACCTGTCCGATTTTAAGACTTGGGTTTTCACCCTTGTCAAGCACATAGAATATGCTGTTAGGTCGAAGTCCTTGAAACATAGCTTTGTAATGTTAATTGTTAAACAATACCCGTCATTAGCTGAAGGGTGTTAGTATCTCGCTCGAACCAAAACTGATAAACTCCAGTTCCTGCAATGTCGGCTACCGTCAAAGGATTGCCGTTGAACTTAGTTACAGCTTGGGTTACGCCATTGGTCTCGAAAAGGATTGGCAGCGTATTTGTCGTACCAGTCGGAATAGCTTGATGTAGGTTCACAAAGATAGTTCCCCTATAGTTAGCATTCACGAAGGCGTGGTTTCTGAACGAGAAAACGACATTTTCGGTGTTCACCACCACGCCTGTAGATGCGATAGCTGCCGAGCCGTTACGATTAACCCATGCAAAAGGTCTCATCCATAACATAGCAGCCTCCTTTCCTAATTAACCCCAAAAGCTTGCATTGTTGACACCATTCAGACCATATAAGCCTGTTTGCCAAGCAACACAATTTGGAACAGCAGTAAATGGACTGTAGCTGGTTGTGACAGTTGATGGAAGCTTACACTTGATACCATCTACCTCTTTTTGCAAGCCAGCTAACATAGCGTTGACAGGTGCCATAGCTTGACCTACAATCTGCGAAGTCATGGCAGAAGACTTATAAGTTCCATTCTCTTCACGAAGATGGTCTATCTTGTCCTGCATATCTCTGAGTTCTGCTTGGCGTTGGCCATTAACTACGGTCTGAGTACTATCTTTAATAGCATTCAAAATGTCGCATGTCTGACCCTTGGTTTCGAAAGCAACATTAGAAAAGCCTCGTTCTTGACCTACGGCTACATTGTTGATGGCATTCTGCAAAGTGCCAGTCTGCTGACACATAGCCAACTTGACGTTTCCGTCCATAGCCGTAATATTGTTATTTACACGGCAGCAGCAATCAGCGAGTTGTGATGCAATCTGCATGTTACCTTGCTGAAGAGCGTTGATGGTTTGCATTCCGCTCATGCCTACTTGGTTGCCCACGTTCTGAACTTGGGTTGTCAAGGCAGAGATTGCTTGTTGAATCTGTCCTTCAGTACAATTGAGCTGAGTAGCGAGATTACTGAGTGCATTACGATTGCCACCGATAGCATCCATAAGCAAGGAACGACCATAGTCATTGTTGATTTCATTGGCTAGACCAGCGCCATTGCCACGACCACCAAAGCCGAAACCATTACCGCCCCAACCACAGAAGCAAAGGATAAAGAGCAGCCAAATGAACCAAGAACCATCGCCATTGCCGAATCCGTTATTACCCTTCATCGCAAGAAGAACGTTTGGGTCAACGCCTCTCTGTTGGAGCAAAGGAGCTATCAAGCTCATCATTCCTCCATTGTTACCTGAACCCTCTGGATTAAAAACATAAGTTTTTGATGTCTCCATAAGAATAATCTTTTTGTGTTAAACCTTTATTAAACTAACTCTATGTAACGTTACGGCTGCAAAGTTACAAATAATAAGCAAAAGGTTTAATAACTCTATCAAACTTTCTTTTAATCACTAATAATCAAGTAGTTAAGGTGATAGAAGGTAATGTCATACTTCCGGATTCATCGAAATCAAAGGCTTGTTTGCAAATTCCGTTTGCAGAAAACGAAAAATGCAAACGGAACTGCAAACGGAAATTAAGCACGCACAAACTTGAAACCAAATTTTTCAGTATAGTATTCCTCTTTAGGGTGTCTTTTTGTCTCGGAGTCATAGCAGAGAATAAACGGCTCACCCTTAGAGTAGAAATAGTTATAAGACTTTCGCAAATACATCTTTGCATTCAAAGCCTTTGGGGAGAGCTTTCTTATTCTTAACCTAGTTTCTTGAGGCTTACCCGACAACACTCTAAGTTCATCCATTTTATATTGCATGTGAAGTTTTCTTCCTTTACTAGCATACTTTTCTTTATTCCAATAGCTTCTCAAAGACCTGTTACGCTCTTTACGAATCCTATTTATCGTTTCTACATCGTGTTTCAAGCCAAGCTTACTGACTTGTCCTAATATTGTAGACTGAGGAATATTCGTTACTTCTGAGATTTCTCTCGCTGTCATCGTTTGGTACATGTCGGAGATTTTGCGGATAGTCTCATTATTCAATTTATTGTCTATTTTCGTACCACCTAAAATAGTGATATACTTGTATAATGTATGTAAGGTTACACCAGCAGACTTGGCTACTTCCTTTCGTGGGTAGTCATTGATGTGGACTTTGATATAGTCCATCTGTTCTTGTGTTAATCTTCTTGGCATTCTTCGTCCTCCTCAAAAGAAAATCCGTATTTGTTCTTGTAGAATTCTTCATCCATTCTGCGAGTATTCCGGTCATAACCTAAGATGTATGGTTCACCTTCAAACGCAAAATACCCATACTTATTTATAAGATGGTACTTGGCATGATATGATTTTATCGGCATTTCTGAAAATTTGAATTTCGTCTGCTGCGGAATACAGGATATAACTCGGAATTTCTCCATCTGCATAGTTCTTTGCCAGCTTTTCACCCTTTTGCCAATAGTTGCTTTATCATATGCTTTTTTTAAGTTAGCCAAACTATTCTTTTTAAGTCTTTCGATAGTTTCTTCTGAATGAGTAAGCTTTAGCCTTTTAGCTGCCTTGCCTACCGTAGACGGATGGCAGCCTACAATTACTGCAATCTCTCTGACCGAATGGTCAGGATATAGTTTCGTGATTTGTTCATCACGTTTCTTGTCGGGTTGCGGAACAGGTCTTTTATGTTCGATTTTACAATTGCAATCATGTAGAATCTTATACAAGAATTTCACGCTGACACCCATTCTTTGTGCCAACTTGTATCTTGGTCGTTCATTTATGTGCGCCTTAATAAAGTTTATTGTGTCTTGTTCTATAACTTTCATTTTTATTCAGTTTTTGTGGTGTGTCTCACCTGTTTTTTGCAAAGATAATGAGATTTTATTGGCAGAGCAAATATTTTAATGTGTTATAACTTAGTTTAAGGAAAAATTTAATTATTTGCACAAAAATTAATTGTGTAGTTTTCTGACTCGGCTATTTTCACATTATTATATATAAATAGCTATCTTTGCAACAAAAAAAATAAGGAAATGACAGCGGAAACTATTCAATTAATACAGACGGGAATTAATCTTCTTTGCGCATCGGGAGTTATCTCCACGTTGCTGTACTATAATAGTAGAAAACGAAAGGAGGCGGCACTCGCATCACAGGAAGAGAATAAGACTATTTCATCATATGCCGATGAGTGGAAGGCTCTCTATGAACGTTCCAACGAGTCGGTCGTTAATCTTAACAGTAAAATAGATGAATTGTATGAGGAAATCAATCAGTATCGTATTACCATACGCAATCTTAGGGATGAGAAGAACGATTTGAAGCTTGCCTTGCATGAGGCACAATGGAACAGATGCATCAAGGATGGATGCCAACTTAGAACCCCACCAAGAAAGCGAGAATCCTTAGAAACGTTGGTTGAAAAGGAAGAAAATGAGATATATCGTGACAGGGAGGATTAAAATATGGTTAAGTATCTGAAATTACTCATACAAGTTAATAGCGGACATTCAAGCAAGGCATTCTTCTTAGTGTCCGTTACTCTGATAGGTCTCTTGATGCTCCTGGTTGTCTGCTTTATCTTAGTGTGGGAAGTGGTAACTTATGGGACGATCAAGACCGATTTGATGGGGTTAAGTGCATTTGTTGGTAGTGTAGCTAGTTTGTTCGTCACGGCTGGCATTACCAAGACGATAGGGGAACGTGGCGAACATCAAAACATAAACGACAAATAGACTATGGCAGACTCAAGTATTTTACAACCATTCATTCTCTCATTCGAGGGTGGATATTCTAACAAAAAGAGTGACAGGGGAGGCGCAACGATGAAAGGCGTGACCCTAGAGACGTTCCGTAAAGTTTATGGTGCTAGTAAGACTGCATCGGACTTGAAGAAGATAACTGATGAACAATGGCATCACATATACAAGAAATATTATTGGGATGCTTGCAAGGCTGACCAAATCAACAACCAGTCTGTGGCTAATCTCTTGGTTGACTTTGCTTATAATAGTGGAGTAAGCAGAGCCGTACAAAAGATTCAAACTATCGTAGGAACAAAAGCTGATGGCATCATGGGTAATATGACCTTAGCTGCTATCAATTCATACAAACAAGGTCAATGGGCGTTGTTCGATAAGCTGAAGGTGTCACGAATTGCCTTTCTCAATGCGATTGTGAACAATGACCCAAAGCAAAGTGTGAACCTGCATGGATGGCTTCGCAGGGTTGGAAATATACAATACGGAAAGCTCGTATGTAATACCGGAAAGATAATCACTTGGTAATCTTACGAGACACAGGCTCAACTAAGGCATTAGTAAGACCATCATTCTTAATTGGGTGGTGGTTTTTTCTTCACTTTTGAAATTTTGAAAAAGAAAGAGTGGGCGAAGAAATCGTTCCTTTTGGTTTTATTTGTACCTTTGCACTCAAAAAGGAGGTTGATATGGAGCTTAGATTTGACTGGTGGCGTTGGCTCGTTACCATATTGGTAGGTTTCTTCATCATGCTGATGATGTACGGATGCCGGACAACAAGATATGTAGAAGTGGAAAAGGTGGTGCGAGACACTACTACTTACGCCCATTGGGACTCAATTATCAACGAAAGGGTCAAGCTTATTCGGGACAGCTTGCTATCTTATCATTGGGAGCAGACCGAAAAACAGGTTAAGGATTCCACATACATCAAGGATGATGTCAAGACAAGGGTAGATGAGAGTGGTAAGGTGCTAGGTAAGGATTCTACTCATATAGAGATTAGATACAGGGACAGCAAGGAACTATCCAAGGTTCGTGATAGCCTTATTCATTATAAGGAGATAGCAGAGCGAGCGAGTATATATAAGGCTCAGAGGGATAGCCTAAACAGAGAATTGAGTATCGCCCAGACCAAAAAGGAATATATTGAGAAAGACTTGGAGGGATGGGATTTGTTCTATTGGAAATTCGGTATGATTTCCTTTTGGGTCGTTTCCTTAATGCTGGTTACAATGATTTTCTTTCTCACGGTAAAATATAAGAAAAAGTTATTTTATTAGGTTGGTTTTTAGTTATTAAGGTTTTAGATTGGTTTAAGGTAACAACTTATGGAGCAGCTGCCAGTGATGGTGGTTGCTCTCTTTTTTTTGTCTTGAAAATGGCTTAGAGTGTTAAATGTTAAAATTGCAAGCGGTTTAATGTATTTGTAGTTTCTTATATGTAATTAAAATTGTATTTTGTGTTAAAAATGCGCAATCGGGGTAAAATAACACACTAAAGACCTTGCAGTCTGAAAATGAATTAGTATCTTTGCAGCGTGCTTTGTTGGTGCTGACACGCTTACAAGAATCAATAAGATTTTCCGTGGCGAAAGCCATACCACGATAATCCTTACCTAGATTTCGGTGTCAGACGAATGAAGGGTAAGGATTTCTTTTTAGAATCCTTGTTTTGAGTCGAAACATTCTTAGATTGCTCTAGGTTAGCAATGGGCAATAATTGTTGGAGTAGGCGAAACACAGATAAGGTAAACAAATAAGGAATTTATGGGAAAGCATTATTTACACATACGTATGGACTTGGTAAAGAAGTATACCTATGGTGCGTCATCGCAAGAAGTGAAAGCGCACAAGGAGACTCTTTGCTTTGCCATTTGGTGTAAGATGCAACGCAGAAATTCTGTAATATTTAACTTAACCATCAAGGATGTAAAGAAAAAACTCGGTGTAGGCTATCCAAAGGCAAGAAAATTGCTAAAGGATGTCAAGGAGGATGGACTCTTTACAGAACTTGGTAACGGGCGATTTATCGTGAATACGTTCCGTGATAAAGAAAAGAAGCCCAATAAAAAGGGCGGTCGCTTTCAAGGGGCTTACGTTTGTCGTATTCCTATTAGTAAGGACTATAAGCTAAAGGAGTTATATTCTATAGTCAACAATATTTTGTACACATCGGTTATTAGTGGTGCTCGTCAAGACTGTTTTAACGTTGGCAACAATGATTGTGCTTGGCATCAACTAACTACTAACTCGTTTGCAAAGGTTGTGAATATGGGTCATGGCTCTATATGCCGAATCAAGAAGAATCTTATCTGCGAAGGTAAGATTAAGTCCACGTATGCGGAAATGCACATGGCAGATGATAGAAACGAGGGAGAGATGGAACGAACATTGCAAAGGTTTGGTCGTAGGAACTTTACGTTTAACGTAGGTAACCTGCACTATTTAATTATACCTTGCTCTTACTCTTTTGGAGACCGAGAGACTTCTATTGCTATCAAGCACAGAATCTATGGTTATAAATTGAAGGGACATCGAATGCAAATAAAGGAAAATGGCACAATAGGAAATCTACCTGATGGCTTCTATGGTGGGTAAGTTCTATTTTGGACATTTTCATATTAGTAGTTAGTTGGAATAAGTATAGGAGTCTTTAAGAGGCTAACGTGTTCCTTGATATATTACGTGTTATTATTATATATACGAGATTATGAAGAAGATAGAAGAAAAGTACTTGGAATCAGAACATCAAGTTAGAGCTTATGATGTTTATCTGAGTTCATATCGTGTGAAAGGTGCAAATCGAGTGTTGGCTTATAGTCGATTGTATGATGGTGACAAATTCATTCGTGACAACTTCCTGGTCAACGAGCAACAAGCCGACAAAATAGAGGCTATGTTTGACTTGGTTAATAGAATATTGGAAACTTGTAAGGATATAGACTTGTTTACGATTCGTGTTTCAAACAAAACTTTTGCGAATTTAGTGAAGAATGCTGACTTTGCGGAAGAGTCTAATCGCTACTTTGGCAATATATCTAGATTTAAACGTCTGCTTGGCAAGAGGGAGGTGATAATTGTTATTCCCAATTGGTGTACCGCAAACAAAAAAGATTATGCTATTGACGAAATGGCAAAGGATTTGTATGCGAAGATACCATCTTCCCAAGTCTTTTCGGGTTTCTGTATAAAGAAAAATTGGATAGAAAAGGGCTTTATCGAAGATTTGTGGGACTTGTTATGGAAAAACGAATGGAGACAGAAAGATGGAAACTATTGTGATGATTGGCGAACATTGGCAGGTGCTTACAACTCCGTTTTGCGAACAGGCAAGAATGCAAAGTATGGAAAGGTTCAACCTAAGAAAGAAGAAACTGTTGTGGAAAGAAAAAGGCTTCTTCCAAACTATATTTGCTATACAGATGGCAGCTGCGATAACTATTCCACCCATAAGGCAGGTGGTTCTGCGTATATTGTTGTGAATACATCTACAGGTGAACTTGAAAAGGTCAAGACACACCATTGCTTGCATACTACCAATAATAGAATGGAGATGTTAGCGATAATATCAGCCGTTAATTATTGCCCGAAAGGTTCTGTCATAGAGGTTCGAAGTGATTCCAAGTACGCATTAAAGATGTTCCGCTATACAGATTGGGAAATAGGCGCAGATATAAAGAACACAGATTTAATCAAGTTGTATCGTAAGTGTGCAAAGGATAAGCTTGTTATTTTGACTTGGGTAAAGGGACATAATGGCGATGATTTGAACGAGCAAGCGGATTGCTTGGCTTTTGGTGCATATGAGAAAGCATTAAAAGAGAATGGCTTACCAATGGCTCCTGAGAAGTATCGTGCTATGAGACGAGGCAAGCAGACGGTGTTTGAAACAGATAATTAAAGATAAATTTGATTTATTATGAAAGAGTTAAGTTTTGATAAGCTATACGTAAAGTTTAGCAATTTATATTGTGAGTATCGTAGTAGAAAGCAATTCTTGAAGTGGTTGAAATCCTCAAAGAATCTTTCTGAAGAGTTGTTTGAAGTAACGCCAAGTGAAGGTGGTTCGTTTGACGTTGTGTTGTCTTTTGAAGAGATAAAGGATGTATTCCCGATTATGGAGAATTCATTGCCTAAGTACGAAAACGATATAAAGCAAGTTCTTTTGGCTATAAAGGAAATGGGACAGCTTGAAGTTGCAAAGATATGGCATGAGGATGATTGGGGTGATGGCTTTGTAGAGGATTTTTGTAAAACCCATGATATTTAATGAAGATACGGACGTTTGAACTTTGTGCCGGATATGACTCTCAACTGATGGCTTTAGAGCGGTTGAAGAAGAAATATTCTGATTTCGATTACGAGTGCATCGGATGGTCTGAGATAGAGCCAAATGCAATAGCTTTGCATAATGCTTGCTTTCCTAGTCTATCCGGCAAGAACTTTGGTGACATGACCAAGATAGATTGGAGCAAGGTAGCCGATTTTGACTTGCTGACATATTCAACACCTTGCCAGTCTGTTTCGCAAGCCGGAAAGCAGAAAGGAATAGAGGAGGGAAGCAATACACGTTCCTCTATCCTTTGGTTCACAAGAAACGCCATTATTACCAAGAGACCGAAATACCTCTTGATGGAGAATGTAGAGGCTTTGGTTCAAACAAAGTTCATTGGGTTCTTTAATAAGTGGCGCAAGGAGTTGGAATCCTACGGATATGTTAACTATGCTAAGGTGGTAAATGCAGCCGACTGCGGTGTTCCTCAGAACAGAAAGCGTGTCTTCATGCTCTCTATACGAAACGATGGTGATAAGATAGATTATCATTTTCCGAGAAAGACAAAGCTAGAGAAACACTTGGTTGATGTCTTGGAGGAAAATGTGGATGAGAAGTACTTTTTTAGTGATGACTTGCTATGTAAAGAGAAATTTGTATCGAATGAATGGAAAGAACCTATGAGTGCAGCTATAAGAACTCGTTCTGAAGGGAAGTGGATAAAAGGCGAAAAGCATAGTCCAAAGGTCGAGCTTGGAAAGAATATAGCCAATACCATTACATCTGCGAGCAAGGACTCCTTGGTTGTTCTTGGCGAGACAAGGTTGTGCATTAGGCGTTTGACTCCGAGAGAACTCTTCCGTTTGATGGACGTTGACGAAGAATACATAGACAAGATGCTTGAAAGTGGAGTGCCGAAGTCAAGTCTTCAAAAGGCTGCTGGAAATTCGATTGTTGTAGCTTGCATGGAGAGGATATTGGAGGAACTTTGGTTTTCTGAGAGTAATGTTAAGGTCGCTGATGATGGCCAGCTATGTTTATTTTAAATGTTTTAATGAAATGATGTTTTTAAATAATAACGAGAAAAAGAAGAAAGCAAATGCTATTTTTTATAAGATAGATGAGTACATCTGGGGACGAAAGGATTTTGTTACCGATTGCCCCTATGGTGAGAAAGGCAGATACACCAATGCAATTAATAAAGTTGGTGATTTGGGGTGTAATACTTGCGAATGGCAGGTAAGACATGACCCAAGTACGCAAGTTGTGATGTGCTCCCATCCAAAGGTTGAAAAGAGCAAGATTAAAAAACTTTTTAAGGATATGTGATATGGATAAGGAGAAATTAAAGAATGATTACGAGAATGCTTGCAATGCTTACTTGAAGGCATTCTGTGAGAAGCATGAATTTTACGGATTAGATAATCCGGAGACATTTTGGATAGGTGACCAAGTTGGAGGAATAGCCAATTGCGGTGATTTTACCTTCGATATGGCTACTATTGTAACTGATATAGACAAGGAAGCTCCCGAAGAAGAGTTGTTGAAGTGGTACGATTATACTATTGAAGCTAGTGAGTTCAATTTGCTTATTCCAAACTTCGATCATTGGCTTATAGGGTGTCCAAGAACACCAAGTAAATGGTTCGAGAATATGCGAGCAAAGCGCAAGGAATTTGAGGACTTGTTGAAACAAGAAAATGAAAGGTTGAAAAATGGAAAGAAGTAATCTTTTTAATCATTTGTTGAGGATATTTGATGAAGGTCTCAGTATGAATACTACCGAACTAGAATTCGGTACACTTGAAGTAACTGTAGAGAATCGAAGCCAAGACAAGAAAATCACATTCTTAGCAAAGGGCATGGAGGATGCCAAGCAGAAAGCCATGGAATGGCAGGTCGGACAAATGCTCTTGAATTGCGATGATTTCGAGGAGATTGTTATGTTCTTGGCTCAAAGAAAGAAACTTAAAAAGGAAATGTCAAATGGATAAGAATTTTAGAAGTTGTTTTTGTTGCGTCCATTTCTTGGAAATACAAATTACAAGTATAGGAAATGTTTTGAAATGCAAGAAAGGTAGCACTACGAAAGTACAAGGGAAGAGAGTGACAGAAATTGCTGCAAGGTGCAAAAACTACAAAGCGTGTGGCACACGTTAAAGAACATGGTAAGACGAATTTAAGGATACAGGTGATAGTAGCAAGAGTGTTTGAGAAAGAGAAAAATGTAAAAACTTTAAAATAAATGGTAGAAATCATATTAGATAATTAAAATACATTAATAAAATAAAGAAACACATTAAAACGCTTGCATGTTTCAAATATTCTTTGTATCTTTGCATTGTAATTAAGAAATAAAGGTTATTAATTTGAAAAGGTGAGACACACCATAAAAACTGGTGATAATGACAAAGAAAGAAATTTTAAAACAATGGCTTGATGAGCCGAAAGTGAAATATTGTGGCAGTTCAAATTTTACGTTAGGTTATGGTGATGGCTGGGATTGGGTTAAAGATACTCTACGACCAGCTATCACGAAGAATGCGATGTTCCTCAGATTCTTGGAGCATGGTTTCTGTGAGATAGAAGAATTTCTGAAATCCAAGTCCGAGAAACCGAGCGAAGAGGATTGTACCTTGTATTCTGTTGGATACAAAGATGGAGTCACTGATGCCATGATAGCAATAAAGAACAGATTTGAAATATTTAAATAGGAGGTTTTGATGGATTTAGGAAAGGCGATTAAGACAATTAGGGTAAGCAAGGGCTTGACCCAACGACAACTGAGTAAGGCTATCGGTTGTAGCGAGACAAACATGTTGTTTATGGAGACAGGAAGAACGTTTCCACGTAAGAGTAAGATTGATGCAATATGCAAGGTATTGGAGATTCCGATGTCATATTTGTTGATGTTCTCTATTACACCGGATGATATTCCGGAAGATAAGCAGAGTTTGTATACAAGCATCGTTGAGCCGATGCGTAACGAATTTATTAGGGAGTTGTTGCGATGAAGAAAGGCTATTATTTTGTGGCTAAGTATGTCAAGAATGGCATAACACGAATATGTACAGGTACACAAGAGACGATTGAAGGCTATTTTGATTTCGTCAGTGCTGGAAATTTTATAGCAAAGGAACATAATGTTGATTTCAAGGACGTAATTGTAACTTTTTGGTCAGAGATTAATTCAGTAATGTTGGATAAATATAAGAAAACATTAGGAGAGCAGAATAATGGTTGAATTCGAGTACGAAGGAAATATCATTTGGAAAAATTACGACTTTCATTTTATGCCTTGTGTAGGAGATAAAGTTGTGATTAACAACCTTACATATAAGATTAAGTCTCGTGTGTTCAAGTGTGATGGGAAGATAGTTAAAGTGGTTTTAAAAAAGGTAGATAATGAAATTACGAATAGTTAAACATGTTTGTGCCGATGGAGTAGAAAGAGGTATCTTGGAGTACCGCAACCATTGGTGGGAGAAGTGGAAGCCATTGCATCAGGAAGGCAAGCTGGCTTATGTTTCATATATGGGAACGAAACCATATAAGTCATTGCAGGAAGAGTGCTTTGATGTACTTGGATTGAATGAAGAACAGATAAAGGTGCGTGAACAGATGTCCCGTTATATCTTGGATGCAGAAGAGGTATATGTTGGTGCTAGAATAGGCAACGAATATCATATCGGCTATGATGTTGATAATGATGAGAGTCTTGAAACGCTTAGAAATTTGGAGGAATAGTTATGATCGGAAAGATTTTTTCGGTTAATACCGATATTGTATATCGTAGAGAGGAGAGTTTGAATCTCTTCGAAGGCAAGAAAAAACTTGATAAGGTGGTTTCCGGTCGGGTGTTCAAGGAACAAATCAAGTTGCTTGGTTTTACCATCAGGACAAAGTATTTCTATCAGATTTGCTGCCCACAAGTCAATATGAATGATACCCATGAGGTTTGCACATTGTATAGGGTTGAGGATTTGGTGAGAAAAGAGTGCTATAACAAGGTTGTTGAATATTCTATTAGAAAACATCATGCCTAGTGTTAATTGTTTCAGAAGAGTCTTGTTGAACGTAGGTGGCAAGAAGATAATTATCAGTGTGCCGCATGGAATGACCGAAACCGAAGTAAACAAGGTTATGATTGTTACTAGGGGTTATCTTCAGCAATATGTCTATGTTGAAATGGTGTTGGCAGAGTGCTTCATGCAGAAAATCGAAAAGAGTATTCTGAAGAAGAAATGCGTTAGGTTTGAAGTGAAGAAGAAGTGGGTGGACTGCAAGAAGAACCTTCGCAAGGCGATTAAGTATTATGACGCTTATGTTCCTAATGCAGATTTCAATAACGAATTCGCAATGACGTTCTATGACAAGATTAGTGAAGACTTGTACAAGTTGCGAGATAAGCTTGCGGTGAGGTTACAGAACTTAGGGATTGGTGAAAAATCGGGAGTTTATGCGAATGCAATCATCCTGTACAATCTGACCAACCTTTGTTTGGGAACTTACGAGAATATCATCCGTAAGCTGTATGAAGATTTGCATGTTAACTTAATGCAAGCGTTCAAGGATTTTGCTCCTATCTTGGCCTTTGAAAATTCTTATGACTTCATGGCATTGGTGATGGATAAGGATTTCAAAAGATTGGCTGACCATTTGATGACTAAAGAGATTCTTTCTTATTTCGATAAGGTGAGAAACGGTGTCTTCAACGAACAGACTTTGAATGCAGCCGCTGTAAATGCGACAGAAGACTTGAAAGACGATGAGAAGGATTTGCAGAAAACTTATATCGGAATTAGTGACTTTATGAAGAGTGACTATCCTTTGGAGAGTGTGACATCTAAGAAAGCAAGCTAATGAAAATCGAACCAAGTGAGTTCTTGCCTATAGGTAATGAATTTCAGAAAATCTTCGGAATAAGCTTTGGAAAATTCATTGATATGCGGTTTCTTTTAGCGAGAAAAGAGTTAGTCTTCAATCTGCTGAAGTTCACAGATTGGCTTGAAGAGTGCTATCCGGATGAGTGTTCCATTGATGGAGTGAGTTATAATACTGTTGTCGAGCGAAAGTTTGGTAAGCGAGGTGTTAAAATGATAAAAAAGCTATTGAAATGAAATACCCACGTGTCAAAGCCGTGTGATGCCCAGCGTGGGGGCGGGATTGTAAACTTAGGAGTCACACGGCTTTATTTTGAAGTTTCATAACTACAAATAGCCTATCGCTAATGGTTGTTCCCTTGGGCAGGGAGATAGTTAATACCGCATCGTAAGATGTGAACACTTAAAATTTGCCGACAACCATTGGCACTTTAATTATAAAACAGGTGAAAGTTCTTGCCGATTTCCTTGCATATATGAAAGAAATTTAGTATCTTTGCAAGTGAATTTCGGTGAGACACACCTTTCAAAAACTGGTTAAAATTTAAGAATATGATTTCATACAAGTACAAGCTATATCGGACGAAGAAGACGAAGCATTTGGATAAGATGCTCGGTGAGGCTTGCTATGTTTGGAATCACGCTCTTGCCTTGCAGAAGAGATACTATAAGCTGTATCACAAGTACATTCCAAGATTTACTATGTATAAGCATTTCTCTAAGTGTTATAAACCAACATTGCTTAATTGTCAAACAGTTAGGGAGGTGTTGGATAGATTGGATATATCTTACAAGCGTTTCTTCAAGCATGATGCGAAGCGTCCACCAAAATTTAAGAAAGCAATAGAATTTGGTTCATTTGCCTTTCAACAAAATGGCTATTCCCTTAGTGGAAACGAGTTTGTGATAAACAAGATAAAGAAGTCATTTAAGTTCTCTCTGAGCCGTCCCTACGATGGCAAGGTCAAGAGGGTGTCGGTCAAGCGAAACAAGTTGGGCGAGTACTTTATCGTCCTTTGCTTAGACAAGCAAGCCGAGTCTTACGGAAAGTCACATGATGGTGCATCCGTGGGCATCGACTTTGGATTGAAGAAGTACATGACTTTGAGCGATGGGCGTGAGATTGATAATCCTCAGTTCCTTAAAACTGACTTGTTGGAGCTTAGACGCAGGTCTCGCAACCTCTCGAAGTGCAAGAAGGGCAGCAATAACCGCAAGCGCAAGAAGCTGGAATTGGAGCGATTGTATCGGGATATTGTGAACAAGCGTTCCGATTTCCAGTGGAAGATGGCGCATGAGTTGTGCAAGCGTTATGACTTGATTTGCTTGGAGGATTTGAACTTGGAGGGAATGAAGCGTAATTGGGGACGCAAGATGTCTGACTTGGCTCATGGCGATTTCGTTGTGAAGTTGGAACACGTTGCGAAAAAATATGGCGTTCAGGTTCATAAGATTGACCGATTCTTCCCTTCGAGCCGCCTTTGTACTTGTGGTTATAAGAATGATAAGCTGTCATTGAGTGATAGGGTTTGGACTTGTCCTATTTGTGGTGCAGTTCATCCTAGAGACCTCTTCGCGGCTGAGAATATACTTCGGCAGGGCATTGCCGAATTGGGGAGTGGTAGTAAGTCACCCAAGCACTCGCAAGGGCGCAGCCACGTTAACAACCCAACAATCCCTTGCAAGTAGCGAGGGAGTATGTCAAACCAGGTCACTGGGGAGGTGTTGACACCAACAAGGGTTTAAATCCCTTGTCATCCACTAATTTTAAAAGGTTAAATTATGAATGAGTATTGTGAGAATTTGATTTCAAATGGAGTTCCTAGCTGGATAGTAGAGGAGGCTTATAAATTTACAATTGAGCCTTTGAAATCAACAGAAGGCTTGGTAGGAATTGATAAGGAAAATAGTGAGCTATATAGAAATGTCATTATCGCAGCCTACATTGAGGGTGCTAGTGCTACATTGGTAAAAGTGCAAAGATATTATGGCGGTGAGGAACATAGTTAGACAATGGAACGAGGCAACAGAAGGATATTCGTACCGCTTTAAAGGTGGAGATATTTTCCTCCGGTTGGTTAAGGCTGAAGGCAGTTATGAATTGCGTAACCCTATAGGTTATGGTGTTCAAGTAGTCAAATGCAAAGACTTGGATGAAGCAGATACAAAAGCCAAGGAAGTGCTAGAAGCGTTTTTTGAAGACAAAGTAAACATAAAAGTTATTTGATTATGGACTTAGAAATGTTGATTGATAAGATAGACTTTAGTCAAGGTGCAAGGCAGATAGCCAAGCAAGCCTTGGAGTTGGGAATGAAATATCAAAAGGAAGGTGCTTGGCATTCGGTTGAAGAATTGCCGGAGTACAACAGACGCATTGTCGGTCTGACTAAGGTTCGTAAGCGTTTCAAGCATCTGAATTTCTTAGGCGAGGAATGGTGGAATAGGTTCACGAAATCAAACGCCATCTATAAATGGGCTTATGTGGATGATTTGATATGATAGTAATCGTAGAAATCCATAATGCTATTTTGTTTTAAAGGTTTGCCCCATCACTATATAATAATGTAGTGGTGGGGATTTTTTGTGTTAACGTCAGTAAATTATCGGTGTTATATGTTATGATATATTAAAGAACAAAAGAAACACATTAAAAAGTTTGCATATTTCGGATATTCTTTGTATCTTTGCATTGTAATTAAGAAACAAGGTTACTAATTTAAAAAAGGTGAGACACACCACAAAAACTGTAAGAAGAAAGTGGAAAAGAATAATGTTTATGTAGAGGTGTTGGCAAAGATTGCCAGCCTCATGGGTAGAACAAAGGAGTCTATCCAGATGTCGTCTTCAAATACTCATACGAGTATTACGATGTTTGCCGAAAATAATAGCAAGATTATTGGAAATTGGTATTTTGATGCTTCCGATAGCAAGGAGTTGGTGGATGCTACCTTCAATGGTCTGAAGGCTTTGGTTGAGTCTCTTGAGCACAATAAGAGCAATGACGGACAAGCAGCGTAAGTACATAGAAAGTCTTATCAAGAAAGTGTTTCGTAATGCAGATTCGCAGAGCGAAATACTTTCCAGATTGGATAGGGTTAAGATTTCAAGTCATCAAGCTTCAGTAATGATACATGCATTGAAGTTAGAGTGCAATATCGGTCGCTCCGTTCCGGCATATATGTTAATGGCAAACAATCTAAATTCAAAAATGGATGAGTTCTTTAGTATATTAGGGTACGATGAATGACGTATTCTTCAAGAAGAAAAGAAGTTGATATGAAAAAGGTTATTATGATAATAGCCGTTGCCGCCATTTTGGTAGGTTGCAAAGGTAAGGGTACAAGAGTCCAAATCTCGGATTCTGTTGACAAATTCAAGGTCGAGAAATTGTTTGTTGTAGATAGTATAACAGTGTACAGGTTTTATGACCAAGGAAATGCTATCTATTTCACTAACCGGAAAGGTAGGGTAGATGCAACCCATTCTGAGTACAATCCGGTTACTCATACATACAATGACGAGGTTAACGAAACTTTATGTGAAGGAGACTAAAAAATGGAAAAGAGATTAACTAAGGAAGAGTTCCTTAAGGACTTATGGCATACTGCTAGCGAAAAGCCAAACATTAAGCAAGGAGAATGTTGCGTTACATGTTTGGTTAAGTTCAAAAACGGAAGTACGGAATTATGTGTATATTTCCGTAATCCAGAAGGATGGGTATGTGATGATATGACTCCTAAAGATTTTAAAAGATATTTTAAGGGATGGCTCTATATTGATGATTTACTTCCAAAGGAAGGAGGTAATCAATGAAATCATTTGTATTTGATGTTATGCTCAACGGAAGATTTGTTTGCACATTGAAGTATAAATATTGTGCGCTCTTCCCGATAGATTTTGAAGATTTAACAAAGTTCATCCTCAAAAAGAGACCTACTTTGAGAGGAAAGGACTATAGAATAGCGTTTTGATTATGAAAGAGTTTGAAGTTGGAGAAAGAGTAACTCTTGAAGTTACTGAGACTGATAAAGAATCTTGCAAAGGGTGCTTCTTTGATAGTAAGAAGTTTTGTGAAGTATGGCAGCTATACCCTTGTAGCATCAAAGAACGCTCAGACCATAAAAATGTAATTTTTAAAGAAGTTAAGGAGTAAAGAGATATGTTATACGAAACAAAACAGGGAAGTAAGGCTTATGAATACATTAAGAGTATTCTCGATGCTGAAGAAAAAGAGCGTCAAGCCTACATGAAAAGAGTGGAAGAAGCCGTAGGCTTCGAGTTTGAAAAATATCAGGGCTATCAGCCTAACAGAACTATCACAAGAGAGTACGAGATTACTGCTATATGGGTTCTTTCTGAGCGTTACGATACGCTAGATAAGAAGGTTTGGAAGAAGATAGACGATGTAAAATTGGAGGATGGTTACTATGTAGCTATAGCACCTAACAAGCGTAGTAAGCAAGGTAAGGCAATAGCAGAAGTACTTACATCATATAAATCCTTTACTCATCATTTCAAGATATTGAAGGAACTGAATATCGAAGTTCCGCACGTCAGCCGATTCTCCATCACCCAGCTTTTACGTCACAAAGACCGCATTTTCGTTTACTTTGATGATAGTATTAGAGCTGAGAAGCAAAATCCAGACTTCGTGGAAATCACGATAGGTGAGTATGAGGATTTCATTAATAGCAAAGATTAAAGCGTATGAATAAATTAGAATATATTCCAGGAGATATAGTAAAAATTGAATATGGAAAAGCTACTGGAAAAATAGGTTTCGTAACAATTACTTTTTTAAGAAGAAAAGGTTGCTATAGTCTTGTTGTATTTATTGGTAAAGGGTTTCAAGGTTCTTCTAAAGACGATTGGATTCAAACTTATAATGATGAGGTATCTCCGATTCCTCTCACTACTGAGATTCTAGAGAAGAATGGATGGGAGAGAAAAGTGATGAGCAGAGGAATAAAGAATAGTCATTTGGTATATACAAAACCCGATATTGAAGAATATGGATATTTCCCTATCTACATAGAAAAAGGTATCGGTAAAGAGTTTGATGTATATCTGTTTACATACAACAATGTATGTACACAAATTGCATACATTAAGTATGTTCATCAACTTCAGCACCTCCTCTTCGGTCTAGGACTTAACTCAGAAATGGAGGTGTAGGTATGGAAAAGAATGTTATACTATCCGATGAAGAGTTGGAATTACTCATAACAAGCTTGCATTGTGTTGATGAAAAAACTTACAACTGTTTTACTCGAACAAATACACCTTGGAGTGAAGCTAAAGAGATGAAAGAAACTCTAAGAGTAAAACTCATAAGAGCACAACTTAATGTTTAACGCCTTCGGGCATAAAAGATATTAGTATGAAAATAAGTGATTTGGTTAAAAGTTTAGAGAAAATAAAGGCAAAACACGGAGACTTACCTATTGCTTTTGAGATAAGCGATGATGATTGCTGTCCTATAAAGAAACTACACGTCACAAAGGTATATGACGATGATAGTACTGTTTCAGAAGCAGGTTTCTGTGAGGTAAGAAACTTAGGTGTAGGAGATAAGTATTTAAACATTAGCGATATGTTAGGTGGTTAACGCCTTCAGACATAAATAAATAGTAATATGAATGCAACAGAAGCAAAGAAGACGCTATTTGAGATTAGAAAAAATCTTATTGACGATAAGCAGAAGCATGCTATTTGGTTAGCAATCAAAGCTATTGATTATTGCGTAAGATTAAAGAAAGGATATAAATAGATAGTAATATGAAAGCAAGTGAGTTGATAGGGCATTTGCAATCTTACATCAGCTTCGTAGGCAAAGATTGTGAAGTACTTGTATTTGACAAAGCAGAAGGTGTTTCTTGTGATATTAACGAGACTACCAGTGATGGCGATTATGTGTTTCTGCACATTTCATCTGATAAATATACAACGAAGACACCAGAGTAAATAACCATCCCTTATGGGATAAATATAAGGAATATGAAGGAATTAAGAAAGAAAACATTTAAAAATGGGGTCGTGTATTGTCTTCAGTTAGAAGATGGCTTTCTTGTTGAAACTACAGACACGTTCTTACCTTATTACACCAAAGATGCAATAGGCAGACATCAAAATAAGCTCGACAACAATGAGCTTGGCGACCGTACAGAACGTTGGATGATTGGCGTTTCAACAATGAGCGGATGCCCAGTAAGATGTAAGTTCTGTGCTACAGGTAACATGAAACGTTATCGCAATCTTACGGCAGAAGAAATTGTAGAGCAGGTTGAATTTGCCATCAATAAGGCAGGTGCAGACCCAAGCAAAGCAAAAGAGTTTAAAATTAACTATACTCGTATGGGCGAGCCATTTCTTAATATTGATGCAGTCAAAGAGGCTATTCGTTTTATTACGGAGAAATATCCTAATACTCATCATTATGTATCAACGATTGGTATTAAGGGTAGTGATTTCTCTTTCATTAAGGGAAATATCACATTGCAGATTAGTTTGCATTCATTTGATGATGACAAGCGAAATTGGTTGATTCCTTATAAGAACAAAATGACAATTAAGGAGTTGGGACAGATTCGCACAGAAAGCAATTTGAAGACTACAATCAATCTTACACTTGTTGACACTTCCGATTTTGATGCAGAAAAGCTGAAAAAATGGTTTGATAAGGAGCATTTCTTCGTGAAGTTGTCTCCTATTAATGTGAATAACATATCAGAAAAGAATCATCTTGGAACTGGTGTAGTAGAAGGAATTAATTTAGTATGAAAAAGGGAATTTTTAGATACCGGATTATTACAAATCTGAATTGCAACATGAATGAAAGTACAGGAGTAAACGGAAATTGTTACTTCTGTTACCAAAAGTTCAAGTCACCGTTGCGCTTGGATTGTGATAAGATGGAGAAAACATTGAAGAAGGTTGGCGTTTTGAAAAGAGCAACTATCATGGGTGGTGAGAGTTTACTTAACCCAGAATTGGTAAAGATTGTAAAGATAGTCAGCAACTATACGTCAGATGGTATTTGTCTTGTTACAAATGGAATACTGCTTAATGAGGACATCATCGTAGCATTGAAAGATGCTGGATTAACAGAGGTTGCTATCAGTGTGTCTTCTATCGAGCAGTACGAAAGACGTAGAGACATGGCACTTCAGTGTAAAGAGATTATTCCAAACACAAGAATAAACATTCCTAAGTGTAAGGAAAGCTTGAATCCACAATTGTTGGAAACAATACTGGAAGATGGCTTCTATAGCATTGTTTGTGAAGATTTACAGGCGAGATATGGTGAAATAAGACTCCCAGAAGGTTCTGTAAAGGTTGGTGATGACGGATATGGATTTTACGATTACAAGTGGAATGGTCATGCATTTGGAGTATTTGGCAATTATGGGAAGTACAACAAAAGCGATATTATCGTAACTCCTCTTGGAAATTTCTGTGATTGGGAAAAGTATTGCAAGGCCGTTAAGAACAATGAGCTTGTAAGAAGAAATAATCATATTGATGATGACAAAATTGTGCATTGATTTCGGAAGTGGCTATAATCCAAAGACCGGATATAAAACTTGCGATATAACAACCTTTCCACAATTGGACTTCCAGTATGATGGGAAAGATGAGATAGTCGGACTTAGAGAAAAATCAGTAGATGTATTCTATCTAAGAAACGTTGTTCATCATATCCCAGATTTACAGAGAACCTTCACAACCTTGAAGAAGTATCTGAAGGTAGGTGGAAAGCTAGTTATCATTGACTGCAATAAAGGTCATTACAAGACAAATGTATTTCTTGACAATTTGTGGTATAGATTTATTGGCAACAACAACGAAATCTTTATCAGTAAACAGTATAGAGATTACATCAATGTTTTGATAAAGTTAGGCTTTAAGCAATTATATTATAAATCATTTAAAGAAAAGGAGATTACTAAGTATGAATGCAATTAAGAATCAATTGGAAAAGATGGGTTACGATTATGCAGTAGCAATCGCAACAAAGGCTGAAATTGAGAATGGAGCTGCTTGTGGTCAGCTCGCTATTATTTGTGAGTAAGTAATTAATCACCCTCTCCTGTAAAAGGGAGAGGGTAAAAAGAAAGTATATGGCTGGTATGGAATTTGGAAAGTGTGATATTTGTGGCAAAGAGGCTGCTTTATCACGTACATATTTTAAATACAGAATAGGTAGTTGTGAGTGTTGTGGAAGCAAATTGCGTGATGGCTCAAATGGACATTTTGAGGTTGTGCATCATTGCAATAAATGTGTTCCTCATTTACCTACTGTTATTCATCCTTTATTTAAGGCTTTAGATGGTAAAGTTTATAGAGCAAATATTACTAACGTTTTGCCATTTGAAATTGAAGGTAAATACATTATCGAAGAACCAGTAATTAAGGAGGATAAGCAATGAGCAAAATGAACGTTAAGGAGTCTCTTTTAGAAGTTGTTAAAAGCAATAACTTAGAGATCATAAAAATTGATTTATTCAACGATTTTGAGTTGTTCGTAAGGGAAGGCACTAGGGAACGTAATGAGTATTGCAAGACTTATGCAACATTAGACGATTTGGATTTTGCTATAGAGGCTTTCTTGCTTAATGATGAAGTACGTGGAATTGTATACTGCCAAGATAAAGACACAAAAGAACCTGTGTGGATTGAACCTTGGAGTGATGAATGCTATTCTTGGTGGCAGGTTAGCAGAGTTCCAAAGTTTTATAAAGATAAATCTTTAGTAAGAAAAGTAATTTACTAATTAAAAAATTGGAGGAATAGTTATGTCTTGGTTAGCAATAGATAAAGGTGGCTGTGAACATATTTTTGCAGAAAAACCTTGCAGAAATGAAAGTAATACATTATGGATTTGCTCTGTCGTATATTTATATGGGCAGAGGTACGCAAATACCGGTTGCTGTTACCTTCCAAAAGGCAGCATCAAGAAGCTCATCGGAAGAGAACTTACTTGGAACGATGAGCCAGTAGAACTTAAAGAAGATTGATATGGAATGGGATGTTAAATTTGTACTAGCAAAGCTTTTGAATGATATGAAGTATAAAGAAGCCGTAGAGTTAATAAATGCCCACAATGATAATGTTGATGCTCAGGATGTAGATATTTTTATATCAGGATTTAGCTTAGTATACTCAGAGCTTCTTAATCCAATATTACCAATATTGGAGAGATACCTTTCTTCTAGTGCCATTTCTTGGCAAGGAAGAATGAGAATAGCTTTAGCTATACAGCAATGCAAGAAACTTAAAAAGAATAATTATGGTAAGAGAATTTGAAGTAAGTATTAGGGGTACTATTGATTCTAAGTGCAAAGATAGTGACGATGATATTATAAAAGCACTTATGAATGGAGCAGATAAGTATTTCTATCCATATTGTTGTAGTAATGAACATATAGAGCATACTAATAGTACTGCTCATAAAGTTAAATAAAAATGAGAAGTATGCACGAAAAAATTATAGGAGCAGGAGTAGCTAACTTATTTATTGAGCGAATGAAGTTAGAAGGATGGTTGCCAATTAAAGAGTATTTCAAGATGGAAAAACTTGGAATTGAGCTTGATTGGGTATTGGTTCTTACTATGGAGAATGATGGATTTATCGCAATACCAATGGTAGCAGAATATCGTGTTCCACATAAAGATAGTGGGCGAAAATCTGGTTGGTATAAAGATGAGATTGATAATCCAAATAGGAGAATTGACGATTGGACTAATGTCATCATGTTCAAACTTTTAGATAAGCCTAATATTGACGGAATAAGGGATTCTATTCTTGACAAATATAAAGAGGCCGAAGGTATTACAGATACTCATGCTTATAATTTGTCTTTCAATGAGACGGTTGTTAAACAATGTAAGGGGATTAAATGATTATAGCTTATGAAATTAGAAGACATCAAGTTCAAGGCTAAACGTCTTGACAATAACACTTGGGTAGAAGGTTACTTCTATGTTGAATGTGGTAACACTTACATCATCGAGGATAGGCAGAGTGAATCAATGCTTAATAGAAATGATGCACATCAGGTTGACCCTTCTACAGTCTGTATGTCCACAGGGCTGACAGATTGCAAAGGTAATGAGGTTTGGGAAGGTGACATGCTTTCAAATGTTACCAATGATAGTCCTGACGGAATAGTAGTGTTTAAATATGGCGCATTTTGTTTGCTCGCTAAGAATGGTCGCGACTTTTGCGTTGCACTAACATACCTTATGAGTGAGAAAGATTCATTAAATAGATTTAAGGTTATTGGCAATAAATTCGATAAAAAGAAGTAGCGTATGATAAAAAAGATATTAGAAAAAGTAGTTCAAAGACTGAATGCTTTAGCCACAAAGCTTTTTAAGGAAGAGACTTATCCTTATCCTCCTCTTTCAAGAAGAGAACGAAGAAAGTTTGAACGTGACAACATAAAAGCTGAGAAGAATATAGCGTTATGTCGTAGATGTATGAAGAACGCTCCTAGTTGGTGGTGTCCAGGAGAACGTTGCTATTTCTTCCCTTATCGAAGACACGTATTATTAGGAGATAAAAATAAGTAGCATATGGAAATTGTAATTTTATATATAAGTGTTAGTCTTATTTATATATTACTTGCTTGCTTAGATGGAGAGGATGTTAAGCCAAAATGGAAACAATGGTTAGCTGATAAACTAGGTATCAAACCAAAGATAGAGGTTAGATATATAAAGCCACAAGTTATTAAGCTTCATTCAAGTGTTACAATGTCAAACTTTGAAATGCAATACTATTGCCGTGACAAATCTGGCATGGAGCAATTGAAGAGAAGAGCAATAGAATGTGTGTATGATGGCATTCTTAGGGAAATGAAGGCAAATGGATTGGTTTCCATTTCGCAATATAAAGACATCTATACAAATAGCACAATTTATGAGGGGACATGTAGTATTTATAAAAACAAGTAGTATATGAAGATAAGACAAGCTAAGAAAATCTTGAATATGATGGAGAGAGGAACGGACACACGTTACTTCGATTCAAAATATACATTCAAGAAAGAGAGTAGATTCATTCCTAGATTAAAGAATCTCTATCAGAAAGCAACTATCAGATGGAATAAGGTAAATATGCCGAGTGCCAACGTTAGTTTGTTTCGTTCAATTTTGAGAACTTCAAAGGAATGCGGTCGTTGTAAACATTTCAATGGTATGTTCGCAGGAAGATGTACTAAACTACATGAGTATGTTGAAAGCAGCGATTGGTGTCATGGAACGTTTTTCCATAGAAAGTGAGGTTGATATGAAAATAAGACAAGCTAAGAAGATAATGAAGCAAGTCTATAAGACTAGATATTGGGCTTATAGGCAAGGCTATTATTGTGGCAAGAAAGATGCTGGAAAGCTAGCCGGAGACCATCGTTTGTTAAAGGCTATGCGTCTTACAAAGAAGTGGAAAAGCCGCAAGATACGAAACGAAGCGAATAAAATGTTGAAGAAAAATCCGTTAAAACCGAGGGATCTTCAACGTAGTGTTTTAAGATTAATGGGATATGGATGTAGCAAAGCTTAATCGTAAAATTCTAGGTGTAGACCTAGAATACAAAAACGTTTATATTGATGCGGAGAACACAAGAATGATACGTGCCAAATTACCTTATGGGTATTGCGATTTGGTTCGCACAGATGTGTGGAATGGTCGTGTGAATCATCCGGAAGAGCATGATATTGTAAAATATACGGCAATCTCTTGGTATATGGAAGAATTTGTCGGTGGAGTTGATTTAGGTCGCAACTACATGCATGCTAAATATAAGTTCTTTGAGTTGGTTGTGAATAAAAAATATATTTTGGAAATGAAACATAAGAAAAATGAAAATGCTAGATAATAAGTTAATCATAGATATTCCTAAAGGAATGGAAGTGGACATTGAAAAAAGTGACTTGAAAGTGGGCATTATAGCATTCAAGAAGAGACCCTTCAGCTATGAGGATGTTATATCTACTTTAATAGACCGTGGCCTTAGCCCAGTCGTTGCTAATGTTACTAATAGTAATGTAGAGAAAATTGTTGCATTGGATAAGTTAATGGATATAGCTAAGTGTTATAATGGAGATTGGAAACCGGATTGGAATTCTAATGAACATAAGTATAATATCATGCGAACCCGTGAATATGGTATTACTTCTTGTAGTAGTTATAACGAGGGAGCTATTTACTTCAAGAACAAAGAAGATGCCCAAGCCGTTATTGATAATCCGAATTTCAGAAGCATTCTTGATGCAATCTATAAGGACTAAGGCTTATGAAGGAAATGTTCTTTAAAAGTGTAAAGTTCCGTGAAGTTCAGCATTTGGCATTCTCGGATGAATATATAACTGCATACGTATCGGTGAACCATGTTCCTAAGATATACCTAAGTGTAAATACACCTCGTGATGAATATGGGTTTGTGAAAGGTAAATCAAAGCGTTACTTTAGAGTGGGGTTTGGAAAATGGCTCACCGAACGAGCGTTTGTTAAGAAATATTTTAGTGAAGAATAAATGAATATAAAAAAGACAGACATGGAAGAAAAGATTAATAAAGCGGCTATCCTAAAGGACAAGCCGAAAGGTACAAAGTTGTATACTATTCTATCTGATAGTGAATGTTTTCTAAACGAGGCTTCTGAAGATAGTATTTACATTGATATAGATAACAGAGAACGTTTTTGGTGTCTTTCGGCCTATGGTTCTACTCATTCATTTCCAAATGGATGCGTGTTATTGTTCCCATCTAAGGAAATGCGTGATTGGTCTAAGTTCGCTTGGAAGAAAGGCGATTTGCTTATCAATAGTAGTGGATTTCAGTGCATTTTCAAAGAATGGGCTTCGGATGATTATACAAAGTTCAACGGATGCTATTCTAATAGCAGGGATGGTTACGAAGACGTATCAAATGCAGAAACAGCTAAGTTTGACAAGTTAGATAACAATATTGCCTATGGATATGTCAGAGAGATTGAAAGAAAATTAGGTGGCATACTAAACCTTGAAACTTTGGATATTGAGAAGGCTCAGCAAGAGTTCAAGGATGGTGATATTGTTTGTATGATGGATAGATTTGATAATTATCGCTTTATATTTATTTATAGAAATGAAGATGATGAAAATTTTTACTATCATGCGCATATAACAAGAAATGGTTTTGTAAATTTAGGCGAGAATGAATATCTTAGTAAACCTCGCAATTATTCAGTTCATTTAGCGACAGACTTAGAAAAGCAGCAGTTATTTGATGCTCTTGCAAAGAAGGGCAAGGCTTGGGATGCTGAGAAGAAAATGATTGTTGATTTGAAGAAAAAAGTCGAGCTTAAACCTTTTGATAAGGTTGTAGTAAGATGTAGCGAAGCAGATAGATGGTCTATAGATTTCTTTAGTTATAAAGCACCTAACGGATATATATGTACAGGAGACGCTTGGTTTGGATATTGTCTTCCTTACAATGAGGAGACTGCAAAGTTAATAGGTACAACTAAAGATATGGAGGTTTAAGATATGGACGAAGCTTTTAAGAAAGAACTTATAGAGCATTGTAAAAGACAAATGCAACGCTTTGAGAGAATGGGAAGAACAGATTCTTTCGCATATAAAGAACATACTGTTTTACTTAGTTTTCTTGAACGTCCATATTTACATTTTTAATACAACAATAGTTATGATAGACGATAAGAAAATAGAAGGAGCCGCAAGAAGATACAGCAAAGTGATTGTGATAAGGAAGAAGCCTTATTAATTGAAGAAGGCTTTAAGGAAGGTGCTGAGTGGGCTATCAATGATTTCTTGAAGGACTTGTGGCATCAAACAAATAAGAAGCCAGAAGGATATGATGAATGGATATTGCTGCACTATAGTGTAGGCAACTATTATTCATTAGCTCAAGTCAAAGAATTCAAGTCTTGGAAAGGATTTGTTGAGAATATGCCTATAGACGGGTGGTTCTATATTGATGATTTATTCTCAAAGGAAGGAGGTGAATGCAAATGACCGATGCAGAATTTAATAAGTTTGTACTTGTATTAGAGAACGAGGCGTTTCGGTTTTCAAGAAGCCAAAAAGAATTTAAGGAACATCGAGTAGTGATAGAGCAGTCTTTCAAGATAGGAGGGCTGTTCATTCTTCGAGAGTTGGAAAAGTATTTTAATCAAAAGAAGTAAGCGTATGATATTATATGAGAATCAATGTTTTGAGCTTTTAAAAGCTCTGTGTTATAGTGTCCCACAGAATCCAAATGTCGGTAGGTTTGAGATTGCAAATGTGATACTTGACACATTACAAAAAATAAAAAATGCGGATATTTAACAGCTTTCGGGCACAAATTTAAAGATAATGACAAAGGAAGAAATATTGGAAAAGGCATCTGATTTTGAGGATGAAGATGAGTTTGTGAAGTGTGATAGATTGCCGTTAATTGAAGAATTGTGGCTTTTACATCAGCTAGTGTATATCGGCTTGTCTTGTACCTATACAGGTCGTGGTTATATAATTGAGAAACTTAAAGATTAGTAAAATGGAAGCAAATGATTATTTGAAAGCCATGCAAGCTATGGACGAATTGGATAGACTTGTAACTAGTGTTTATCCGGATAAGTTTAAGTTGGTCTGCAAGAAGCATGGAATAGATGAATGCGAGGCGATGAATATGTATTCGTACTTGCAAAAGATACATAAAGGTCAGTCTTGGTTAGTTAGATACAAGCCATTGGAATATCTAGAGCGTGTATTAACACTAGCCAAAGAAGCTTATGCGTCTTACATGAACAACGGCTTGATTCTAAGTATGGTCAATTTTGGTGATAAGTACACAAGAATACTTGTAATCTTTGAGAAAGATGGCGTAAGAAGCCAACAGGAATTTGACCTTAGAGAGCAAAGAACATATGTTGATATAGCGGACTTTATTGGAAATGGTTACTCCATCGTATCTGTTATCCGTCAGTCTGACAATGTTGACAGCGAAAAGTTTGTTGGAGAAAAGGATGAGCGAAGTCATAGTATTCCTATTTACGATGGTGATGTAATGCTTTGTTACGTGAATAAACCGGAATTTTGGAGTTCAGATTGGCGTAATAGCGGACTTTATATTTGTGAGAGCGGCTCATATCATAGATTGCTATACACCCCGAATAAGGGGTACGTAAGACATGGAGAGCCTGATGTAGATGAAGACTTCACACTTGATATTGGGGAAGAATCCTTCAGTAGTTATGTTATGACTTTAACCCAGTCTTGGTATAAGTTGGGTAATGTTCATGCAGGTATAGGCTTTTTGAAGGAGAAAGAATAGAAGAGTAAAAGGAGAGGAATATCATTTCCCCTCCTTTGCCTTAATCTCCAACTCGATAGGCTTGCCGCAATGGGGGCAGATGATAGCCGGAGATTGCGGAACGGATGGCACTATTTCGTCTTTGAAGAAGTCACCGACTTTGCACCCTAATACATCGGCAATACGCTGTAATGTCCTCATCGTAGGGTTACGGCTGAGGTTTTGGGTAAAAGTAACTCTTGATATACCCATTTCTTTAGCTACCTGTTCGATAGTAAAGCCCTTTTCTTTAATTATTGATTTAACGTCCATATTTATAATATAATAATGTATGATTGAATTTCGACTGCAAAGATAAGAAAGTTTTTTGAAACTACCAAATTTTTCTCTTGTATTGATTGAATTAAATCATACAATGTGAAGTTCTGTTAAGAAAAAGGTCATACATACCTAGTTATGTTAAAATATGATTAAAGTCATTCGTTTTCTTGAAAATATTTTAGTTTGTATGATTTTATTTCGTATCTTTGCAATGTCTTTAAGAGATAAAGGCTTTAAAGTTTAACTATTAATTGCTGCTATGCAGCCGAGTCGGCACTCGTAAAACGGTTTGAGGATATGACTACTTCAATTAAGAACAAGATGAGAAAGGTAATGCAGTTGGCACATAGAGCCTATCAGTTGAAATCAAGTTCAATGTCTTGGGTTGAGTGCTTGAAACAGGCTTGGCAGGTCGTAAAGCTTGAGGCAGCGATGAAGACCAAGGTGGTAGAGTTCTTCTTCATGAAGATGAATGGTGAGGTAAGACAAGCCTTTGGTACTCTCCTTCAGAGTCACATTGACTATACTCCAAATGGTACAGGGCATGCAGCATCAAGAGATTGCATCCGCTATTGGGATGAAGAAAAGGGCGCATGGAGACAATTCAAGGCTTACAACTTCTTGCGAGTTGCATAAAGATATATACACGTTCTAAGGTGTTTGGCGAGGCTTTAATAGGGGTGAGCCTTTAATCACCCCTATAGTTAAGGACTTTTAAAGTATTTGAGATATGGAGACAATCGCTAAGTGTTTGAAAGAAGTGTTCTACAAAGGGCATCATATTACCAAGGTGGAGGACGTATTTGGTCAGGTATCCGTTCGCATTGATAATATTGCTGAACCGGACTATGCTAGCATAGCCGATGCAAAACGAGTAATCAATGGTAAAGCCCCTAAATGGTTTACGGATGGTTATATGTGGGACGAAGCCAGTAAAAAGGTCGTAAAAGACCCTAACGCTTTCCGATGGGAGGAGTAAGAAAAGATAAGGTAAAGAACTTAATACAATTGGTTATGGAAAAGTTTATCAATGATGGTGGTTATGTCTTCGAGAAAACAAATGAGTTTCCGGATGGCTATGAGATTTGGGCGATTGGTCGAAGAAATTTCGAGCACAAAGGCTACGTACCATTGTGCGAGGTCGATGAGAACTGCAACGTCAAAAGAGATACCTTGAAGGCTTTGAAAGTCAAGGATGAAGCATTAGCTTTGACATTGCTCTATGAAGCCGTGAAACGAGGAGTTGACAAAAAGAAGTATAACAAAATGATTAATGCATAAGAAAATGGATGAGAATTTTCTGAATGTGCTCTATATCGAGCACACAGACAAAATAGGCGTTTTAAAGGACGATAAGGACGAAAGGGTATCTATTATCCTAGGTACGGATAAAACGCTTGTAGAACGTAAGAGAGAGGGTAAAACGTACCTTCTTGTACCTTTGACAAAGAACCACACCTTTGTCTGCAAGGATAATAGTATTGATGTGGATGGTGAGCGGTTCGATTCGGACATCTTTTTCCGCAAGGACGCTTGTCAGTGGATTGAGATTAACAAAGAAATGCTATTCAAGGTAGCGTAATGAATAAGGAGGTTTAAGCTATGAAAGTATATGTAGTAATTTCTTCATACCAACATGGATTAGGTGAAGCTGTTGAAACTGATGCAGAAGTCTTCGATACCAGAGATAAGGCTAGAAAGGCGATAAGACACAAAGGAATGAACACTTTGGAGAATTACAAGCGAGTTTTGGATTGCGATGATTATCTATACAATATCTCAGATTCTTTCTTTCATATCTCAGACAGCGAAGGAGAGACGTGGGATAATTTCGATATTGTAGAACGAGAAGTAAAGTAATAAGACTATGGATATTAAGATTATCAAAGACATCTTAGATGATGCAAAGGAGTGCGGTTGCATTGCAGGAATTTCACTCTCTAATGGGCAGTTAACTCATGCAAACTTTAGCAAATCAAAGTTATTTGATTTTACTGCCGATGTTCTTTATAACAAAAAAAAGCATTTGATAACTATACTTGGTGAGAACGGAAACAGAGATTACATTGATAGTGACTCTATCATACGTATCTTTATTAGAGAAGGTGTTTAACAATTGATTAGATAAGAATATGGATGCAGGTCATGTGAATGTGATATTAGGCGAAGCCGAGGACAAAGGTCTTAGAGGAAATATCAACTTGGTAGGTGGAGCAAAAATAAGTTTCGACTTCAATGGTATTGGTATTGAAACATCTTTCAATTGCAATACAAAGAACAGAACACTTATGATTGGAAGTGGAAGTACAGTAGTGTTTACACGTAAATATATTGATTGTAGCTCTATCCAGTATATTGAAGTGTTTGAACGTACAAAATAATTATAGGAGACAAGAATATGAATATACTAGACTATTATGAGGTTGTCACCTCAAAGATTTTCAAGTTGGAAAGCATGAACGAGGGGCTTGTATTGATAGCACCGGAGCAGGAGGTAGATGGAGTCCGTTCCTTGATGGTGGGATTATATGTTCCTGAGCATGAACGATACAAGATATATACTTTCCGTTCATCTATGAACGAGGGCGAACTTGGCGACAAGTACAAGGCGATGGTCGGCACGATGGATGTACTTAAACCGGATTGGGACAGAATTAGAAAGAAAAGACGGAAGAGGATTTAACCTCTTACCGCCTTAAGGATGCATTCGTTGATGAAGTCACTCTTGTTTCCGTCTAAGGAATTGAGGATGTCGAGCGTTTCTTCTGTGGCAGAAAAGAACATACGTTTAGCGCATTTTTTCTTGCGTCCACACCCTTCTCTTGCACCTCCCCATGACTTGGTTGTCTTTTCTTCGTTTGTGCCCATACGTTAAAAATTTGGTGGTTTGAAATAAATTTCGTACCTTTGCAACGAAATCCCAAGGTGGGAGGCGGTGGTGTGAACACTACCTCCCTGTTGGAAATCTAAGCTTTACAATTCAATTGTAAGAGCAACTTTGATTTTCCAAATCCGAACTGAAATGTAAACTCTCATACGGCTTTGGGATTTCATTTCACCTACTCTTTCAGGTTTTCGGCATCCCCTTTGCAATCTCTCATTGATTACACAGCAAAGATACGAAAAATATTTGAAATATGCAAACTATTTCAAGATTATTTTAAGAAAACATGAAAATAAATTAGAGTTTCCTTGCATTTCTCGAAGGTTTTTATTACCTTTGCGAATGTAAACATCAAAACAATGAGCTTATGAAAGTATTATCAATTCGTCAGCCGTATGCTTGGTTAATCGCTATCGGCTGCAAGACCATTGAGAATAGAACATGGAATAGAAAGTTCCGTGGTCGTTTCCTTATTCATGCTAGTCAAGCTAAACCCGAAAAACTTGACGGATGGCAAGAGAGCGCAATGAAGAAATATTGCCAAGAACATGGTATTGTTATTCCAGACTTCAAAGACTTGCCAACGTCAGCTATTATCGGCAGCGTAGAGTTGGATGATATTCAGTATCATGAGGCTTATCCGGATGCATTTGCTGAAGATTTCCAATATCATTGGTTCTTGAAGAATGCTAAATTGTTCGATGAGCCGATTAGAAACGTCAAAGGCAAGTTATTCCTCTGGGATTATGAGTATAATGAAACCGAAATGTAAAATAACAATACTTTTGTAATAAAAATACAAGTCTTTGAAAATTAGCGCAAAAGTATTTGTTCTCCTATGGGTTAGATAAGAAGTAAATGTAAAAATAAAGAAAGCCTCAACCTCTAACGAGATTGGGGCTTTTACAGTTGTCCTAGTGTGTCTCACCATTATTATTTCGTTCAATCAAAGGTAAGATACCTTTCTCCTTTAGGAACTCATAGAGAAAGAAACGCCCTTTTTGAGTCCATTTCGTGTTGTATTTGATGGTTTGTTTTCCATCATTGTGCGTAATGGTCACTGGCTCGCTATTCACATATCCCTTATCCAAATATTGGCGGTACAAGACCCATTGGTCAGAAACCTTGTGCTGGATACCATGCTCATGCAACAATTTGTTGAATGCTTGCGGACTCATTCCGTAATCCTGCGCCATTGATGTAATCACGCTTGTGCTCTTGTTCTTCATCATCACATCGAAGTAAGTAGTCTTAGGCTTCATTGTTGTAATCTGTGCGCTCAGTCCGACAATCTCCTGCGATGCCTTGGCAAGTTCCTCTCTCTGTTGCTTGTTCTCCAAGGTCAGTACTTGGTTCTTCTCGAACTGGTCAGCCCAAGCTCTTGCTGCTATAGCCGGATTGGTGAAATCGGGCAAAGATGGAACACTCTGCATTCTTACCTTTTTCTCAACCTCAATGAAGTACTTGCGAATCATCCTACCTTTCTCATTGTTCTCAATCATACACAACTCCTTCGCCATGTCTAAAGATAGGGCGTACTCCTTGCTTGGTCTGCCACCTTTTGAGTTTTTAAGATTTTCCTTAAAAACCTCATAGTCTTGATTTTCAACGAATCCGTACTTTTCAATACGCTCTTGAATCCAATTCGCAAATAGATACTTGCTACCCAACTTTTGGTGCAGCTCTCTTGCATTGATGGCTTGCTTACCATCACGTTCTTCTACCTTGATGAGTTCAAAGCCTTCAACCTTGATTTTCTCACTTTGATTTACGAATGCTCCCAGCATGGGTGCATCATTCAAATTCTTTTCTAAATAATCTTTCATTTCTTAATTTGTTGATAATTTATATTTGGCTGTGGTGGAAACGAAAAGCCCCATCCGCTAAAGTCACGAGTGCGGACAGGGCTTGTGTCATTCATCCACTATTGTAGAGCGATGGACGGAATGACAATACTCCACGCTTGGAGCAAATGAAAATATTTAATTTTAAATTTTAAAAATATAATCTATATCCTCATTAGCCGTGCTCGTGACTTCACAACCTTGTTATTTTCGGCTGCAAAGTTAATGCTTTTCTTGTTTACTTGCAAACGCTTTAGTGTTTTATTTAAAACGTTAACGTTTGTTTTGCTTTGGAGGACTTCTGTCCTCACCAGCACGACCAATTCTTATGGCACATTTCTGCACATTACTTTTTCTTTCCATTGCTCACGGAATTTAATTGTTAAACATCAAAGATAATGTGCAGTTGTTTCGGTGTGCCTCATCATATATGTTACGCTACCAATGATAGCATTTCTTTTGATTGCATCTGAATCCATTGACAAGCATCCTTGCGGAAAAAGATGTCAGAATCGAGCTGCTTGCCATCCACAATGATGTAATTACCCTTATACTCAAATTTGTGGTTTCGGGTCAATGGGACTAGCAGATAGACCGCCATGTCCTTTTTATCCAACACCAGTGTAAGGTCAGTACCCAATATATGTGAAATAGTGTTGTCTTTGTCGTCACACAATACACCAATCTTCTCATCGTAGCTCACGTAGAGAGCATCCATTAAATTCTTATCCATATCTCTTAAATATTTAATGTTCAAAGTCCGGTGCAGTTTAGCGTGTGCCTCACGAAATCTATTACAAATCACACTCGTATGAGTATTGCTTTTTCAGCTTGTTCAATGCGTTCTCGGTAACGTAGTAGATGTTATCGAAATATTCGCTTTTCTTGATGCTTCGGCTTTCTTTCAGCTCTACCTTGTGATTGAATGTCACTTCGTAGCGGTTTGCGATGCTTGTAATCAAGAAATCAACCTCACGCTTATGTCTGTCCAGATCGGTCTCTTTATACTCACCACGCTTGATAAATGCGTCCTTGTTCGTCTCTTCGATGGTAGCAACCATGTTGCCTTGCATCACTATAATCTTTGCGCTCATATCTAGTTTCTTTTTAATCGTTAATAATCTTGTTAAGCAACTCTAATCAAGTTATAGTTCTTGAATTGTCTCCACTCTCCCTTGACCTCATCCCAGTACTTGGTGCAGTCCTTGCAAGCGTAACCCTTGCCGTTAGGAGTGTAGTCAATGTGACTCTCCATCAAAGTGCCGAAAGCCTGACGAATCTCACCATTCATTTTCTGAAAGTAGAACTCAACGACCTGCTTCTTCATGCGAGCCTTCAGCTTGATTACCTGCCAAGCTTGCTTCAAGCATTCTGCCCAACTCATATAAGCACCTTTAAGCTGAAAGGCTCTGTGTGCCATATTCATCACTTCTCTCATCATATTCTTAAATGTAGTAGCCATAATCTTTCAATTTTAAAGGGTTAAACAAAACGTTACTTGCAAAGTCCAATGCTCTCACGAAGGAAACTCTTTGCCTCGGTGTTGCTCATCTGCAACTTCTTCTCGATGAGGTTAATCATCTTGTTTGTGTCCTCCTGTGTGTTGAGGTTGTTGTTGACGAACTCAAACATAATGAACTTCTGTATCATATTCTTTCTAACCATTGAAGTAGTCATATTGCTATACCGTTTTACGAGTGCCGACTCGGAGGTGCAACCTCTGCTAAATTAATAATGTTATTGTGACCTATGTTTCTTAATCACGATGCAAAGATACTAAGTTTTATCCTAACTACCAAATATTTTATTAAGTTTTATCCTAACTTTAACCTTTGTTTGCTGATTTAATATACAAATTAAGATATGTTTGCATTGTTAGGTTAAAAACTTAGTTTTTCATAATAAGTTTGGCAGTTTGCGAAAATATGTGTATCTTTGCAGCATCAAAAAATAAAGTTAGAACTTAATATATAATAAGGTATGGATATACGAGGCATAATTAAACAAAAAGGCTTTACGCTAACGTATGTAGCGGATAGGCTGACTAACAAAAAAGGTGGTAAGGGAGTATCTTTGCCATCCTTGATACAAACTATTGATGGGAATCCAACTGTCGCCAGTCTTCAGGAGATAGCAAGCATTATAGGTGTAACGCTTGCAGAACTAGTTTCCGAAGCTGATTGTTCAGATTTCATCGCCCTAATAAAACAAGGTGGTGAGTTGTATTCCGCATCGTCCATCGCTGAGGCTAGGGACGTGCTGGACAAGCTGGAAAGTGTTAAGTAACGTGGGGTGTTCCCCACAAAGTTCAATAATTAAATAAATGGGATTATGAAGAAGAAATTGATAATTGCCGTCATTGCAGCAATCGTTGTGATAGGTGGCGGCATTGGGGGGTATGTGTATCATTCCAACCAAGTTAAGGCAGAAAAAATGGCTAATTACAAAAAGGCGTTGTCTGATTATCGCTTCAACAGCAATAGATTAATATATTCTTTGGATTTCGTAGCAACGGATTTTATTATCAATTGGAACTCAGCTATAATGAATAAAAAGGCTATGGATGCAAAGAATGAAATCATTCCTTGCTCCGATTTTGAGGATGCCGTTTCTTCTCGATATGCCTTCTATGATAAGTATGGCGCATATAAGATTTTGGATAGTGTATATGTTTCATTAGGAAAGCATTTGGAAATGATGCGTGCAAATGGCAATGAAGAACAGCAAAAAATCGTAGAAAGCTGTAGTAAGGAATACAGGGAGTTGAATAATGCTATTGTTCTTGTAAAAAAGCCTTATGGCGCATTGGTGCAATATTCTAAACAGAAAGGAGACTTGTTCTTTAAACTTTATGCTTTTGATAGCGAATTGGCTAAAGTTTCCCCATTGGAAGAAGATAAGAGCGATGAGAGAACAAAAGCAATGAATATGGAATTATACGGAACGCATTTGTTTGTTACGGCAGACTTTGACAAAGAGCCGCAAAAGGCTAAAAAGCAAAGTTATACGTTTAGTAGTATTTCAACAAATTGGGTTTATTTGAAATGATAGTTATATAATAAGGTGTAATCTTAAAAATAAGTTTCTAAAACAAAATAAAGTTTAAAAGAACAAAGAAATACATTAAAATGTTTGCTCGTTTCAGAAATTATGCTTACCTTTGCAAACGAAATCAGAAATGGTTTTGTAGCTTCCATATTGCATTCTCTACATTAGCGATATTGGTAGCTACGTTTATACATAAGGCAATAGCTTTATAAGCTAGAAGTCATTAAATGAAGTGCAGTGTACAACAGAAAAGTGGTGTGAAGTGTAGTGGAGTGCGGTGAAGTCTAGTGTAGTAGGGTAAAGTGCAGTATGGTATAGTACAGTATAGTGAGCCATCCTTCGGGGTGGCTCTTTTTGGTTAATTGTGGTTAATATAGCAAAAATGTTACCATAAAATTTGGCTATATAACAAAAAAGTTATATCTTTGCAATGTCTTAAGGACAAAAGAGTTCTTGTAACAATGAAGAAAAGCGAATTGATTAAGAGACTGAGAGAAGCGGGATGCTTCCTGTCTCGACAAGGTTCGGGACATGAAAAATGGACTAATCCTAAAACGGGAAAGTCTCAATTCGTGCCAAGACACGCTAGAGAGGTCGCCACAGGCACCGCTCATAGTATTCTAAGAGAATTGGTTGGGGAGTAATCCCCACCTTTCTCTCTTCATTGCTTAAAGGACTCTTTTTTTTTGTTAAGAAGATAAACGAATATATATATGAAGAAGATTAAAGTTATTGTAGAACAAGCCAAGGATGGGTCTTTTTGGTGTCATACCGAAGATGGAATAGGTAAGGTTGGCTTAAACTCTTGTGGAGAAACTGTTGCCGCTGCGAAGCAAGATTTAATGGATTGTTTGGCGTTGGCAAAAGTGGATGCAAAAGAGAATGGAGAAGTGTTTCCTGACGTTGAATTTGAATACAAGTATGACTTGCAATCTTTCTTTAATTATTTCTCTTTCCTCAATGTGTCAGAGATTGCAAAACGAGCAGGTGTCAATCCTTCATTGATGCGTCAATATAGTAAAGGCATAAAGCAAGCTGGCGAGAAAACTTATGAACGTTTGGCGCATTGTATGAATGAAATAAAAAAAGATTTGGTAGCCGCTACCTTTTAGGCGTGTGGCTTCATTGTTGCAATAGATAAAGAACTCAGAGCCTTCTGCATGTGAATGTGGAAGGCTTTTTTGTGTCTAGACCTTATTTTCTGCACTTAAATCTTTAGTGAAATAGCACACCTTTATTCTTTCGTTATTCCTTTGATTATTAGCTAATTTTGCCAATAAAACATAAAATATGGCAGAATTAAGATTCGATGTCAAAGCGAATTTCGAGGAGGTTACGAAACTTCGTTCCGAGTGTGAAAAGTTGAGGGCTGAGTTATTGAAGACCAATAAGTCTACCGACCCAGCTATTGTTGCGGATTTGACGGAAAAATATGCGGATGCTAGCAATCGCTTAAAGGACTTGACACAAGCTGCTTCAAGAGCCGCTTACGTGATGTCTTCCGAGTTTAATAAGAAGATGCAAGCAGCCGCAAGGGAAGTTTATAGCTATGAACTTCAAATGCAAGCTACCAAAGACCGAATAGAGAAAATCCAACAGCAAATCACGAACAAGAGATTAACTCTTGGAGTTACAACGGATAAGTCATCCATAGATTCTTTACAGAAGAATATTGACTATTTAAAAGGCTCTTTGGCAGGTCAAACAGCTCAGTTGAAGAACTTAGAAGGGGGTGCTGTCGGTGCTCGTCAGACCTTGGAGAATATGCGGAATGAGTATGTTTTGTATGCAGGTTCAGCAAATCCGGCAAAAGAGGCAACAAATATGTTGACCGATAGCATGAGCCAAATGATAGAACGTATGAAGTCAGCTCCGACTGCTGGAGAAGGAATGACTAGTTTGTTCCAAAGAGTTACTGGCGATGCTCACATGCTTTCGGCAACATTACTTGGTGGCTTAGGATTTGAACAACTGGCAGGTAGTATCTTTAATACTCGTTCCCAATTCCAACAACTTGAAATATCTTTCAATACCATGCTTGGTAGTGCGGATAAGTCTAAGCAATTGATGGACGAACTTATCCAAACGGCAGCTCATACACCTTTCGATATGTCCAGCATTACGGGTGGCGCAAAACAACTTTTGGCATACGGAACGGAAGCGAAAAATGTTAACAAAACCCTTGTCCAGCTTGGTGACATTGCTTCGGGCTTGAACATTCCGCTTGGAGACCTTGTTTATCTTTATGGAACGACCGTTTCGCAAGGAAGAATGTTCACAATGGATTTGCGTCAGTTCATGGGTAGAGGTGTCCCATTAGCAGAAGAATTGGGTAAAATCTTACACCAAAACACAACGGAGGTTCAAGAGTCTGTTTCCAAGGGTAAAGTGACATCAGACATCTTCAAGGAAGCTATCGCCAACATGACGCAAGCAGGTGGACGCTTCGGAGGCTTGATGGAGCAACAATCAAAGACATTGGAGGGTCAGTGGAGTAACATTGGCGATTCCATCCAGCAAGCGTTCAACGAAATCGGCAAAAAATCCGAGGGCGTGTTCTCTAGTGGATTGTCAATTATTTCTGCTATGGTAGAGAATTGGCAAGAGGTAATAAAAGTTATTGGTGTAGCTACAATAGCTGTTGGTTCTTATCGTGCATCGTTAATGGCGGCTGCTTCTATTCGCAAAGCTGAGGAAGCGCAACAAGCCGATGATATGATGAAGGGAATTGATGCAGAAATCAAGCGTTTGCAAGACCTAGAGAACTCAAACTACAAGTCGCTGGGTAAGGACAAAAAGCAAGAGCGAGTAAGCAAACAACAAGACTTGGCAAGTATTGTTGGAGATACTGCTGTGTCCGATGACTTTGTAAAGGCAAGGTTAGATGCAGCCGAGCAAGAGGGCGTTATTTCGGCACAAATGCGTTCCCAACTAGAGACGAAACGTGAACTTTTACAGGCTCAGCAACAAGCAACAGCACAAAGCCAGATAGAACTTGATGAAGAAAAAAGAAAGACCGAGGAACTTCGTCAACAAAAAATAGAGTCTCTTAAAGATGATTTGAAGACTACTACGGAGAAAATATCAAATCTTGATGATAGGGATGTAGATTTGGCTAGACAATATACATCAGCTTTGAATGATTTACAAGATGCCCAAGATGCCTTTGCTGAGGCTCAAAAATTGGTTGAGGAAACTGCTGGTGGCGCAAACTTGGCTTTTGATGCAGAGGGTAATGCCGTGAATGCGCTAGAAGCAAAAGAACGTTTGGAAACGGCAACAAAACAAGTGAATGCTGCTCAAACAAAGATTTCGACCATTGAAAGCGAACGTAAGACGATTGCTCAAACAAAGGAGAATTTAAGTAAGCAACAGGCTACGATACAAAATAATATTAACACTGTTTCTCAAGCTTCCAATACCACTGCAAAGAAAGCTGGGATATTGGCGACAACAACAGCCACTATCAAAAATGCGCTTTATGCAGCAGGTACAAAATATACGACTACGGTAGTTAATCTTTTTTCTAGTGCGGTAAGAAGTAGTGGAAATGCCTTAAAGAGTTTATGGGCGGCAATGGCTGCCAATCCAATAGGTGCATTGATAACACTGGGAACAACTTTGTATTCCGTATTTTCTATGTTTGGAGACGAGACTGAAGAAATTTCGGCAGATACAACACATTTTGGGGAAACAACAAGTTTGACCAGTAAAAAGGTTGAGACATTGATGAATGTGTTGAGAAATACGAATGAAAGTACTGATGCGCATAAAAAAGCAAAAGATGAACTTATTGAGGTATATGAACAATATGGAATAAAATGCGACAATGAAAAGGATAATTTGGAAACGTTGAAAAATAAGCATGACGCTTTTATTGCTTCTTTACAATTAGAAAATGCTGAACGAGAAAAAGCTAACGCTTTGATGTCTATATCTTCTCAATATGAGGAAGCAAGGAAAAACCTAGATAAGGATTTTTCTGATTCACTAGGTGGTAGTTGGCTTGATTTCGGACAACATATTGATAAAGAAGACATATCAGCTGTACAGATGATGTTTAATTCCCTTGTTTCTGATGATGTGTTGACTAAGATAGACTCTTTAAGGCAGAAAATGGATTCCGCAAAGAAAGGAACATTGGAATATGCTAATGCCGCACAAGAATACGATGCTGCTCTTCGCAACCTGTTAGTTCCTTTTGAGGAATGGGGTAAGAAGATGGGGTACAATAGTTTCGTGATGGCAAGTTTGCGAAGTTCGATATTAAAGCATATAGATAGTATAAACTCTTTGAATGAAAGTTACAAAAAGGCAGAGGACGCAATATATAAAGGAAGCACAGCGACTGTTGATTGGAATAACTCCCAAGCAAAGGCTCGTTGGATAGTTAACAAGAACAAGCAATCAATCCAAGAATTGGTAGAGCAAACTGATAATCTTATCAATTTATGGAATAAAGAATACGGGTTGAATTTAAAAATTCATTATGATGATTCGGAAATTCCAAATTGGATGAAATCTATGACAACGAAGGAGTTGCGAAATTTAATTTCAAGGAGAGAGGCGGATATTTTACAACAGGAAAATCACGAAAAGAAAACTGGGCATAAGTTGGTAACACGTTCAGGAGGTAAGTTTAGGTCAAGAACGGAAAACCAAACGGATGTCGCAATGGCGAAATCTATAATTCAATCACGTACACCAAAGAGTAGTACAACAACAAAATCAAATACAACCCATACTACTCCAAAGAAAACAGGTACAACGGATGACCCACAAGCAAGAGCGTATGAACGCAAGAAGGCTGAGGAGGACTATTCCAAGTCTATTTCATCCTATTCGGAGAAAGCTATCCAAGACATGACCAAGAACCGCATCAATGCGATGAATGAGGGTTATAGCAAGGAATTGGCTCAGATAACGGAGAATGCCGACAAGGAGAGAAAGGCGGTAGAAGATGGTATAGACAAATTGGTTGAGGCTAGGAAAAAACGTGACCAAGCTGTTTGGGTTAATTCTGGCAAGGGTCGTAAGGCTAATATGTGGAAACAGAGCAAAACCGATGAAGAGTATAAGAATGAGGTTCTGAATGAAACCATGAAGGATAGCAAGGGTAATCCGGTTAAGGTAAATGGCATGGAGATGACCATAGGCATGAGCGTTGCTAATCAGATGAATGCAATTCGGGATAAGGCGGTAAAGCAGAATGAGGATGTGCTTGCTAAAGAAGCGCAAAGCATGTACGATTATCTGAAGACTTATGGTACATTCCAGGAGCAGAAGTTAGCTATTGCTGCCGATTATGCTAAGAGGATTAGCGAGGTTGAAAACTCTACGGATTCGGACTCAAGCAAGCAATGGAAGATAAAGTCTTTGAAAGAAGAGCAGAAGAAAGAGACGGATTCGGTAGAGGCTAGTGCTATTATGCAGAAAATAGACTGGTATCAAGTCTTCGGAAATGTTGGTGGCATTATGAAGGATGCGCTTGTTCCTTTATTAGCAGATCTGGATAAGTTCGTAGGTACGGATAAGTTCCAAAATTTGGGTGCAGACCAGCAGAAGAGTATCGTTGATGCTATGCAGAATATCCGTAATTCGATTGGTAATACAAGTGATTTGGGTTGGAAAGACCTTGCAAGGGACGTTGTAGCTTATCAAGAGGCTCTGAAGAATGCGAAAATTGCACAAGAGGAATACACGAAAACGGGAACTTTGCTTATACCTCGTATTAAGGTTTTGCAAGAACAGATTGAGAATGCAAAGAAGTCGGGCAATGTTGCAGAGCAAACAAGGCTACAAGAAGAATTGAATAAAGTACAAGGTCAGTTAGCAGAGTCCGGCAAGAAGATTGTTACGGCTAACACAAAAGTCCGTACTAGTGGTCAGAAGTTGGCTCAAACGACACAGAATGTGACACAACCGATTTCTGCTATCCATGAGTTCCTTTCTACTTCTGGACTATCCGATTTGGCATCTCTTTGGGATAGTTTTGACCAACTTAAAGGTGGAATTGACGGATTGAAAGCTTTAAAGGAGGCTAAAAATGCGGCTGACGGACTGAAGGATATGGGTAAGGAAGCCGCAGATGCAGCCGCAGCCGCTGGCAAGAAAGCTGGCGATGCGCTAAGTGAAGGATTGTCAAAAGCCGGACTTATAGGCCAAATTGTTGCTGCCATTTTGAAGATACTTGATGTTTTGAAGGATGGTATCGGAACATTGATTAGTAGCTTGATTGATACAGTTCTGAATGCGGTCAATGGTATATTGAAGAACATTCTAAGTGGTGAGTTTATCACACAGATAGGAGGGTCTTTGGTAAGCGGTATCGGTAATATTCTCAATACAATCTCGTTTGGTGGCTTCAATAGTTTGTTTGGAGTAGGTGGAAACGCAAAAGAAGTAAACCGGACTATAGACAAATTGACGGCTAGGAATGAAATCTTGACGGATGCAATAGACAGATTACGTGACTCTATAGACAAGACTAGTGGTATCAAAGCCGTAGAAGACTCAGAAAAAGCTGAAAAACTTCAAAAGGAAAAAGAGCAAAACCTAAAGGACATCATGGTGGCACAAATGGGTTATCATGGCTCTCATGGAAGTTTTAACCGTTATTTCCGAGGATTTTCGCAAGAGCAAATCAATAAGGTGTCTGAAGCGATAGGTAGACAATGGAATGGAAACCTAAGCGACATACGGTCTGCTGATGAAGCTAATGCGTTGTTGCAAAATCCTGATATTGTTAACAAGATTCAGAACACTGGTAAGGGAAATTATGGAGGAAGAGTCCTCGAAAAGTTGAAAGATTATGCGGCTGAGGCAGGAACATTAGAGGATATTGCTGATGACCTAGCAGAAAGCTTGACGCAAATATCTTTTGATAGTTTGAAGAGCGAGTTCATAGATACTTTGATGGATATGAATTCCTCTGCTCAGGACTTCTCTGATAATTTCTCCAAGATGCTTATGCAAGCCGTTCTGAAAGCTAAGGTAGATGATTTGTTGGGTAATGATATGCAAGCATTCTATGATGAGTGGACGGAGCGAGCTAAGGCAAATGGTGGTAAATTGTCTCAGACGGATATTAATGAATTGAAGGGAAGGTACGATGAAATGGTTCAAGAAGGACTGAAGATTAGAGATGAAGTAGCCGAAATCACGGGTTACAAGCAGTCTTATGAGCAGTCTGCGTCTTCCGGTTCTTTTGAATCAATGAGCCAAGATACAGGCGATGAGTTGAATGGTCGTTTTACAGCGGTACAGATTGCCACAGAAGGAACGTATGAGGAAACAAAGCTCATAAATACCAAGTTGGATGCTATTGCGGCTCGTGAAGGTGGCGCAGAGGGTAGCTTACTAACAGCTAGCGTGAATACTATTATGGGTAATGTTGGTAACATTTGGTTAGCTGTTGATGAGGGTAGGACTATCCTTGCACAAAGCTTGATGTACTTGCAGTCGATTGATGAGCGACAAGAGCGTTGGCATAAGCCTATGTTGCAAGCATTCAATGATATACACGAATTGAAAGATAAGATGAGTAGATTGTAAACTTAATTTGTGCCATGTTAAAGTAAGAGGGGAATGCGTGATGCACTCTCCTCTTTTTTTTATGGAGAAAGTTTTTGTTTTTCACAATATAGATAAGTGTTGTTAAACTGAGTGCTAATTTTTGGTAGAGTGGAATATAATAGTTATCTTTGTAGTCGATTTCAAAACTTATAAGGACATGAAGATATTAGAACCAAAATATGAAATCCTATCCCAAGGAGAGGGTATGGATGGAGTTTACAAGCAGATAGAGCTGTGTGGTCGCACATGTTATGCGTCAAGTATGAAGATAGACAAAGACAGCGCAAAGCCTTTCGTTGAGCGTATGGTAAGCAGCAATCATCTTGCCATGTGTGAGCATGGAACGATTTACCTCCATGTAGCCTATGAAGAAGGATTTTTTGTACCGGAGTCTTTATTGGTCAAGCACTATCGTGAGAACAAATATTCAAAGGTGATGCAGATTGGCAGTGACTACTATATCACAACCAACTACAGAGTGATAGTTGAAAATAACTGGTTTGAGGATTTGGACTATATTTGCGAGCCTACGGAATGGCATGAGAAGCGAATAACAGTCCGCTTTACTACTCAGATTGCGGTAAGTAGAGAGGCTAACAGACATCGTGTAGATTCCGTAGCGGAACAAAGCACTAGATATTGCAACTATAGTAAAGATAAGTTCGGAGGCGAGATTGCTATCAACAAACCAAAGTGGGTTAGCGATGATGATGCGGTTAATCCATTGTCTTTTGATGGTGGAACATTTGTTGACCTATCAAAGAACATCGGTAGTTATGAACATTGGAGTCCGGTAGAAAAATGGTGGTTTGCTAATAGAGTATGCGAAATGATGTATTTGTCTTTGGTCAAGGATGATGGTCTTAAGCCACAGGATGCGAGAACAATACTTCCTCTTGATACCAACACGGAGTTGATTCATACCGCATTTGTGAGCGATTGGAAGCATTTCTTCGAGCTGAGAAGCCTTGGTACGACCGGAAAGCCTCATCCAGATATTGAGGTCTTGGCAACACCATTGATGAATGAGTTCAAGGAACGAGGTTTGATTTAAACGTTTATGAAGAAGAAAGCCAAGCAAATAGCCAAGGTGATGAGCAATGATTCTTTGGAGGTTGTTGCTCATATGATTGCTGATGAGGCAAAAGGTGTGCGCTACGAGGTGTATGCCGATGGTTCTAGTAAGAAAGAAAAGTGTGGTTGTGGCTGGCTTGTGCTTCATAAGGGAGTTATTATCAAAAGTGGGAAATATACTTTTATCACAGCTAAAGTGAACGATTCGGTGAGAGCCGAAATAAGGGCGGTTATTCATGCATTGGGTGATTGCCCTATTTCATGTTCTGTTGATGTATATGTGGATTGCCAAGTAGCTATAGAGAGAATACAGGCATGCAAGTTAGGAGATTTGCAACCTATATATAATAAGGTAGCGAAAGACAAGACGATAAGATACCATTGGGTAAAGGCTCATAGAGGTAATATGTATAACGAAATGGTGGATTCTTTGGCTTTTTCTGCTACAGAAAGTTAATTTTGTATCTAAGCGTATAATAAGCGTTAAAAGATAAAAGAAATACATTAAATAATTTGCACATTTCAAATATTCTTTGTATCTTTGCATTGTAATTAAGAAACAAGGTTACTAATTTTAAAAAGGTGAGACACACCTTAAAAACTGTGATTCGTTATGAATACTAGATTGAGTAAGAAAGAAACAATGGTTTATGGCAATATCGAAGTGATGGCTGATGTAATTGGGGGTAACAAGTACTTTACATTTGCTGAGTTGTATGATTTCGATTTGGATAATACCAAGGATGAGTTGAAAGAAATCTTAAACTCTTTGACAGAGAAAGGCTACTTGAAGAGTTTTCACGATTTCTACGAAACTTATCGAGTTTTAAAGTAAGAACGATAAAGGGGATATAAATCCCCTTACAATATAAATTTAGAGCGTGAGACACACGTAAAACTGTATTGAAACAATGAAAAAGGTATTCACAATTGAGAATGCATTAGCATTTTTGTTTGCTCTTGAAATAGTATCATTAATATTTTTTCTAGGATAGGGCTTATGCAGATTAAGTTTGGTAAGATAAAGTTTACTGCGGCTAAGTCCGAAAAAGGATGCCGCTTTGATGCTTGCTACAAAGGGGAGCATGTGGCTTTTGAGAGTGAAGACATGTCTTTGTATGATGATGTTTTTTCTGATAATAACAGAAGAGCAAAGGCTGCAAAGAGGGTGGTTTACGAGAACATTAAACACAAGTATTATGAGACCCATAGAGATTAGCGATTTCAACGCTGCCGATGAATTTGTAGTTGAGGCAATGATGCAAGATGGCAAATTCAAGGTTATCGGCAAGGTTATTATTGATAATAATCTTCTGAATGATGATGATTTGGAAACCATCTGGGATTATGCCAACTGGGAGACGAATGGCTATGAAAAGATGGTTGTCTCTAATGGAGTGTACAAAGGCTTGAAAGCGTTTAGTGATGGTCGAATGTTCTATGTAATTACGGATGATGAGGTCGGAGTGGTAAACGACAATATCATGGTACGTAAGCATTATGATGTCAACAATGGCTATTATATAAAGTCATCAAGGTTACACAAGGAGCAATCCAAGGATTTGTGGTGCTTTGGCAGCTGCGAGACCATAACTAACGAATATAAGTCAAACATTTTACATGAAGTACTTTGTGGCAAAGATGAACCATATAAAGCCTACCTTCCTTGAAGGCGGTGAAGTCTGGCATGATATTGATAAGTTCCCGATGCTAGACCATACTATTTTAGTTGAGTTGCAGGTAAAAGGCTCTGACGGATTGATTTACCGGACGCAAGATGTATGTGTTGAACGTGCAGATAGATTTGAGCCTACGATGTCTTTTGTCCCTAAGCGTTGGGCGTATGCAATAGATTTAGCTCAATGCAAGAAAGTGGAAGGATAAAATAAAATACAAATTAAAAATAAGCATATGGAAGAATCGAGAGGTGTTTACACATTACCAGTCTTGTATAATGAGCAAAGTGGTACAAACGAAGGTGTATGTGTAAGAAAAGAACTTGGAGTAGTTGTTGCAATCGACAATGAAGATGAGTTTAAAGGTGTTTTTTCAAAGGATGGTGAGGTTGATGTATTCAAGCAGTTACTATCACAAGAAGTGTATCGTTACTATACAGAGCACAACGCATTCCCTACTGGGCCTTTGGTTTCTTACAAGATGGATGGCGACATCATCTTTGATTACGTTGAAGTAACTATTGGAAAAATGTATGGCGGTTATGTTTATGTTGTTCATTACAACTTTGCAAGCACCGCATCATGATAAACAAGATTGATTATGACAGTAGTAAGAGATAGAATTAAAATTGCAGCTCAGATTGAAGTCTTGGAGGACATTGCTATTGACTATAGGGGAAAGACAATAGACAATATCATTCAACAGCTAGAAGCAAGGTTGAGTGCGTTGAAGTAAGTTCAAATTTTTGAAGTTGAAAGACTATGAGTGGTGGACGTTTTGATTATGCTCAGTATAGGATTGCTGACATATACACAAAGATAGAAGATTATGTTGATGGTCATCCATTGGATGAGGAAGATGAAAGATGCTTTCTCGAAGACCGATGGCTAGAGGAGGAAGAAGACAAGTATGTTAGAAAGCATCATCATACGATGCCTAACAGATATGGCTTATCTAAAGAGACTATCAAGGAATTCAAGAAGGGTATTGAGCTTCTGAAGAAGGCTCAGGTTTATGCCCAAAGAATAGACTGGCTTCTTTCCGGTGATGATGGAGAAGATAATTTCCATCTACGTTTGAAAGAGGATTTGGCAAATCTTAAAAGTAAGAAAGGATAGATTATGAGTTGGAATTATCGTTTAGATACACCTATGATGCAATTAGCTGAAGAGGTGAATAAGAAATATGATACCGATGCTGGTAAGATGCTTCTTTGCACTTATCTCTTTATGGTATCAAGTGAAGAGGTCAAGGACAAGCAAGCTTTCTTTGATTGGGTAGAAGAATTGAGTAAGTCTAGCAAGTGTGATGCGGTAAGGGAGTACGTGGAAATCAAGGACAAAGCCGATTGGCTGCATGGTGGATTCTGTAAGCCGATTTACCGCCACTACAAGGGTAATTTCTATGAGTATCTTGGAGAGGTTACTGATAGCGAGACTTCTGAGGTAAAGGTTGCGTATCAAGCAGTGTGCGGACAGCATGAAGTTTGGGTGCGACCAAAGGAAATGTTCTTTGGTAATGTTGAGGTAGATGGTAAGCTAGTTCCTCGATTTGAGAAGGTAGATTTAAAAGACTTAGAGAAACAAGCCGAGATCAATGGACAGAAGAAAGATTAAGAGTTTGCTAGGTCTAGCAATCTTGCGAGTGAATGAAGTCGTACCGGATTTCGAAGACTTGAATAAGGTTCTTCCTTTGCTTAGACAGGCAATTGATGAATTAGATAAGTCTGATTCGGGTTCAGTTTAAAAAGGGTGGAAAATGGCAAATAAGCAGACGATAAAACCAAAGGTAGTTCCTTTTGAGATAGCCAAGCTTCTGAAGGAGGTTGGCTACGATGAGAAGATAGCCGAATTTTGGGCTTATGCTAGTCCTTGGACAGCAAAGGGTGGTATTCGTAAGGGTGGAAAATATAATGAGCATTACGGCAGTTATATCGCTTATTCAAATTCCGAGTGGGAGAAATCCAATATTGAGTTTTCTGCTGCCTTAAAGTTGAATAGTAAGCATCCGGCAATATCCGCTCCAAGCTATGATATGGTGTTAGATTGGCTTTTAGAGCATTTCGGTTACTGCATTTGTGTTGCAAACATTTCGAAAGGTAAGTTCTGTTGGCAAACTACATCATGGTGTGTAGAGGAAGGCTTGTGTCATACGGATGGTAAGGAATATTCCAGTAGATACAAGGCAATGGATGCCGCTTTCAAGAGTATCTTAAAGGCTCGCATTGAGAATAAAGATAACGAGGTAATCAAAAGACTTTTGGAGGAAATACAAGATGGAAAGAATTTATGATACTTTTGTACACGCAATAATGATGAAGTTAGAAGCTCGTTTATGTACTGAACTCGAATGTGTTTATAAGAATATAACAAACAAGATTGTTGAGAAGAAAGGTAAACTTACCAACGAAGACGTAATTGAGTTTCAGAAAAAACTACAAGAAGTGTACGACAGGAATGCTGCTATTCGTGAAGAGGTTACTGACATTAAAGATTCCAAGAAATGTATCTTAACTAAAGAAGCATGTGAAGAGTTAATAAAGCGACTTTGCGTGATTAATATAAAAGAAGATGAACAAGCAAAGAATGATAGAGTGGATAGCCACTTGTGATACAGGTGTCTCTTCAATGACTATGTGGAGTGCATTGATGGGGGTAAAACGAAAGAAAGATTTGGATATTCCTAAAGACAATCGTGACTTCCGTAGATGCTATGATATGGTAGAATACGGACACGTAACCTTGGATGAGCTACAAGTTGTAAAGAAGCAATATCCTTGGTTTGCTCCTGTTGTTGACAATTGGAAGGAATTGTCTCTTTTGTTTGAGGAAGAGTTGGACAAACGTTTGTATATACGAATCCGTCAGCTTTGCAAAGAGTCAGATGCTATCCGGTATGAGGTAAAGGGAGGACTTTATTATGAAAGGGGTTTTTGGTATAATGTTTAATTATTTAAAAGATAGAAAGAATGAATAAAGACAAATTAAAGGTCAGCTTTGAGATTGACCGCTACAAGGTAATTGGTATGCTTTCACGTAATTGTGAGAATGCTGAAGAGTACAACGAGATTATGGATATTCTTGAAGGCAAGAATGAGTTTGTGCGTGATGCGAATGGTAACGAGGAACTTGCAAGCCGCATTTGCAATTATGCTTTAGACTCTATCTTGGTTGAGAATCCAGATTTGGCTCTCCGTAAGCGTTTGGATAAGGAACAGAAAGGCGATGATGCTCCTGATGGAATTTCAAATGTTATCGAAATCAAAGGTGATGACGCAAAGAAACTTGTAGAAACCCTTTGTAGCATTCTCCACAAGGGTAAGTGATGTAAAATTCATCAAAAGAATATAAATAAACACTAAAACACTTGCAAGTATAAGAAAAAATGCTTATCTTTGCATCGTGTTTGAAACAGATGGCCTTCTGAGAGGTCGCTTCTACCATAAGTCAAGACTTAGGAGTTTACGGCATGGTTTACACATTACCCAGCCCAGCTAGACTATAACAAGCAACTCTTATTAGGGTGAGAGACCCTAGTTGCTGCATTAGACAAGTGGTTAAGTCGCCAGCTTTTCACGCTGGTATTCAAAGGTTCGAATCCTTTATGCAGTACATACAAAATTGCCCTATGGTGTAATGGCAACACTACAGGTTTTGGTTCTGTCATTAGTGGTTCGAATCCGCTTGGGGCAACAAGGTGGAATTGGTATATGTTCCACAAAAGGTGCGATATTCAAGCGGTTAAAGAAGATAGACTGTAAATCTATTCCCATTGTGGGTTCGGTGAGTTCGAATCTCCCTTGCACCATGAGAACTTTTGTCATAATATGAGGAATGTAGCTCAGTAGTAGAGCACTTGGCTTGGTAACTAAGGGGGCGTTGGTGCGAATCCAATCATTCCTTTACGCTTTCGTAGCTCTGTGGCAGAGCATAGGATTTTTAATCCTAGGGTCGAAGGTTCGAATCCTTCCGTTGGCACAATGATACACAAGAAGAGAGCCGTGATGTTTGTTTTGTTGGAATCTCGGACATCTGTCAATGGGCAAACGTAGGATGCAGATGAGACGAATAAAGTTGTGAATAAGTCTATGAACTAGGGGAACAAGCGGAATGGCTCTCTATTGTGCTTCATTTGATGGTTTAACGAAAAATTGAAGAATATGAAAAGTCCGTTAAGAATGGCAGTCGCTTTAGAAAAGAACAACAAGGTATATCCAAAAGATGTACGGAAGTTCTTGATGGGATTGTACGCCACGCTGCATTTGACAGATAACGCAACGGCTAAAGATATGGAAAAGCTGGTATATTATGCTTTTCGGAATGGTTACCTACTAGGTGTTAAGTCTGAAGGAGGTGATGACCAAAAAGCGTATGACAGACTACCGGATTTGGGAGTAGAAGAAGATATTGGTGATGATTTAAAAAGATAGTTGATAAAAATTGGTAATTAGTTAGTAAAGTTTTTTAGGCTTTGGTGTGTGAACATCGAAGCCTTTTACATATATAATAAGGTAAAATAAAAGCTGAAATGTTAACAAGACCCACATAGCAGTTACGAAAGGTTAAAATACGAAAGAAAAACATTAAAAAACTTGCATGTTTCAAAACTTATTCGTATCTTTGCATCGTCAATCAAGATAAGTTGGTTGATTTGCCGAGTGACAAGTTTCACTAAATAAGGTGAGAGCGACACCAAGGGGTAAGACCCGAAACAACTAGCACAATTGATTATGTCTAAGCAGACTGGTTTTTCATTCGCAAGTTCAAAGAAGTCATTAATCGAGACTATTGACGAAATCAAGAAGTCAAAGATGCCTCGCAACGAAAAGATTGTTGCATTGAAGGCTTGCGGTCTTCGTGAGAAAGAAATCTCCGATATGTTGAAGGTTTGTGTGCCAAGCGGTTCAACTTCAACGAGATTCGTTTATACATTCGGTGTTGAGATAGAATGTGTTCATGCCGAGCGCAATGCCTTGATAGAGGCAGGTCGTCAGAATGGTGTTGATATTCATTCTGAGGGCTATAACCACACCGACAACAAGAGTTATTTCAAGATTGTTAGTGATTCTTCAGTTGGTGGTGATATAGACCCTAACGAGGTTGTAAGTCCGGTATTGAATGGCAATACAAATGGTATGGCAACCTTAAAGAAGGCTATCAAGTCTTTGGATGCCGTAGGTGCAAGAGTAAATTCTACTTGTGGTCTTCACGTTCATATTGGTGCAGCAAAGTTGACAGGTGAGCAGTATGTTAACGTCTTCAAGAATTATCAGAAACTTGAAAGATTGATTGATAGTTTTATGGCTCCTTCACGAAGAGGTAATTGCCGTTGGGCAGCCAGCTTGCTTGACAAAGATTTCTCTAATTGCCGTGGCAATTACGATATTAGACGTACTGTATTTCATGGAGACAGATATTACAAGGTCAATGCAGAGAGTTTTGCACGTCACAAGACTATCGAATTTCGTCAGCATCAAGGTTCAACCAATTACAAAAAGATTGAAATGTGGGTTAAGTTCTGCGCAAAACTTGTCGGTTGGTCTCGCAATAATGTCTTTGCTAGTGAGGTTATGAATATCGAAGATATACCTTTCTTGAATAAAGAAGAGAAGGCTTTCTTCCAGAGTCGTAAGGATGCATTTGCAACCAATAACGATTAATTAATGTAGTCCTAGGGTAAAAGCCCTAGGACACAAAGAAATCAAAGTATTATTAAGAAAAAGAAAGGGTAAAGATATGTGTGTTATTATTGTATGTCCGAAAGGTGTTGCTTTGCCATCCGTAGATGAGCTAAAGGCTGCGTATATGAGAAATCCAGATGGTTGCGGTTTTGTGAGCGAGTCTGACCATTACAAGAGTTTGCATTTCTCTACATTTATCCGTAGATTGATGAAGCGAGATATAAATGAGAATGTAATCATACATTTCAGATTTGCTACACATGGTTCTGTCTGTGTCAAGAATTGCCATCCATTCTACAAGGCAGGTTATTGGTTCGCACATAATGGAGTGCTCCCGATTTGTTCCGAGCATGATAAAACAGATAGTCAAATTTGCTTTGAACGTTTCATTTATCCTACTATCAAGAAATATGGTTGGGGTTCTGATGAACATATGAAAGAAATGAACAAATGGACAGCTCATGGTTCTAAGTTTGCAATGTTGCATAATGGTGAGATTGTGAAGTCCGGTAAATTCATAGAGCGTGATGGGCGGTTCTATTCTAATTTGAATCATTTGGGTTATATGAGAAATGTTATAAACTTTTAGAAGATTAATGTTTAGGTTCTTTTTATTCGACAAGCGTCAGATGTCCGTGAGGATATTTGGCGTTTTTTTGTTATATAAGGAGTTTATTTTGTGTAGCTATTAATTATTCGTTTATGTGATGAAATAGCCTTAAATCGCTTAGAAATGCCGTTATTACTCACTTTTGCTTAAAAGTGAGATACTTGCAAATGATTTAGTGCATTTATTATTCTTTTCGTATTATCTTTGCACTAGTTTTAACAAATATATCGAAAGAATGAAAGATAAAATTTTCCAGTTACTAAAACAAGAGTATAAGTCTCTTGGGTTAGGTGATGAAGTTCTTCAGGCACATGCCGAAATGCTTGATAAGATGGGGCTTGTTACTGATGACAACATCGAGACAGTGGTTGCTAGTCAAAAGAGTTTTTTGGAGTCCTTGCAAAAGGACAATGACCGCAGAGTTACCGATGCCAAGAAAAAGTTCGAGGAGGCACAGAAGGCTAAAGAAGATGCTGAACGCAAGGCTGCTGAAGAAGAAGCCAAGAAGAAAGCTGACGAAGAAGCCAAGAAAGCCGCTGAAGAAGCCGAAAAGAAACGCTTGGAGGAATTGGCAAAGAAAAACGAAATGCCGGATTATCTCAAAAAATACTTTGAAGAGCAAGCAGCAGAGAAGAAAGCTTCAGATGAAGCAAGAACCAAGGAACGTGAAGAGTTCAAGAAACTCGTTGAGACCTTGACTCAGAAGAACACAGACCAAGCCAAGACTTACAACGAACAGATGGAGGCGCAAAGCAAGACCATTAAGGAATTGCAAGAAACTATCCAAAAGCAAGCTGAGGAGGCTAAGGCTAAGGAAGAGGCTGCTGCGAAGGCAAAGGCAAAGGCAGACCACGATGCGAAGATTTTATCAAAGGCTAAGGAGTTGGGCATTCCCGAAAGTCGTATCAACGAGGGTTTCACCTTGAGCGATGATGCTACAGATGAAGCTATCGAAACATACCTCTCCAAGGTAGCGAACAACTACAAGGCGTTGCAACAACCACAATTCGGGGGCAGCTATCGTGCTAGCGAGGGCGAGCCAACAAAGGAGGACGTTGACAATGTAGCCGCATCATTAGTTCAGTCACTTTAAAAATTGAAAAACATGAATCAGGAATTGAAGACTACAAAAAAGCAAATTGTCTTTGGTGAGGATTCCGTCATTATCCAGAAATGGGAAGGCGACATCAAGGGCGGTCGTGCTTTGGATTGGACAGGCGTAAAAGATGAAGTTCTTTACGCAGGTCGTGTTATCGTGACAGATGGTAAGGGAACTTACAAGCCATTGCCTATTGAAACAGACAATTATAAGGCTTTGGGTACTGCCAGTGACCCATTGGAGCATTACAAGTATGCGGGTGTTCTCTATCGTTCCATTCTGAACGGTGAGCCAGCGGCAATTATGACTGCTGGACAAGTTAACAAGGTAGCAGCTAAGGCTGCAAATGGTGCAGACTTTCCGGATGCGTTCCTTACAGCTATGCCAAAGATTGCTTTGGTTAGCGATGAGGATGCAAACAAGTTCGATGAGTCTGATGCAACAATGGACAAAGACTAAAAGAAGGAGGATAACAGATGGAAAAATCACTTTATTTTCAGTTGGTCAATAAATACTTCCCACAACTTGTTGCAAGTGTAGTAGAGAAGTTGAACGGCAAGAATCAGACTGCATTGACCTATATGTACCGAGACCACTTGACTAACACATATAGTCAGGACGGACGCTGGGCATCAATTACTGCGGAATACACACGAGTTGCTGCTGATGTTGTATCAATGGATGCAGAACTTCCATTGAAGAGCCGTGATAAGGTTTCAACCGCTGAGGGTCAAATCCCAAAGGTTGGTATGAAGCTTTACATGTCAGAGAAGCAGCTTAAGGATTTGGATAACATGATTGCGCAACGTTTGCCTCAGCCACAGATTTTGCGTAACTTGTTTGCAGACCTTCCTCGTTGTATTCAGGCGGTTTACGAGCGTATTGAAGATATGTTCCTCAGTGAGCTGTCAACAGGTGTAGCTTTGGCGACTCGTTCCGGTGGTACTGGTGTCCGAGTTGATGTAGGTTTTGCCGAGAAGAACAAGTTCGGTCACGGTGCTAAGGCTTGGGACGCAGAGGATGCAACCCCACTTGATGACATCCAATTGGTTTACGACAAGGCGATGGACGACCAAAACACCATCACTACTTGTTATCTTGATGATTACACAATCAAGTTGCTTGGCAAGAACAAGCAGGTTCGTGCTCAGTTTGCCTTCAATCAAGGCATTGCACTTAGTGGGGATAACAGCAACATTCCTATTTTGAGCTTTGAGCAGATTGCGTCTATCTTTAGAAATAAGTGGCAGACCAACTTGGTACGTGTAGCCCGTACAATCAAGACCGAGATTAACGGCAAGAAGGGAACACACAACCCTTGGGCTAAGGGTCACATGACCTTTACATGCTATGATAACCTTGGTGATTTGTTCTGGACTAACGTAGCCGAAGCTACAAGACCAGTTGCAGGTGTTACTTATCAGTCAGCCGATGAGTATATCTTGGCTAGCCGTTATTCTACTAACGACCCACTCCGTGAGTTCACTAGCTCACAAGCAATGGTTGTTCCTATCTTGAATAACGTTGATGCCATCTACTCTTTGGACTCAACACAAGCGGTAGGTTAGGCTTATGAGAGGTGAGGTAATTAGTCCGTTCCGTGATAAGTTCCATTTTAACACCATCTATGAAGTTGGTGCAATCTTGGACTTTGACGAAGAACGCATGAACTCCCTTATCGAACGTAAGCTTTGCAAGATGTTGGAGGTGCAGGATGATAACCATTCTGCACCTCTAAAAGACGATAAGGAAATTAAAGATACTCCTAAAAAGGAAGTCTTGAATGATGGAAAAGAAAATCCTGTAAAGGAAGAAGAAAAGAAGTCAGAAGAGACACCTAAGAAGGAAGTCTTGAAGGAGAAGAAGGAGAGCAAGCCTAAAAAGGAGAAAACCTCAAAAAAGGATGCTGCCGAGTCAACTGAAGAGACTCCTGAAAAGGAGAATGTAGAAGAGGAACTTGACGAAAAGGCTAAGAGCGAGCAAGAGGCTGCAAAGAAAATCGCTGAGGCTATGAGTCAGGCTCAGAAATAATGATGTCACATGAAGATAAGAGAATACATTTCGCAGAAGTTGCGTGCTTGGAACATAACGGATGCCCAATTGGAAGATATTTCGTCAGGTATAGACCTTGACGAAGAATATACGTCTGATAATTCGCAGGTTGTAGGCAAGGCGATGATTTCCGTAATCGAGGAACTTATGCTTGCCCCATATATGAGCAATGTGAACGAAAATGGATTCTCTGTCTCTTGGGACTACTCTAGGATAGGACAATACTATATGTGGCTTTGCCGTAAGTATGGTGTTACTCCGGATAATGAAGTGGTGGCAGCTTTAGGGCTTTCCACTATCACGGATAAGTCTGATATTTGGTAAATGTCTAGGTTATGTTATATTCCCCTCATATATTAAAGAAAAAGTTCGTGAATAAGGTTGTCAACAAGTACAACGAGGTCATTAGCTCTTCTGAGGAATGGAAAGAAATGGGGCGTTGTCGGTGCGATGACAACTCTACCGAGCATTTCACTACCGATAATGGTAGCATATATACACCGAAATATCATATTGTTTGTGACAAGTGCCAGATTTCCGAAGGTGATGAAGTCAAAGTATATTCCGATGATGGAAGTTACCGAGGAGGTGGAAAGGTCTATAATGCCCCTAAGTGCAATTATCTTGGTTATATGAGTATCTATGTCTGATGTTATAATGGATGAGATAGACGCTTTCTTTGTGCAGGGAGAAAGGGAAGTAGATGAATTCCTTGATAGGTTAGGTAAAAAAGCCGTTGAGCTTGATAAGACTAACGGAAACTACCGAAACCGCACAGGTAATCTCAGAAGGTCTAACTATAGTAATGTACATGACCACACCTTGACCCTTGGCAACAAAGCGGAATATGCGTCTGATGTTTCCTCTAGGGGATATGATGTTATAGATTCGGGTATTCAGTATATCAAGAAAGAAATCGAGGATATGCGATGATAACAGAAATAGATGCAGGTCATGTAATCTATGATGACTTGGAGCTTATGGGAATGGAACGAAGACTGAAAGGACATCTGAAAAAGGGTGGACTTGATGGGGAAGAACCTATGGTCGGTGAGAAGATTCCCGATGATGGCATGATAGTCATCATCCCTAAGCGTATGAGTGCAGACAAGACATATTTCAATGATTGTACTATAGAGGTAAATATATTGCTCAAAGATATAGAGGGCGAGGCTAATCCTCAGTTGAACGAGCTATTAAAGAAGGCTATTGAAATCCTGTCCGACAATGAAGTCGGAAAAGCAGAGGATGTATGGTATCGTTATTCTATCCGATCCCACGGCATAGAGCAAGAGAGTAGGTTTAGTTGCCATTACGCAAACATTACTATTGATTTTGAAACATTAAACGTAAGATAAGATGAAACCATTTATTGGAATCAAGAGAATTTGGTATGGTGCTCCTCTTACCGAGGCAAATACACCTGCTAAGTTGGCTACATGGTTGAAAACCGCTACAGAGGTCTTGAACAGCCATGAGGGAACATGGGGATATTCTCAGGATGACCCTAGTGTTACCGAGTACAAGAACGAGCTGAACGGACAGGTTTACTATCGTGACAAGACCGATGAGGGTGCTAAGACTATTACATTCTCTATTGGTGTCTTCTCATGGAAGAACAAGGTTGACCTTCAAGGTGGTAAGATGTACGATTCAACCGGAGCAGCGACTACAACGGAGGCGAACGCAGTGGGTTGGTCTTCTAGTCAAGATTTGGAAAACATCAACAAGTGTATTGTTGCTCAGACCAAGACAGGAAACTACATCGTTTTCTCAAATGCGGCTATCGTAGCCAAGGGAGACCAGCAGGACAAGAATATCACTTTGGGTATTTCTGCCGTTGCCATGGAAAGTGAGACCGATGGTGTGGCTGGCGAGTACCAATGGGAAGGTTCTGCAGTTGTGGAACAGGAATAAGATATAAACGACAAATGATAGAGGGGGATGGTATTACTGCCGTTCCCTTTTTTTATATTAAGAACTATGAGTAAGGCAAGTAAATTAGTTGCGGATGCTATTCTTGGGAAGGATTCCGTAACAACAATGGTGAATGGAAAGACTTATTGTATTTCACCGCCAACTATTATAAAATTGGTAAAGGCGGCTAAATACCTTGACAGTTTTGAGGAAGGCAAATCGCCAGGGGAAATCTTATGGATGATGAAAGATTTAGGTGACGCTTGCAAGGCATTATCTGTGTTTATACAAGGCGATGAATCCATTAGTGATGAATTATCTAAAGGAACGCTAGAAGATGTTGTCAATGGCTTGCAAATGGCTTATTCTCTAATTTCAATAAAGGATTTTCAGAAGCTATCAATTTTGGCGAAGAGTGCGGCAAGGATGATAGCAAAACCACGACCATAGGTAACGATACACTCTTAGGACAGATTGCATCTTTTATGGATAGTCTGCATTTATCTTACCAAGAAGTCGTGAAAGAGATACCTTATAGAAACTTATTGCTGATGGCAAAAGACAAGCAAAGAGTAGCATGTGGTGATGTAATGTATGAGGTAACGGAAGAAGAGTTTGGAATGAACTTCAAAAAAGGATAAGTTTAAAATAATGCAAATAAAGTATTAAAAGCACTAAAACGCTTGCAAGTTAGCGAAATATTATTTATCTTTGCAAGCGCAGAACAAAAAAGGATAAAATGGCGATTTAAGAAATTGATAAGATATTAGAGACACGAAACCCGATGGACTATACCGAAAGGCAGTCCGAGTCACTATTCCTTTGACTTTGCAATCGGTAGTTTCGTGTTTTTGTGTTTAAAATAAGATGCAAGACGTAAGGTTGATATTCGAGATACTGGTTTCTATGTTGCTTTGCGTTTGTCTCATATTGCTTGCTGTAAGTAGATATAGGCAAAAGAAAAAGCGTGAAGAACCGGAGCGAAAGGAAATGGACTTGATAGACTTCTTTTCTTTGGGAGGAGTTGCCTATTATTGGAACAAAGGTGGTAAGCAGCAGAAATGCTACACATACGAAGAATTTCTGAAAATCAAGGCTGACTACGTGGAGCTTTGGTTGAATCAGAATAGATATATTTTTAACTCTCAATTAGATAGCGATGATATATAAAGTATTTGTTTTGTTGCCGACAATAGTTGTATCAGATGGCATTGTTGGTATAGCTTGGCTAGGAAAGGTTTTTAGCTTGCGATATGGAAAGAACAAGAAAAAGAGCAAGAATGTATCCTTAATGATAGGATATAACACAGGAATGTCTCTTAAGTCGAAAATAGACGATAACGCTGCGGATGATTATTTAAGACGCATTGCCGAAGAAAACAGAATCTAAATTCAAGGGTTAGAGTCCCTTTTTTACAACCATATTACTTGTGGTTATTTTTATACATCGGTTTTTATTAACGATTGTTTTTTATGGTAGATAAATGTATAAAAACGAGCACAAGTTCCCTTATAGATGGACTAAAAAAGATGCTAATTTCACAAAAGACAAAGGTAAGGTAATGTCTTGCTTTTGTTGCGGAGGTGGCAGTTCCTTTGGTTATAAATTAGCTGGCTACGATGTTGTAGCCTGTAATGAGATAGACCCAAAGGTTATGAAGATGTACTTGAAGAATCACGATGTCAAGTATGCTTTCAATTGTGATATTCGTGAGTTGATTACCAATATCAATATGGGGGGGCATATTATGAAAGAAGAGCTTCATAATTTGGATATATTGGATGCTAGTTTCCCTTGTTCGGTATTCAGTATTGCAGGTGATCGTGAAAAGGCTTGGGGAAAAGAAAAAGTATTCCGAGAAGGTCAGAAGGCGCAAAGGCTTGACGATTTGGCTTTCTACTCTATCGACCTCGCTAAAGAACTAAAGCCAAAGGTAGTTGTTTTTGAGAATGTACAAGGTTTGTTACAAGGTGAAGCTATCGAGTACGTGAAAGAGATTTACAAGCAGATGGATAATGCCGGATATATCTTGCAGCATTGGTTGCTTAATGCACGTAATATGGGTGTTCCTCAGAATCGACCTAGGGTGTTCTTTCTAGGATTACGCAAAGACCTTTGCAAGCCGTTTATGGTTCAGAAGGATTTGTTCGAGCGAGTGCCTAAGATAGATATGGACTTCAACGAGAAAGAAATTGTCTTGGATGAGTTCTCGGACTATAATGGAAGACAGATTCCTAAAGGAATGATGAAGTATTGGGAGCATAGAAATGAGAAAGATAATTCTATCGGTGATATTGTCAAGCGGATGGATAATCGTCTTTCTATGTTCAATAACATGTTTCTCAAAAAGAACAAGGTATGCAATACCATATCAGCAATGGAGGATAGACTTGTGTATTATGATAATCCAAGTTATCTTTCAGCACATGATACGATTTTAGCATCAACATTTCCGATGGATTATGACTTTAATGGCATGAAGCCTTGGTTTGCTTGCGGGATGTGCGTTCCTCCGGTTATGATGGCGAATGTAGCTACTAGAATCTGGGATTGCTGGCTATCTAAAATAAAAAAGGAGGAATGCGCATGATAACAGCAAGTATGACTTCGGGTGAGATGCGTAGAGTACGAAACTTAGATGAAGCTAGAATCTATGAGTTTCAGATGCGAAAAGCTAATGAGCTTAAACGTGAAATGAGAAAGCAGAACGTAAGGCAAATAACAAAGACCTTTGAGTTCGCTACACCGAATGCCGATTATTTCATCGTTGTCGGTGTAAAACATGGCGATGTATTTGCTTCCGGTGTGTTCATTTATCTGAAGGAAACCAACGAGTATATTCCTATGAGTAGAAACGAGGGGTATAGCGAAGATTGTTTTGCTATGAGCGTTCATTTTCTGAAGAGATTTGCAGAAAGGTTTTTGAAAAAAGACTTACCGATTGCCAAGATATTGCAAAAGATATATACATCGTTTACAGGTGCAGTTCAGCTCTATAGTGATGACAAGACAAAAAGAGTGGTATTTGCTATTCCGGAAGGGCTTATACTCACAGAATACGAGCAAGAAAAGCATATCATCCACTACAAAACCTTTGTAAGCATGGATATGCTAAAGAAGACACAGAAGCGAAGTTACGAGAAGATAAGTGCATTTCTCATGGAGTCTTGTCAGCAAATAGCTAAAGCAAGAGAAACCGGAAATGACGAAAGGCTGTGCGTTGTGTACAGAAGGTTTTACAATGATATTGATTTGCTAGATACAAAGGAGGCACAAGCCATATATTCAAGTTTCTTTGAAAAAGGAGGTAACAATGAAAGATAAATGTATAACAAGGTTTCTTGGTGATATAAAGCCTATAAAGAATTACGAAAGGTATTATGTTAGCAAGCTGGGACATGTTTTTACTATTGGGAGAACGTCTCAATTAAAGGAAATCGTACCTTGCAAGACACCAAAAGGTTATCTGAAGGTATGGCTTTACAAGAATGGAAAGCGCAAGATGTTTTATATCCATCGTTTGGTAGCTCAGGCTTTCTTGGAGAATCCAGAAGCGTTGCCGATGGTGAATCATAAGGATTTCGACAAGACGAATAACGATGTAGACAACTTGGAGTATTGCACCGCAAGATACAATGTGATTTATTCTGCTATAGCAAAGAAAACCTCTTCCGAATACTTGGGTGTGACTTGGAATAAGAGTGTTAGAAAATGGCAAGCGCAGTATCAGATAGGTAAAAAGAAAATATATATAGGTTGCTTTGATACGCAAGAAGAGGCGCATGATGCTTATGTAGCCGCTATAAAAGATATTTGAAATGCTTGAATTTGATAGAATATACAATTCCGACTGCATAGAAGGAATGAAACAAATAGAGAGCGGGAAAGTAGATTTAATTGTTACTGACCCACCATATTGTATCTCCTATAAGACCGGATGGAGAGCAGACGACCATCGTTTCTCTAAGGAAATACTCAATGACGATAATGAGCAATTGATTATTGATTATATGAGCGAATGCTACCGAATTTTGAAGGATGATAGTGCTGCTTATATCTTCTGTAGTGCCAAGACCTTGGACTTTTTTATGCAACAAGCGAGGCACGCAGGGTTTACCATTAAGAATGTGCTCATTTGGCGAAAGAACAACCATACGGCTGGAGATTTAGAGGCGCAATATGGTCAATGTTACGAGCCAATCTTGTATTTGAATAAAGGCAGACGAACCATAAATGGCAAGCGTTTGGAGGACGTATGGGACTTTGATAGAGTTCCATCAGATAAATTGGTACATCAGAACGAGAAGCCAATCCCCTTGCTTATGCAATGCATTTTGAAATCATCGGACGAAGGCGACTTGGTGTTTGATGGTTTTATTGGTTCAGCAAGTACAGCTTTGGCGTGTTTGAGAACGAACAGGAAGTTCATCGGTTTTGAATTGGATGTTGATTATTTCAAGGTGGCGCAAAGAAGAATTAAGGAAGAAATGTTTAATCAAAAAGATATGTTTGGATATGATGGAACTGAATAATATATACCAAGGAGATTGTCGAAAGCTTTTGAAACTGATTGATAGCGATAGCATAGACCTCGTATGTTCCGATGTGGCTTATCCGGTTCAGTCTAGGGGTGGCTCAGGGAGTATGGGAGGATATTGGACGGAGTCTCAAACAAGAAAGGGCAAGATATTCAAGAATAACGATATTGATATTTCGGACTACATCAATGATTTGTACCGGATATTAAAGGACAGGTCGCATTGCTATCTGATGTGTAATGATTATAATTTAATGCACTTTCTTGATGTGGTCGGAAAAAGTGAGTTCCATTTTACCAAATGCTTAATATGGGATAAGTGCGCAAAAATATGTGGCCGCTATTATATGGCACAGAAAGAGTATATCATCATGCTACGCAAAGGTGGTGATAGACCGATAAATGAATGTGGTACATCTGATATTCTGAGTGTTCCTATTCCAACGAACAAGCGCAAGGATAAGGATGGTTTGATTAATCAGACTGAAAAACCAGTAAAGTTGATGGAGATACTAATCAGAAACTCGACAAATGTTGGTGATGTTGTTATAGACCCATTCATGGGGAGCGGTACAACGGCAAGAGCTTGCGTAAACCTTGAAAGAAAGTATATAGGCTTTGAAATAGACCAGCGTCAAGTAGATTTTGCCAATAACGAATTAAAGAATATGAGTAGGCAGTTAAGTCTGTTTTGAAACTATGGATATGTGCAAGGTGTTTTGTTGCAATCCTGTTGTAAGAAATGGGAATAAAGAAACAACGGATGCTCTTATAAGAGCTATGAGAGACGAAGCCTTAAAACGAGGGTTGGTACGTGATGAATTGATAGATTTTTGCAACCAATTCATAAGAGAGGGCGAAATCAAAGCTTGTATAGAGTATTTGCTAGATAATTTCAAACGTTATTTTTGGAGGTATCATTGATATGAGAAGAAGAAAGTTGAACAAGTCTCCAGTGCTAGGCTTCTGCGGATTTGTTATCGGTTACGAATGCAAGGAAAAGGGAATAAAGCTGATGGAGTGCGATAAGGCGCAAGCAGATGCAATCATAGTTCCTCATCACTTTTCACACAAGGTAACGAAGAATAGTTGCTTGAATCTTTTGGTATTGTATAAGGATAAGATAAGGGGTGCAATGCAAATAGGGTATGGAATCCGACCGCACATCAAGACTGAAAAGGGCGAAGTGTTGGATTACCATCAAGTGAGGGAATTTGACAGAATGTGGCTGTCTGATGATATGCCAAAGTTTAGCGAGACGATTTGCCTATCTCTCTTGCATAAGTATATTAGGGCAACACATAAGGAAATCAAGTACCTTATATCTTATGCCGATACGTCCATAGGAAACAAGGGAACTATATATAAAGCTGCAAACTATGAGCATATTGATACCATTAAGGCAGATTTCTATGTGTTACCAAGTGGTGAGCGTGTGCATCCGGTTACTATGTGGCATCGGCACAAGACAAGAGCATGGGAGGTTCTAACGGAACTATACCCAGGAATAAAAAAGGCAGAAGGGTTTCAACTTAAATTTCTGAAGAAGTTATGAAGAAAAGAAATAAATGTATTCCTTGTCATTTGCATCCAGATCCTGAGCATTGGGTTAGAAAGGGTCAATCTTGGAAGGCGAAGGTAGCTTATGAAAGCGAGGATGATGCTTGGGAGTTTCTGAATCAGAATCCGAAGTTACGGGCACAAGATATGGCGGTGTATCGGTGTAAGATATGCAACAAATATCATATAGGGCACAAGAACAACAAATAAAAAATATAAACAGCAATGATAGTAATAAAAATCAAAACATGGAAAGACTGGAAGAAGGACTTTCTTGATTGGGTGCAAGAACCTCGACGCAAAACTTGCAAGGATTTTGTAGACTATATGGAGGCTTTGCAAAATCGTGTTCTCTACAAAATAATAGCCGATACTTGCGATAAATACGGCAATATGCGTGAGGGGCAAATCCAAGACATCACAGAAGCAGTCGAAAAATGCGTGGCTGAGTGTGCTAAAGAAGCACGCAAGTTAATCGATGAATGTCAGCCCGTAAAATTCTTCTAAGGCTGTAACTCTCATTACAAACAACACAAACTCTACGCAACAAGCGCAGTCAGCGTTATTTTAAAACATAAATAGTTGAAAATATGAAAAAAGAAGATAGACTTAAAATATATCGCAAATACGATGGTCATTGTGCTTATTGCGGCAAGAGTATAGAGTATAAGGATATGCAGGTTGACCATCTTGTTCCGAAGAATCGAGGGTGTTACTCTCGGTGGAGCGACAAGGAGGGAAAGTTTGTCGTATCCCATGGCGATGATTCCATGGAGAACTATATGCCATCTTGCAGGTCTTGTAATCTTCGTAAGCGTGATATGAGTTTGGAACAATTTCGCTCAGAGATTACTAGACAGGCTAAAGGATTGCTTAATGGTAAGGCTTCTTTCCAAGTAAAGATGTCGCTTGCTTATGGTTTAATCGAAGAGCACTTTGATAGACAAATTGAGTTCTACTTTGAGAAATTTAAATAGTTGAGAATATGAAGAAGTTTAAGAAGTCGATAGAGATTAGCACTGAGAATATTTCAGACGTTCTTCAAGTGCCAATTGTTACAAGTTTATACAAGACTAAGAATTTTAAAAATCCTTGTCTTGAAGGTCGTAGCGTTCCTTATGATACTATAGTATTGATGTATGTTCATATCGAAGGCTTTGATAGCGATTTTTGTATTGGCCAAGGCAACATTCTCGCTCTTGATATTTGCGATACTTGGTATGCCTTTTCAAAAGCAGGGTGGGAGAAACATAAAAACGATGAGGTATGAAGAAGAAAGGATATTACGAATACGACCAGCCCATTTACCCACACTTATTGTGTGTTGGGGTTGGGTTGCAGTTTGAGGATGCAAAGAAAGCATTCTTGAATAATGATGGTACGGATATTGAAAAGTACGATTTTTTAAATGGTGATGGATTTACTTATTACGGACTTCACATAAGAGAAACAAGAAGAAAGTGCGTTCTTGTTTTATTCAGTAGCAGTAAGGCTATGCGTATGAATGTAATTTGTCATGAGGCTAGTCACGCTTGTGATGCTATCGAGGGTAATATTGAAATGAAACATGGTGGAGAACCATCTGCCTATCTGATAGGTTGGATAGCATCATGTATCAATAAGGCTCGTTTGGGAATTGGAGATTTCGTTGAAATCGTAAATAAGGAAGAAAAATAGCCCAAAGGCAAAATACCCTTTTGGGTTTGCCCCATCACTATATATAATAATGTAGTGGTGGGGATTTTCGTGTTAACGTCAGCAAATTATTTATTCATATTATTATAGAGTGTTAAAAGACGAAAGAAATACATTAAACAACTTGCATGTTTCAAATATTCTTTGTATCTTTGCATCGTAATTAAGAAATAAAGGTTACTAATTAAAAATGGTGAGACACACCTTAAAAACTGTAATAAGAAAATGAAAAAGTTTTTTGAAAACTTATCTGAAAAGTTTAATGATGCGGCTTTTGAGGCGCAACTTGATGATTTTACTTGCGAGTTTGATGCTATTAACAAACCTGCTGAAATCGTGGTGTCCGTTAAGAGTAGAAAGGTTATCCATTCATATGGAAATATTTCTTCTTATCCATATTACAATGTAGATAAGATTAATATCTATAATGAAGACGGAGAAGACGTTTCTTCAAAATATCCTTTGTTCTGCCAAAGAGTTAAGGATTGCGTGCCTTCTTATAAAGATGTAGAGAATGACTTGATGGAGGCAAATATGAGCGATACCGAGCTTTATTTCGGCTCAGAGGCTAATTATTTGCATTACAAGTATGGTAACTAAATGGCTTGGATATGGAGTACGAAAATAAGTTTGTAGGTCTTTCATCTGTAACGAGTCACGACCTTGAAATATTAAGGTATGAACTAGAGTATGGATGGAAATTGGCTCTTATGCCAAATGATGTGTGGTACAACTAATTACTTTTAAAATTTCAAATTATGGCAGAATATAAAGTTGAAGTAGATTTGTCGGACTTGTTCGATGATATGACCATCAACGAGCAGAAGAACTTTTTAGTAGAAAAGTTCAGTTCCTTACCTATAAACAAGATGGTTGAAGTAGCTGGAGAAATACTGGATAACCTTAATGGCGACCAAGTAGCTAAAGTTATAGAAGACGCTTTCGATAACTTGCATGAGCAAGGTCAAGAGCAAGTAATCAACTATGTGAACGAATAAGGCTATGATGTCCGATAAACAATATAGAGTTGCTCGCAAGGGTGTTGTCGAGCAACTTAAATTAGCTCAGAGACTTCATTGCAAGCACATGGAGCAGAAGTATAAAGAGGCTTTGGAGAAGTTAGAGAAACGCTTCTTAAAGCCGGATGCTGTGGGCTGCTTCGATTTGGGCGCAAGGGTATCAAATAGTTATTATCATCTTTAAATGGTTAAGATTATGGAAAAGAAAGAATATTCTGTTGTTGAATTTATTCAATATCTCAAAGACAAGCCATATATTAAGCTTTATAAAGCTGCTCGTTTAGCTGAGATTAATATAAGAAGAGAAATGAGAATATTGCGATATTCCCCGTTTTATTTAGATAGAGAATAAATGTATAACATATAAAAAATAATGATGGAAATAAAGGTTATGGGAACAAAAGTAGAAGTAAGAACTATTCCTTTGCATGGATTGTTCGTCCATCGTAAACAAGTTTGGCGGTCACTCGGTAAGCTGAGAGCAGAAAGCCATGTTACATCAGCACAGAAAGTGTTTATTAATGAGCATAATACCGAGGTATATACCGAGAATGCCGATTTTATAGATGGATTGAAAGTCACTCCTTATTATGGGGAGTTGCCAAAAACATCAAAAGATACTTTTAATAGTATGAGCCATTACCAACATTGTTTAATGCAAAAGTCGATTTAATTATGGATGCAAAGATTAATATAGCAAAAATTTTGAAGGATAAGCCAGAAGGTACGAAACTCTGGACTGATATGTTTGGAAGTGTTACGTTATATGTCGTTACTGATGCATGTGATGCTTTTCAAGTTAAGCATCATAATAAAGAACCATGGTTCGATAAAGACGGTAAATTGTACAAGGAAGGAGTTTTGTGCATCTATCCTAGCAAATCAATGCGTGATTGGGAAAAATTCTCTTGGAAGAAAGGCGATGTATTAGTAAGTAATGATGGTAAAGAAAGAGTAATCTTTGAAAAATTTCAAGACAATAGATACTTACGTTTCTTTGGTAAGTTCTTTTCACAGAGAAAAGAGGACGGTGATATAGATTATAAATTCGCTCTTGATGCACCTACAAACAATTATACCCTTGAAGACAAGGATGTTGCTCAGATCTACATCAATACTATCGAGGAACGTCTTGGCGGAAAGCTCAATCGTCAGACCCTTGAAGTAGAGAAGGCTCTACCAGAGTTCAAGGATGGGGATATAGTTTTTGCTGATTTTGGTAACACACAAGATATATTTATAGTATCAGGTAAAACAAATTTATCAGAAGGTTATTACTCGTTCATTGTTTTAAATTTAAACTCTACTAAAGCTTTGAGTCTAGGATATAAAACAAGTTTCTTTAAAGAGAATCTTAATACTATTCGCCTTGCAACAGAAGAAGAGAAAAAACAGCTCTTTGATGCTCTCGAAAAGGAAGGCAAAGCTTGGGATGCTGAGAAGAAGCAGATTGTTGACTTGAAGCCAAATATTGAACTAAAGCCATTTGATAAAGTGCTGGTAAGAGACTTTAGTAGAGATAAATGGAGTATAAGTTTCTTTAGTTTTAAAAAGGAAGACTGCTACGTATGCATAAATCATTGTAGTTGGAATCAATGCATTCCTTACATCGGCAATGAATCATTGTTAGGTACAACTAAAGACGTGGAGGGCTAGATATGATTAGAGACGATGCAAAGATAATTGTAACACCAACTGGTGTATCACTTAAAGAGGTGTTGACTAAAGAAGTAGTTAAGGCACTCAATAAAGAAGCTTCCAACTATATGAATTATGAAATCCCAGAAGTAAAGCTTGGTGGTAATCCTCCTAGTGGCAAGGAAAGCCGCAGAACTAGAAGGATGTTGGAACTCAGAGAAAGAAAGGGTAGATTATGAATGATGAAAGCATAGATGTTAACATTAGTTTTATCAATACTGATTATTTCTCAGTATCTGTAAGGGATGGGGCTATTTCAGTTATTGGTAGAATAACCAAGTTAGAGATGGAAAAATTTATAAAGGCTCAATATTTCGAGATTAAAGAGGTATTGGATAAAAATAGTAAGAAAGGAATATAATTATGATAGACGATAAGAAAATAGAAGCTGCCAAGGAAGAAATCTATGAAGATAGATTTCTGTTAAATGGCGAAGAGATAGTCTTCAACAATGATGAAAAGGAAGAAATGTTCTATGAGGGGGACATCAAAGAAGCTATTGGACTAGGTGCTAAGTGGGCTATCAATGAGTTCTTGAAGGACTTGTGGCATCCTGCTAGCGAAAAGCCAAACATTAAGCAAGGAGAATGTTGCGTTACATGTTTGATTAAATTCAAAAATGGAAGTACGGAATTATGTGTATATTTCCGTAATCCAGAAGGATGGGTATGTGATGATATGAGTCCTAAAGATTTTAAAAGAAATTTTAAGGGATGGCTCTATATTGACGATTTATTGCCAAAGGAAGGAGGTAATCATGATTAAGGAAGTAAAAATGTACTCTGTCGTTTGTGACAGATGCGGAAAGCCCTTTATTGATGAATTTAATGGCATTGTGGCTTGGTTGGACGAAGGAACTGCAAAAGAGCAAGCAATGGAAAGCGAATGGCAAGAGATAGGCGATAAGCACTACTGCCCAGACTGCTATGAGTTTGACGATGAGTTAGATGAGTACGTTCCTAAAAAGAAAGGAGATAAACAATGATATATCGTGATATTGATGGTTACTATCTTTACCAAATGTCGCCAAAGTTTCCTGATAATTTTGTAGTCAATACAACAACTTCTCCAAAGGAATATGGTCAGAAACTTTTAAATAGAAAGCGAGGTAGAAAATGAAAGAGCTTAAAGATTTGGTTGTTGGTGATGATGTACTAATTACAAGTAGGTATTACAGACGTATCGCCAAGGTTGATAAAGTGACAAAGACTCAAATTATTGCTAATAACGCTAGATTTAGAAGAGATTCGGGCTGGCAATGTGGTAGCGATAGCTGGGATAGGAAAAGTATATCTGTTCCTACAGAAAAGGAAATATCAGATGTTAAAGAAGAGAATCTTCGTAAGACTCTCATCTACTCTATCAGTTCTTTTGATTTCAAACGCTTATCAACAGATGAGTTAAAACAAGTGTACAATATTGTAAAAGGCAAAGAAAAAAATGAAAAAGAATAAACACTCATTAAAGATAAGTCGTAGCTTCTTTGGCGAAACTACCCTTGATGGTTATCCTATAGCTACATATTCTAATGATGAATTGAAGATTCTAAAGAATCTGCTAACAAAGGTTTTGGGTGAAGTAAATGAATATATAAAAGACTAGGCGTATGAAACAGAAGTTGAAAATGATATGGCGAATACTCCGTGACAGACAGGTTGTAGTAATAACCGAAGACCACGGAAGAATGTACTATAATTGGGACACAAGGAGTCTTGAAGATGTTTGTCAAATGTGTCACAAAGTACATGATATGGCTCTTATGATGGATAATAAAAAGTAAAGCGTATGGAATTAAAGATTAAAACGCATCATGCATTACCTTGCCGTACAGAGGTATTCACTATCAATGGAAAAAGTGCTGAACAAAATGATTTTGGTGATACATATGACCATCATTATGAAGACGCAGAGCCTTATGCTTGTGCCGATATGCACTTTGACCCAAAGCCTTCAACAGAGGAAGTACTAAACCGCTATAATATAACGGAAGAAGAATATTATAACATCTGCAACGAATTGGAATGCAAACTATGCGTAGGTAGTTGCGGATGGTGTGTTTAACTAATTATTAAAAAAGTAAAGCGTATGGATAAGTTATATATTCCAGGAGATTTGGCTTTTCACTATATACCAAAAACCACAATAAAAAAGTATGTAAAAGTATATGTTTGCTCTATAAACAATGCCTTATCATTAGAAGATATGGATGGAAAGCTATATGATTATATTGGGGAATTATATCCGATTCCTCTCACTCCTGAGATTCTAGAGAAGAATGGATGGAAACTTAGTCATGGATTCTACTGGTCTCCAAATGAAGAAGGTGCAGAAGTAGGCTTATCAAGCCAAACTGGTTATGTTTGGAATGCTTATATGAAAAGCTATCCATTACGTAGTGGTATCAATAGTGTTTCTGATTTACAGCACCTCCTCTTCGGTCTAGGTTTAGATAGTAATATGATTGTTTAACGCCTTCGGGCATAAATTTTAAAGATATGACAAAAGAAGAATTGAAAGAAAAAGTTGAGCAGCAAAAAATTGCCATTAATGATGCAAATAACAAGATTCGCTTCGAAGTGAAGAAATATATCAAAAGTCTTCCTTTTAAGGTTGGTGACAAAGTAAGCTGCACTAGATTTGGTATATGCTGGATTGCAAGCATCATTCCAGAACGAGATAGAGGTGGCTATACTGGCGAGGTAGTGGTAAGAATCAACCCTGCCAAGAAAGATGGTACTCGCTCCAGTAGAGAGTTTGGATTATTTAGCTTTGAAGTCGATAGCATCAAGAAGATTGATTAACCATCCTGAAAAGGATATAAATAGATAGAAATATGGTAGCATTATTAACAATTTTAGGAACTATCTTTTTGATAGTTAGTGCAATATTTTGGTCAGCAACACCGAAGTTGAGAACAGTTAATATTGTAATTGCATCAGTTGCAGCAATACTTATGACATTATGCTATGTAGGCTCTGTGCTTGCACAATATATGATAGAATTTGCGAAATAATTAACTAACCACCCTCTCCCTTTTACAGGAGAGGGTAAAAAGAAAAGAATATGGATTTAGTAATTACAATATTAGGTTGGATTGCATTAGGTGTTATATCTGCTTATCTGTTAGCAATAATAGGTAAAATAATCTTTGATGCTGCAACCGCTGATTATAAGTTATACAAGCATGTAAGATTGTGTCGCAAGAGATTGCTAAGACAGCGATATGAAGATTATGCTTGGCTATTATTCCAGTTAGAGAAAGATACGGAAGTTTTCAATCTTACTCATAATACAAGAGATTGGACTTTTGAAGATTGGAGAGAATTTTATCTTAAAAAAGCAAAGAATAATAAGCAATGAGTAAAGAAAAAGCTATTGAGAAAATACAATATGCTGTAATGCAAGTAGCTTCTGTATATGCCTGTTCTGCTATCTTTGATGAAAAGACAAAGATAATAGAAGGCAGACAGAAAGAACTTGAAAAAGCGATTATCAATTTGCATGATGCACTTAAAGAGTTGGAGGATGTGTAAGAAATAATATTTAATCAAAGTGATTATGGATAAGAAGAAAGTTAAAGAGCTGATAGAGGAAGCAAAACATTTAGCAATTTTACGCAAATATGAAAATAGACAGACATATTTGAATAATTGCATTTGTTGTTTGAAAGAAGCTTTGGAAGAACTCTCCAAGTCAGACTGGGTATCTGTTGAGGATGGGTTGTCTCCTTACGATGAAAGCGTTTTGGTAACAAATAAAGAAACTCCTAAAATTGTATTGAAGACAAGTAGAACTAAATGCAAAGGTTGGAATACAGATAAAAATGGATTCCTTTGTGCTGTTGCGTTCAATATCACTCATTGGAAACCTATTGAAAAGTTGGAGGAATAAGTATGCATAATAAAGTTAAAGAAGCATTAGGTAGTGCAAGCTACCTTACATATCACTGGAGACAGTACTCCTTTGAGCAGCTTGAAAAAGAAATGGTTAGAGTGTGTGGGCTATGCCACAAAGCATTGGGCATTCCACAAGATGATAGCGTTACAGACTTCGAGCGAGGTCAGTGGTCAGTTATTCAAAACATAATTGGCTACGCCAAAGATTATAGTCTAGCTGCACAACTTTGCCGTGAAGCTGGTATCGGTTATAAGAAGATAAAGGCTCTTCAGAAGGATTGTGGTTATTCCTACAAGGAAGAAGTTAATGACTTCCTAAAAGACAGTCGTAATGATGGAACTGATTATTTGAAATTGGAGGATTAGCCTATGATTATAGAAGATATAATCAACGAAAAGTGTGTAACCTTTGAAACTGAGGAGTCTATGGATAATATCCAATCTGCTGAGTACTTCAAGGAAAATATCCTACCAAATGAAGTAGAGATTACACAAGATGATGGTAACTATTTTGAGGTTTCTGTTAATTGTAAATCATATAGTTGTGACGTATATGGCAATGGTGATTTTTATCACTCTATTGCCGAGTTTAAATTATTGGAGGATTGATTATGACAAAATTTAAAGTAGTTAGATATTGGGATACATATCCCGATAGAGTCATTGCAACTTGCGATACAGAGGAAGAGGCAGAAAAGATATGTAATGAATATCGTAGAAACCGCAAGTCTATGTATGACTATTTAGTCAGAAAGGATGGCGAATAATGACTAGAGAAGAGTTAAGAAATAATTATGGAAATGAAATCTGTGAGTTATGCCACCGAGAGTATTATACTAGCAGAGCACTCCCAGAATCACTTTGCGAAGGTCAGTTTTGCGAAGAGGCAGAAGATTATTTCGCAGAAGATCATAATATAAAATTGGAAGATTAAGTATGGAGAAAATTTATAAAGGCGAAATTCAGAGATTGTTTCCAATTTTAGAGGCAATTAAAGAAGGCAAGACCATTCAGTGGAACGATATGGGCGTATGGTGTGATATTGATGGTGACGATGAGGGCTTTGTTCTTGATACATTGATAGGAAAACCTGATGGCTATCGTATTAAGCCAGAACCAACCTACCGCCCATTCAAGAACGCAGAAGAGTGCTGGCAAGAATTGTTGAAACATCAGCCGTTTGGTGTTGTTAAAGATAAGTACTTTGCTAATTATCAAACACATCGTGCATTCACATGCTTAGTTACTAATGGTTGTCACTTCCGTGGATATGAAGATGAGACATTTGAAAGTAGCTTTAAGAATTTGTTATTTGCCGATGGCACTCCATTTGGTATTAAAGTGGAGGAATAGCATATGATATTGTATCAGATTTGGTGTAAACGTACTTATGTTAGTGGCGGTTTCTGTGAAGGCGAAGATGAGCCAACACAACTAATATTTACTACATTAGATAAGGCACGTTCAAAAATACCAAAAGACCATTATAGTAAAGAAAATGGTTCACGTGAATACTACATTAAAAAGATTGAAATTGAATAAAAATGGAGGAATAGTTATGGTAATTTCAAGAAAGAAACAATTAAATTATGTTTTGAACCTTGATTATCCAATTATTGGTAATAAAGTTCAAATAGATTTGGATGATACAGATAGTATCACCTTTTCTCGCTTTGTATCAAAAAAGGCAGTAGTAATGTGTGCAAATAGGTTAGAGTATATTTTGGCTAACAACCCAGATAACTTTGACCTTGATATAGAGTTAAGCAATTTGCATGAAACCTTGCGATTTGCAGAGAAGAATCTTAAAGTCGCAGGTGGAATAGAAGAATGGAATGGGAATACAGCATGGCTATGTGTTAATTCTTTCGGCATGGAACTTATGTTCGCATCTAAACCTAAAAAGATTGATGATAGTTGGCGAGATGATAATGGATGTTGTAAGTGTTTAGAACTACCTAAAGGCAGTATCAAGAAACTCATCGGAAGAGAACTTACTTGGAGCGATGATGCTGTAGAACTTAAAAAAGAATAGTTATGACAAAACCTTACAGAATCAAGCATAAGGCTAGTGGATATTTCTACCAACGTTACAACGGAAGTAACCTTGGCAAGAAAGGCAAGGTGTATATGAATAATCAATCACCATTTACAATGTGTGATAATGAGAACTTTATACGTATTCAGATTCGTCACAACACTTTAGCTTATAAGGCATTGAGAGATACGCTTGCCAAATATGTTATAGGTAAAAATGATGAGTGTGAATGGCATAGTACATCTTACAGAGTTCCGAAAAGTGAATTTGAAAAAGAAGAATTATAGCTTATGAAAGTAGAAAATATCAAGTTTAAGGCAAAACGTCTTGACAACGGAGAATGGATAATCGGAAGCTTTGTTGTAATGAAGATTCCTGCACTTAGCAAAACTACTATAGGTATCGTAGAAGCAGGCGGTGCAACGCTTCATGAAATTGACCCTGTTACTGTCTGCCAGTTCACAGGGCTGACAGATTGTGAAGGTAAAGAATTGTTTGAACACGACCTAATACATTTCGTAGGGTATAAGCCTATAGGCGAAGTGATTTGGTCAGAAGAGAACTATGCTTTTATGGTAGTCAGCGGAAATGAACCTTTTTATTGGCTTTCAGAAGTTCTGGAAATTGGTAAGATAGAAAGAGTTGGCAATAAATTCGATAAAAAGAAATAGCGTATGATGCGTATAAAAAGTATATTCTCTATGTTTGCTTATTGGGATAGAGTACATCAATTCCCAGACGGGCATATTAAAGTAGAAAATAATTTAGCTTGGAGAAGAAAACATATGCATGTTCGCAGTAGTAATAAACAAATACCTTTTTAGCGTATGAAAAAAGAAACAAGAAATGTAGTAGTTCTCGATTGGGAGGATAAAATTAAGCTACAACAATTTATCAAGGATTTGGAACAAATCTCTGAGACTTACCAAAGGCCTTGTAAGGAACTTACAGGTATCAATAATACAATTTACTATCTCAAAACGATTGAGGAGAAAATTAATTAAGATATGAGACTTTTAAAGAAAGATAAGCTAACGGCATATTGGGATAAGAAAGAGAACTGCATTGGTGCTTATCATCCTCTAGGGTTTATGACTCAAACAGATGCTCATTATCTTTTCGATAAGGTCTTCACCAAAGAGTTTGTCAAAGAAATGACTGATAGAGGATATGATGTTACAACGATGAAGTTTGAAATCTCTCCCAAGTTGCCGAACTATGAGCGATTCAACGGCTTATCAGAGAAGTATTACGGAAAGAAATAGTAGCGTATGAAGAATAAGATTTTAAACTTAATTAAGTCAGCCGTTTGGTTTGTCTTGTGTTTGTTTGTAGGAGCATTGATTTTTGAGGGCATTCGCTCTTTGGCTAATAGCAATGAACCTGCAAAGAAGATTGGTATGTCAGTATTCACAGAGGAAGGACACGATTATCTGGTTGTGGACACGAAACATGGTGTTTGCGTTGTTCACGCAGAAAGTTGCCCTTGTCGTAAAAAGAAGTAGCGTATGGAAAATAATATGTTTGAAGATATTGTTGCTGAAGGCAATATAGTTGTGATAAATAATAATTGGATTGTGTTATGTAAGCGTTGGGAACCAGAGTGTCACAATCTCTTCTGTTATCTTTATCTTCACAAGGAAGCTAAGAATTTAATGGTAGGCTCTCATTTTACAATGACCGAGGATAAAAAGAAATCTACTCGGTTGGCTACCAACGAGGAACGTCTTATGCTTTTTGAGGAAATGTTCAAGTATGGAATTGCTTTCGATAAGCACGTCCATCATTTGGTTGGAATGTTGGTTGGTGTATGAAGATTAGGTTGGCAAAGAAGATAATGAAGCAAGCTCGTCATCTAAGTACGGCAAGTGATTATTGGTACAGAAGATTAAGAGATTTTGAGTACAAAATATGCTATGGTTTTGTTGGTAAAAAAGACCATAGAATCACCAAGGCGATAAGTTTAACAAGTAAAAAGAAATGAGATATGAATGAGTTTACAAAGGTCTTTGCAAAGACAATAGAAGATGAAGCTATCAAGCAGATAGAAGTTCTATCCAATAGCGATGCTTACTCTGGTTGTGAAATAAGAATAATGCCAGATTGTCACGCAGGTAAAGGCTGTACTATTGGCACGGTGATAGAGCTGGACAAAAGAGTAGTTCCTAACACCGTAGGAGTAGATATAGGTTGCGGAATGAAAGTCGTTAGACTTGGTAAAGTTAATATTGACTTGCAGAAATTTGATGAAGCAGTCAATAAGTTGATTCCGTCTGGTTTTAATGTCAACGAGGGAGAAGTATCAGCCTACATAAACGGATTGGTTGATGGTTGTATGTTTGGCAAATTCCGTGCTTGGGATTGTCTTGACAGCATGGAAATAGTATATCGTTCTGTTGGAAGTCTTGGCGGTGGCAATCACTTTATTGAGTTAGATGCAAACGAAGAAGGAGAGAAGTTTCTTGTGATACATACAGGAAGTAGAAACCTTGGTGTTAGGGTATGCAACTATTACCAAAACCTTGCTTACGAGTATTGCCGTAAGAAAATGGCTGATAAGTCTGAGGTTATTGCCAAGTTGAAAAGCGAAGGAAGAGAAAAGGAAATACAGAGTGTTATCAAGTTGTTAGGTACTAGAACCATTAGCAAGGAACTTTCTTACTTGGAAGGTGATTTGCTCAATGACTACCTCAATGATATGCGCATAGTTCAAAAATATGCTGAACAAAACAGAATGATTATCGCCAACAGACTTGTAAATGCTTTAGGTGTAGATATTGATGCTAATTCAGATAAGTATTCTTTTACAACCATTCACAACTATATAGATACAGACAAGGGTATATTGCGAAAGGGAGCTATCAGTGCAAAAAAGGATGAGGTAGTCATTATCCCAATGAATATGCGTGATGGTTCTCTTATCTGCAAGGGAAAAGGTAACAAAGATTGGCTATGCTCTGCCCCTCATGGCGCAGGTAGATTAATGTCTCGTACACAGGCAAAGAAAGAGTTATCTATGGATTCTTACAAGAATGAAATGAATGGTATTTATTCCACATCAGTTTGTGAAGAAACCATTGACGAAGCACCTATGGCATATAAATCAACAGAAGAGATTGTTGAGCTAATAAAACCTACGGTTAATGTGATAGATGTCATTAAACCAATTTACAACTTTAAAGCAAAATTATAATGAGCAAGGAAACATTTGACTTCTCGGAGGCTCTGAGAAGAATGAAGGAAGGAAAGAAAGTGAGACGTAAGATTTTTGCGGACGGCACATACGCATACATTGATAAGAACTATCTTGGTTCAGAGGCATTAATGTATAATAGCGTAGGAAGAGCTGCACCAGTTTTATGGTTACTTCCAGAGACTATTTTCGCAACAGACTGGGAGGAGGTGTAAGGATGAAGAAGAAAATATTGACCCTCACCATCAGCAAGCAATGGTTCGACATGATTGCTGACGGAAGAAAGAATGAAGAGTATCGGGAGATAAAGCCGTATTGGGCATCCCGACTTGTAAACCAGCAAGCCGAAGGCGGCGAAGTGCTTTTTGATGAGTACGGCGGTTATTGTTGTGTGACAGGTAAACCGGAATACAAGCCATTCACCCACGTTCTCTTCATCAACGGCTACCGAAAGGATAGCCCACGAATTGAGAAGGAGATAGAGAGCATTAGTATCGGCAAGCCTAAAAAAGGTCTATGTCCCGACAAGTGGCTTGATACCGAGTTTTTTATCATTAAATTCAAGTGATATGAATTACATACAATGTGATGAATGTAAATATAGATTAGTCTGTAACGGAGAGCCACTTACTAGTGGAAGTACAGGAAGTTGCGACCATCGTGTTATCAGCAATACTCCTATATTTCCAAAGATTAAAACACCACCAGATGAAAGATACGCTGACATTTGGAATTGGTAAATATTCATAAATTAAGTTTAAGGGATATGAAAATAAAGAATTTACCTAAGAAGATTTATCTCAATATCAGTAGCAACGAAGATGAGGTAGATTACAATGAGCTGAACGGGGTAACGTTCAGTACAGAAAAGATTGGTGTTATCGATTGTGATACAGAAAACGTTCCTTACGTGAATGCTGCATCATTATGGCACGACCTAAAGGAAGAGAAGCCACCATTAAAAAAGTGGGTAATGTTCCGATATAGTGGTAGAGGCGTAAATCCTACGTCTCTTCACCACGGAGCGATGAGTGATGATGGATGGATAGTCACTAGAGGAGATGGCACGCATCGTATTGAAGCTCTGTACGAGTGCTACGATAAGATTGAGTGGCTTGACTTTGATGAACTGAAATAGTAATGGCGTATGACAAACGAGGAATTTTGTAAGGCTCATATAGGTGAGCGAGTTCTTTATAAAGGTAATGATATTGGTGCATACGTTGCAGGGTATGTAGAAGAAAAGTATATTATCCTTGGGTTCTACGATGACAAAGGATGTATTCTTGCTTTTAATACAGGTGTGAATGTAGATGAGGTGTATGAATCATACCGATTCGCAAAGTTGAAGTATTTAAAAATAATAAAGAGTTAAGTGTATGGAAAAAGATAACTATTTTTTTAAGCTTTTATTTATTCTTTTTATATTAGGAATTTTTGTTTATATGGGTATTAATGATAGGTCTCATAAAGGTAAAACTTTTTGGTATGAAGTAATAGATAAACGAGAGTCTGTAGGAAGTCACTTCTCAATTATTAACAAGGGAGTGAGGACAGATTATAATATAATATTCAAACGAATTGATAACGGAAAGCTGTTCCCATGTAAAGATGTGGAGTATGAAGACTATATTCAATATCAGTTAAACTACAAATACTCCATAACAGAGGAAGATATGCAAAAGCTTTCAGGTATTTATAATAGAGATTTCTATAAGTAATAAAATAGAGAATATGGAAAAATATAAATATACAAATAAAGAGGAAAGACCCATTCCAAAATATAAGAATGGTGATATTGCTTGGTATATAGATGGTTGGTTTGAACATCCGCAACGCTGTATTATAAAGGGATGTTGCAACGTTTCTTGGTTCGAGGGGAATGAATTTAATTCTTCGGGTTGGTGGATAGATTACAAATACAAGCCCGACTATTGTGAACGAACTAAACAGCATACAATTAGAGAGGAATCACTTTTTGATACCGAGCAAGAGGCTCTAATTGCATTGTTCGAGGAATTTAAAGATAAAGTAAAACGTAAATTAGAGTTCTTTAATAAAGAGTCAAAAAAGCTTGGTATTAAACAAGAGTTGCGATTGCTTTAAAAAGGGTAGGGGAAGTTATTCTTCCCCTATCTCTTTTAAACCCAAATCTATTAATAGCTTATCCAATATCTCATTCACGTCATTACGGAAACTTCGGTAAGTAACATAATAGAAACTGATGTTTTTGTAATCATGGCTTACATTAGAACATGTACACCCCAAAACCTTAGCGATTTTTTCTCTTAACCCTCTTCTCATCTTAGAACCGCCAAGGGCACTAGGAGAATAAAGATAAAGAATAACAAAGATAAATTGCTTGCGTACCATTGTGGAATTTCGTCCGGCATGATAGCTCATAAACTTATCGTAAATATTGCCTACTTGCGATAAATCTTGCATCAATGGAATGGAAAGACTTATTTCTTCCTTGGATAAGATGGCCTTAGTTTCTCTAATCCATTTTATGCGTTCCATGATTTTCTTTAGATTCGTTTCAATGTCTGGTTCTTTCATTCTTTTCTATTTTTAATCCAACATTTCATAGACGAAGTTAACCTCGTCTGCATCTATTTGTTTCCTAAACTTTTCTATGTTAGAAACTATCAACGAGCAGTGCTCAAACGAACTCTGCACATTGATAACTTTTTCTATTCTTGTTATTCGGTATCTCATTTTATTTCGATAAGTGTTAAAATACAATACCCCAATAAATCTTTATAGCTGTCTAGGACAGGCTCTTCTTTAGCATCCTCGTTCAAAGTCAGCAAAGAGCAAATACGATTAATCTTCTCTTGCAAATGACCGAAGGCATACGGATAACCATCTTTAGCAAAACATTCCGAAAATGCGTTTCCATACCGCTTATTTTTGGTTTTGAACAATTCGATTTGCGATTCGATGATGTCGTTATAATCTGAAACAATATACCAAGAGAGCGTAAGCAAGGCTTCCATCGCCATTACGCTGATATGGATTCGTAAGGTTTCTTTGTCTTCAGAAGATGCTCGTATCTCATACATAAGACGAAGGAAATTGGCTGCGCTTGAAAATAATCCGAGCTTTCCGAAGTCCTCCCTTAGAGATGACACGAAAGCGGCATTATCCTTGCATTCAATCATGTCTGCCAAATGTCTAATCTCAAAGATATACTTGTTAGCATATTCGCAACATTCATTATTATTTTGTTCCACCATGTCCGTATCCTCCTCCACGATTATTTTCCATATTCAACTCTCCAAGTATGCAATCTGGATTTTCTACCTTGCGGAATGCACCCTGGCAAACACGAGTACCTTTCTTGACTACGAAAACATAATATTCGTAATCTGAATCTAGTTTGAATTTGCTATCCTTTGTCGGCATATAACGGTCGGAATTAACTCTATAAAGCGCACCAATATCGTTTCTATAGTCTTCATCGACCAAACCTAGACAAATATCAATGTCCGCTCTAACATTAGTCATGTAACCAACTTGTGTTTCGTTCTTGCCAATAAAGGCCACATCAACTTCCATACCTTTGTCAGTAAAGCCAGAACGTGAACGAATGTCCAAGCCAACGCCTTTAGGAAGTTCAATTCCTAAATATAGGTTGATGTGACCTCTACCCATTTTCACCCAAGGCATATTCAACACTACATCTTGTGGACAGTAAAAATCAACTGCCGCTGCATTACCTTCCTTATAAGGAACACTACCACCTCGCAAGTCAAGTACATAAGCCTTGCCTTGTGCAACTAACTTTTTTATTAACTCCTTATCCATTGTATATAAAGCCTAAATCATTTAAAGTTCTACAATTCTTAACCAGTCCTTTTGCCCATAAATTGCGCAACTCAGGTAACGGGTCTTTTCCGTACCTATTCTTTATGGTTGCTAAGGTCAAGATTTCCGGTTTAATATGTTTATCTCTTTTCTGTTGTCTTAGCTCCTTCAGAATATTCTCTAAGTTCTCCATTGACGAAATTCTCCATTGTTATATTGTCAACACCAAATTTATCAGCCAGATCATCGTTCCCAATAATCAGCCAATTAGATTTGTCTTTGAGAAACTCTATACTCTCGGTGCTTTTTGCAGCATCAACAAAAGTATCATCAATATTATCAGTAGAGCAATATGGAACTACCGCATTAACTGTATACATAGCAATTTCGTATGAAATAACCGATACCATTTTCTTGAATGTTATATCGCTTGAATACATTACTTGGTTCTTGTCATATCCTAAGATGTTGACACGGACTATATTATTATCTGCTTGCAACGCTCTAAAGAAATCGTGCTTTAGCTGAAAATCCGTAATATCTACAGGATGCTCATTACCCGATGGAATACTTATAATATCCAACAGGCTTACAAAAATAACTTTTTTAACCATTGTCTTCTTCTGTTAATAATTTATCTATTGTTTTTTCTAATTCGTCTAATCTTAGAGTATAATCCTCTTCGTAAACACATGTCAATGTAGAAATAAAGAACTTATCATTATCTGTTCTCAATTCAATCTCCATGTATTCCTCGTAATAGCTATCATATTTAATTGCTATCGAAAAGGAGTTCATGTAAGCTGGATTAAACCTCCTCTGCAAAGCTTGTGCTCTCGTAAACGCATCATTGAATTCGTTTGTCATGGTTCAATCTTTTGTGTAAGCATTTCTCTGTTCTTTGCCATTGCATCATGGAAGCCTAAATCGTATCTGTCGGTCTGCTCCAGCTCATAGTTCCGCTTTATAAGTTCACTTGTCTGATACGAACTCTTTGCAAGTTGAATCTTAAAATAGACAAACTCAACAAACATAGCCATAAAGCAAAGAACAAAACCGATAATTACCGCTGCCTTTGTGTACTCCTTGCAGAACCTTACAATACACTTAGCAACCCAGCATGTTGTACTAACTATGCCTACAAGTACAAGGTAAGGAATTCGTAAAAGAACCTTGCATAACATACTCATAGTACTCTTCGTATAAGATGCGAAATCCGTACTCGTAAAAACTAACTTTAACTTCTTCATATTTTAGCCTATTTAATGTTTATCAAAAGTCTTTTGTTAACGAACCACAACAAATCAATACCATTCATCATGCAATATCCGCAAAGCATGCCAATCAAGATTATTATCTTCTTGAACACTCGGTAATGTGTCATTTCAATCTTCAGCATAGACATCATCAAGTCTTCAAAGGAACGGTCTCTCATTGAATCTGGGTCTAGCCTCAACGATTTGACATTCATCTTGTACTTATTGGCCATTGAGAATAATATAATAGCAAACTCTGCTAATTTGTCCTCTAGAGTTCCGGCAACGAGTTTAGAATATATTTCTATCGTACCACGTCCATTAACATTTTCATATTCCCAACGTTTGGCGTTGAAACGACCTTCGTATTTGCGCATTTCTACAATAGCGTCAATTACGTTGAATGTTTCTGCTCTTTGGGTCTGGCTAGCAACATCAAAGTTGCAAGCCTCTATAATCTGTTCTATTTCTGCTATCTCCATTTTATACTATTGAATCTAAGTCAAAATCATTAGAAGGAATGAAAGCCACATGGTCTTTCTCCCTTGTCATCGTTTTCTCTCCTGTTCGCACGCAATTAATTTGCTTGGGATTTTTATGTCGTACCACAAATGTTCCAAAGCTGCGTATCATAACACGGTCTCTGTTGCGCAACGATTGCTTTGTGAGGTCTATGAAATAATTCACAATGGCTTGAACATCATCCTTGCGGAACTTTTTGCCATTTACATCTCTAAGGTTCTTAATGATTGCCTTGACAATTTCTTCTTTCTTCATATTCTCTAAGTTTTTTATTCCCTAAACTTCTAATCAAGTCGTATGGGTCTATACCATATTTCTTAACGAAACATTCTCTTAGCTTGCATATAGCCTTAAAATCTGCATTTGTTGTATTCTTGACTATCATATAAGCTGAGTCTAATCTAACATCAGCTTTAGGAGCTTTTACCCGAAAAATCTTGTTGCCTTTCTCGTCTTCGATAAGTTCTATATTAACTTCCTCGCCCTTAGCTTTTTTTCTTGCCGCCCATTCTTCATAAGTGATGGCATTTTGCTTGATAGCCTCATCTTCTTTAGCCTCTTTCTCTTTCTGTATATTTGCCTCTACTGCTTTTATGGCATCTATACGATGGGAACAGAAAGTATTCAAGCTCTTTGTTATAACTTGCGGATTTGGCTTCTTGTAGAATTTCTCAAACTTTCCGGCAATAAACATCTTGAAGAAAGTAATCAGCTCGTTCAGATTAAGGAAATAATACTCATCCTTTATAGCATTTGCAGTCATTATCTTGATATTGTCAGTAGCCTCATTATTTACAAAGCCACAAATACCATAGACATCAGAAACCCATGCTACAAGCCATGTTATTGCACTTCCTTCTCCATAACACAAGTCAAGATAGGTAAGTGTTGGTGCGTTGCTTTTAAAAGCTTTCCCGATTGGCATCTTACTACCTACTTGGCTTGATGGAGAGAAAGACATTAGAACGTTATCGAATGTTCCGTACTCATTGAATATTCGTTGCTTTTCTCTGTTGATTGAGGCGCTGCACGAGGTCGGCTGATTCTTGGTAATAGCCTTGCTCTGCGTCTTTATTAGTCCCTTGCTTTCTATCATCATAATTTCCTTCCAATACTTTAACAAAATTATTTGGTCTCATAATCCAATCAAAACTCGCCATCCATCCATTACTACCATTAAGGAATGAAGATGCTGCCGCCTTGTCAATCATCAACTTCATCTGCTCACTCCCATATTCTTTAAGCCGTGAATTAATCATTGACTTTCTCTTCGAAGTCAGAGCATGAACAAGAGGCATTCCTCTTCCAACGATAACCTTATTGAAATATTCGCAAACCTTCTTTGCTTTATCATCCACTTGTTGTACACTAGGGACGTTGTTCAATGCTATTCGTTCAGGTTCGTTCTTGTGTGGTTTATATTCTTCACCTTCAGCATATTCTATGTTGTCTTCATGCTTCCAAATAAAGACTTTTCCGCTACCGATAGATAACATTTGTTTCTCAAATAGCCCCTCAATAGCTTTTTTTACCTTTGCCACCGACATGCCTATCTTTTCCGATAATTCTTTGTTGCTTCCATATACATATCCGTCTTTGTCAGCATTAAATGACAAACGGACGAAAGCGACTAATTCATCAGCATCCAAGCTACATGCTTTTTCATCTAATTTTACTACCATATCTTAAAAGAATGTATTTGTTAATTGTTTATTTCCACTCATTATTACCCACTTTCCTTTGCCGTTTTGATCTAGCAATTTCAAGTCTTCAACCTTCCCGAACCTCTCATAAGTACCGCAGAGGTCAACAAACCAAGGCTGTTTCCCTTTTGATAGTCTAAGAAGTCTTCCTACAACTTGATAGTATTGCGCTAATGAGCGTGTTGGCTTTGCATACACGACCGTATCTAACTCCGGATAGTCAAAACCTACGACCAATATTTGACTATTTACCAATACTTTAGTCTGCCCATTGCGGAAACGCTCGATGATTGCTTCACGTTCTTTTGGAGGAGTCTCTCCGCAAACCATTTCGCAGTTAGGTATGGAATATGTCAGCTTCTGAGCTTCCTTAACGAACTTCGTAAAAACCAAGATACCTTTACGCTGTCCACCTCGTTTAGGATTAAGCAATCTTTTAACAACACTAACTAGCCATCCGTACAAATCTACACGTTCATATTCTTGCTTGACACTTTGGTCAGTGTAATCACGGCAAGTTGAATTGAGCTGCAAGTTTCCTTCGTTCCATTGTGGTGGCGGGCATTTGTAATAGTTCGGAAGACAGATATATCCGTTTTTTGCCATATCCTCAACTTGAACATAGTAAATAAGCTCCTTGAAAATCTTGTCTCTACTTCTTGTCAGAAACTTCAGTATGCTACCATAGTTCTGATAGGAATACAAACGGAAAGGTGTTGCGGTTAAGCCTATGACCTTACTCTTTAATTTATCAAGAAACTCCTTATACATGCCGGATTCAGGTTTCACTAAATGAACCTCATCAATTAATATGTATTTAAAGTCTGTAAACAATTCGGGATGTCCTTTCACGCTACCAATTGTAGCAAAAGTAACATCGCTGATTTCTTTTGATTTAAAGCTAGCGGAATAGATGCTGGCATTATCAAATCCATAAGAACAATACTTCTTGTAGTTTTGTTCCAAAATTTCCTTAGTAGGAGAAAACACAAGCACTTTATCTTTGAGCCTAGCAGCTATATCTGCCAAAATCAATGATTTGCCCGATGCAGTAGGGAGCACTTCCAGAGCGTTCCAGTTTTTCTTCTTATCCAAGAAAAACTCAACCGCCTTCTTGCTTGCCTCTTCTTGATATGGTCTTAATTTAAACTTCATTTCACAAATAATATGAAATCACTTTTGTTACTATATAGGAATGCACAAGTCTTATGCATAACAAAAGCCAATAGAAAAATGACCTTACAGTTTTTATGGTGTGTCTCACCAAGACGATTGCAAAGGTACGAAGAATAATTTAATAATGCAAATAAATTAGTGTCTATTATTGAAGCTGTAACATTATTTAAACCTTATTGGTTATCTTTTTCTTCATTCATTTTCAGAATTAGAGCCGCATAGTATTTATAGAGTTCCTGTAATTCAAACACCGACCAATTCTTTGCTTGATGCTTCATTACTTCCAGTAAATCGACTTGTTGTTCTCCGAGCCGCTTTACTTCTTCCATATCTAAAGGAACGTGAGGATGCTTTTGCAAATAAGCCAATCTTCCAAGCTTCATTACTAAATTCTTTCTATAACCGATAAGATGGTCAGAAGAGAATCTGTTGCATCGTTTGCATTCCGCATTCTGATTACGTGTATCAAAGCGCAAACTCATATGAGTTCGTCCGCAATAATGCCCATTGTCGGCTTGGTCGATTGGCAATATTCGTCCACAACTGATACATCTGAAGTACTTATAGTGAAACTCTCTAGAGTCTCTCATGCGGATATAAACCGACATAAGCCTATCTAGCTTGTCAACCCACTTTTGCTTCTCGCTCCTTTGGTGTTTAGGCTTCTTTCCTCCTTTGTTAAATCTATCATAATATCCCATAATCTTTATCCTTTATCAAACCAAAAGTCATAGTTGCTGCTGTGGGGGTCGAACCCACAACCTTTTTCCGATTTGGGCGGACGTTCTACCATTGAACTAAGCAGCACCACCCCATAGGGGGATTTCAAACTAATTAAATAATAAGAAAAATGAAAAGCCTTACTCCTTTGGTTTACCCATATGCAAGAAAACATCCATGATTGATGTTTCCTTAAGGCTTGTAATATTGTAATCAATCATAGTCTTACCCATAATCTCATCTACATTCTTACGAGCCTTCTCAATGGTATCACCCTGCACAAGATAACGAACCTTGGTCTTCCTCTCCTTGCCAGATTTTTCGTCAATAGTAATCATGTTAATACTGCAATCGTAGTATTTATCCTCACTATCTATCTCTGAAAGGAACAACTCCGAGAAACCAGCTTTCTTCATAGTGACAATCTCCATATCACCATTTGTGTATACCGCCATTTCTTCTGTAGTCTTAGCCTCGCATTCTGACCATGACAAGGCATCTACAACATATTGCTCTGTAGTTTTAGCGTTCGTTCCGTCTTCTAGAGTTTTCTCATAACGAACACCTACGATAAAATACTTTCCTGTTAATGATTTCATATTCTTTCTTTTTATGTTAGAGAATGTGGTATCGGTGAGGCTTGAACTCACGACCTAATGTTTAGGAAACATTTGCTCTATCCAACTGAGCTACGACACCAAGCATCCTATAAAAACTCTTTATTTAATTCTGCTTGCCTCTCCACCTGCGTCTGCCATACCATATAAGCATGGTCTTGTGGAGTAGGTATGTATAATCCTCTTTCCATCGAGCAATGATGAAGCCATCGGTCTATACATAAAGACATTTCTTCTTTGTCAAGGTCTGGTATGTGCCTCCAATATTGGAAGGTCTTGCCTTGTTTGTTCTCACGCTCCCTAAGAAAAACATCCTTATTTACACGTTTGAACTCTTGTTCGATATAGTCCTTAGTATATCCTTCTTCAATAGCTACGTAAGTGATTGTTACCCACAGATAAGCATTCTGCTGGATTGTCCTAGATTGTTGTCTTTCTTTAAGGTCAACAACAAAGAACTTCTCATTATAATAATCACCTTGTAGTTTCTTGGCTTTGGTTATCATAGCCCTGGTTCGTTCCTCGAACTTTTCAAGCTCGACCGGATTCAACATATTATATACCATCTGTCTTTAATGAAAGGTGGAGAAAATTAATTCTCCACCATAATAAGTTTAAAATGGCGCATCAGATATATTAGTGCCACTCGGCTGCGCTGGTGGAATTGGTGCTGAACCTGAGGCTGGAGCTTGTGGTGGAAAAGGATTATTAGCAGCAGCTTGCATGCCACCTTGTGGCGCATTGTTCTGTGCTTCAATCCTTTGCATCTTGTAGCCACGAACAGATGTAAACCAGTCTGTTGTGCCATCCTTCTTCGTTCCTTGATATGACTCAACATCAAAGAATACTTCAGCAATATCCCCGACATTAAATCCATCCGGTACATGTACATTCTTACCACTGAATTCAAAGATGATGCGCTTTTCGTAGCCACGTTCACCTGTCAAACCATCGAAACGTGTTGCATCAAGCATCAAACGTCTCTTTTCAAATGGTTCTTTACCTTGTCTCTGAATAGATTGAATGCCTTCGATAGCAACAATCTTACCTTTATAACTATTAGCCATAACTTAAAATATTTAATAAAACAATAAATTATCCAACTCTTTTCAAGGTCAAACTAGGCTTTACCTTAGTTACCTTTTTATACTTTTTCAATAGATGGTTGTAAGCTTCTTCGTCATCCGCATCAAAAGCCTTCGTGTCTAACGTAACCCTCTCAGAAGCAGACTTCAAGGAATAAGTGTAAATTGAAGTTTTATAAGATGTGAGGTTGTCATTTGACATACCATCAAAGATAGCTGCCTTCAACTCCTTTTCCTGTTCTTGCAATTTAGCAATGCGCTCTTGAACGTCCATGAGTGCGATTTCGTTATCTATAATGTAATAAGGTGTTTTTGTATCATCATTATACAAACGACCTTCTTTCTCGCATCGGAACAATTCTTTAACATCACTCGCAGGTCTTGGCTTGCCTAATGGGATGAGTTTACAGATTGTTCCACGCTTCTCGTCATCACGCAACCACATACAACATATACGTGTAACCTTCAGATGAGGATTCAATGTTTCGAAACCGAACTTATACATCGAGTTCTGCCAACGCACATACTCCTTATTAACGGAATAAGTACCCTTAATATCCCAAATCTCAACCTCATCGTCCGGTGCATCATCCTTGTGCATCACCAAGTCGATTGCACTTGCATGGTCTTCTCCGATTCGAAGGACATATTCGCTACCTATAATCTCATATCCATTCTTTTTGATATAAGCGACAAAATCCTTGACACTCTCTGAGGCTGGCTCAATACCCAATGAAGCAAACAACTCTACCTGCTCATGGATAATAGTGCCTTTTTCGGCAGCTTTCTTCAATACCTCTTCGCTTACGTTAGAGTACATATTGGGAAATACATACTGATGAAGCATACCTGTAATGCCACTTAATTCACGACCATCATAAAAGTATTGATGTGTGGAGTCCTCATAAAGAACTCCACTGTTATTCAATTGTATCATACTAATCTTGATTTAAATTGTGTCAACTTAGCTAAGAACTCTGCATTCTTTTGATATTCGGGATAAGCATCATAAACTGCTTTTAAATCCTTCTTGCTCTGTGCGAGTTCCATCTTTCGTAATGCACATTTGCGTTTAAACTCTTCGGACTTCTGAAGGTCTGGGAATCCGTTCCAAACTCTATCTACGTCCTCCCAAATTTGAGCTTGTTGCAATTGTGGATAAGCATATTGTTTTTGCTCATTAAGATTTTCGTCTTTTTCTTCCTCGCTCTTTGGGGCTGGTTCAGAGTAACCATATACTTCTTTCTGCTCATTCATCCATTCAAGAACTTCTTGTTCTGTCATGCCGCAATACCAACGCACAATGTTATTCTCATCTTGAATAATAAGTTTGGCAATACATCTGTTTGTATAACCTACATATCCAACATGGAAAATTGTCTTCAACTTTCCGCTTTGAGAATATTCGGTGTTTCGGTTGAGGTTGATGAATATCTTCTTGGGAGCAGTATACAATTCTCGACCGATACCTAAACAAGAGCATGCACGCTTGAAAGAGTCGCTAGCTTGGCCTTTAACGGCTTCGGTGTTACTTGGCGTACCAACATCTTGCTTATCTATCCAACCGATACCTTCTTTATAAACGGAAACCGTACAAAAGAGGTTCTGACCAATAAGCTCATGCTTACGTTTCCAACCATAGATGCCGAACTTCTCATCTAATCGTCTCATATCACATCTTGCGTCCTTGTAAAGCAACAAGGAACACCAGTCCGGTGACTTCTGATTACCACCTTGACCGACACGGACTTCTATCTCATCCGCATCAAGGAGGCGAAACTCATAATCCTTAATTTCTTCGCTCTGCCCTTCTACAGGCTTCGCTGCCTTATTCTCTGCCATAGTCGTATATTTTAAATAATTATTTTCTTTATCTGACAAGAAACAACAAGTTCATTGATTTCTTTGAGAGAATAATATCTAGGTGAGTTCTTACTATCACCTACATATTCTTTCATTAACCTATTCTTGACCCATTTGTCAATCATCTGCTTTTCGAATCCTTTTGATGCGAGATAGCATTCGGCATCCTTTCTGCGTATCCTGTCGGAACGCAACCCCATTTCAAATTGGGCATCCATCCGTCCCGCTTGAAATGCGACTGATACTAATTGCTTAATCTCGCTTAATGACATATTCTTTCTACAGTTTTTATGGTGTGTCTCACCTTTTTATGTAATATTACAAAAAATATATTAAATTTCTTGCAAGTTACGATATATTTATGTATATTTGCAACATATTTAATGTTTTCGAGTGCAAAGATAAGAAAAGTATTGCAAACATGCAAATAAAATAGTGTTTAAATATACTATATTAACCTTTATTATCTCTAAGCTCTAAATGTTTACATAAATTAAGTTACACATACGCTTACTGCGTATTAAATTTTAGGTTATGAATAGTGCATACGAAAGACTGAAGGCTGTAATCATTGCTTTGGGTTACACTTCAAATGAAAAATTCGAGGATACCGTTGGCTTAGGACATGGCTTCGTCAGCCGTATAACTAATCGTGTATCTTCCAAAAGCTTGCAAGCTATAACGAGAAAATTTCCGCAGGTAAATCCAAGTTATATTAGGACGGGAATGGGGGAAATGTTCATCTCTTCACCTATAAAGGTAAGCGAAAACGAAAACGCAAAGACTAGACTGCGTGAGTATCTTAAATATAAAGGAATTACCAAACGAGAATTTTGCGACAAAGCTGACGTGGCCTCTAACTTTCCAATCATAGGGAAGAATGGTGTATTCACGGCAAGAGTATCTTATAGAGTGAATTCTAAATTCCCAGATCTTAATATGGATTGGCTAGCTAATGGAGCTGGCGAAATGTTGCAGCCGGAGGCTAATATTGAGAAATTCAACAACTACAAAAGCAGAATAGCGCCATTCTGTACAGAGATGGGAATTAGTACTACATTCTTCTTGCGGAAATGTAAGAGCTATACCAGTGCAATTAGCAGATTGCCGGATATGCCTAGCGAGACTTTCTTGAAGAATATCTCTTTGGCTTACCCTCAGCTAAATCTGAATTGGCTTAAGACCGGAGAAGGAAAGATGTTTAACGATGACATCAAATCGAATATCAATTCAAGCGTCAGCTTTGTTCCTCTTGTTCCACAGATGGCTTATGCTGGTTATCTCAGCGGATATGCAGATGATGTATATATATCATCGCTCCCAACAATCCCTATTGTAAAGGAAGATAAAGAAAAGTACGTAGCATTCGAGGTAAGCGGTGATTCTATGGATGATGGCTCGTCTAGAGCATATCAGAATGGAGACATCGTTATATGTAAAGTCTGCCCTGACTACATGGTAAAGAGCAATGGACTTCATATAGACGGAAAGGAATATATCATAGTTCATAAAGAAGGTATTCTGTTGAAGCGTATCATTGACTTGGATATGAATAATGGAAAGCTTATATTGCGTTCCTTTAATCCTACTTATCGTGATTTAGAGTTGGATTTAGCAGATGTGAAGCAGCTCTTAGTTGTGGAATATCAGCAGAAAAGGAAATGA